CTGCTCCCCTGCCTGCTCCCCTGCCTGCTCCCCTGCCTGCTCCCCTGCCTGCTCCCCTGCCTGCTCCCCTGCCTGCTCCCCTGCCTGCTCCCCTGCCTGCTCCCCTGCCTGCTCCCCTGCCTGCTCCGGTGGTCGCACATGATGTAGGCCTTGCAAATAGCTGCGATAAGCATTGGCAAAGGAGTAGCTGACTGCCGCCAGTACCAGCCGCCGGTCGGCCCCAGGTGCACCGACAAATTCCCAGCCAAGCATAACCTGGGTAACGAACTCGGCCTTCAGCCCGACTGCGTCCAAATCCGGCTCTTCGGCGATGATGCGCACCAGCAATTCGCGCAGATTTACCTGCGTCCAGGTTTGCTGGTAAGCGCCAGTCGTGCCTGTGTCAGTATGCGTATCGGTCCAGGTCATGGTGTTGTCCTTTCGTTGGCGGGGGGATGTTCGTTGATGGGAAGATATGCGGTGATGTCGAAGCCGGTCTGCCGCACCATTTGTAGGGTTTCCTGCGCCAAATCGTGACGCGCTTTGGTCATAGACCGGCGCAAATCCTCCAGCGTCCAGTCATTACTGCCCATCGCTTGCGCCACCCGGTATTTGGCCCAGCCAAAGCCGTTGATCGGCCTACTGCCGGTGGTGGTAAAGACGAACCGCGAACCGCGAAAGCGGGGCAGGCCCCGGAGGATATTGACCGCCGTTTGCGGCAGCGGGACGCGCTGCTCGCGCTTGTTATTCGCCCGCCGCGCCGGGAGCGTCCAGACACCGGCTTCGAGATCGAGTTCGTTCCACGTCATCTCGGCGGTCTCGCTGCGCCGCTGGCCCAGCAGCGCCAGCAACTGAAAAAAGGGGCCAAAGGGCCAGCCAAGCACGCCGCTGGCCTGCCAGAACGCCTTTAGCTCGACGTGGCTCAGCAGCCGCGTGCGCAGCTTGGGCTTCGCCAGGATTTTGATCCTAGCGACCGGATTGCCGGGCAGCTTGCCGCGCTCGACAGCCCAGTTATACATCCGACCAAGTAGGCGAATTTGGTTCCACCGCTCGATTTCACCGCGTTGGCCCGGCTTGACCGCATCGCCAAAAGCCTTGATCTCGACGGGGGTGATCGAGGCTGCGGGCTGATCGGCAAAATCGGCTATCGCCAGCATGCGGCACAGTAATTCCCAATTCTGCTGGTAGGTCTTTAACCGGTGATTGGCCCTGGACCACGCCAGATAATCGTCTATCAAACTCTGTAGCGTGTAAGTAGCGGCCTTCTCGGCCTCTGTCTGCTGGCGCTTGGCCTCGATGGGATTGATACCCGCCTTCGCCTTCAGCATCGCTTCCCTGGCCAGATCGCGGGCCTGGGCGATGCGGGGGATGATCGCGGTGCTGCCAAGCGTGACCGGCGTAAATTTCCCGTTCGGCCATGTATTCGCAATCCAGCTTTTCTTGCCGTTGGGGCTGATACGGATGCCGAAGGAAGGCAGGAGCGTATCCCAAATCACGGTGTGCGTCGGGCTGCCATCCTTGGTCAGTTTGGTTGATGGCCCCAGCCGATCAACCATGCCTTGTGTGAGATTGGTGACGGTCATGGCTGGAGCGCGCGGGCCTCCTGTCCGGTCGTGCCGGTATCAGTATGCGTGTCATTCCAGGGCATGGTGGGAAGATATGCGGTGATGTCGAAGCCGGTCTGCTGCAACATGTGCAGTGTGTCGTGCTCCAACTGGTGACGCGCCTTTACCATCGACCGACGCAGATCATCCAGGCACCAATCATTGATCCCCGTCGCCCGCACCAAACGGGTTTTGAGATTACTAAAGCCTCCTATTGGTGAGCCGTTGGTGGTGAAAACGACATCGGAACGCCGATAATGAGGTATCGTCTTGAAGATATCTACCGCCTGCGGCGGTAGGAACACACGACGCGGGCGGTGGTTAGTCGTCCTTGTCGCCGGAATCGTCCACACGGCAGCAGCTAGATCGATTTCCGACCATCTCATCTCGGCAGTCTCGGTCCGTCGTTGACCAAGGAGGACAAGCAACTGAAAATAGGGGCCAAGAGGATAGCCAAGCGTACCGCTGGCAATCCACAAGGCACGAAGCTCAGCATCTGTCAGCACGCGAGCGGTCTTTGTCTTCTTGACCGCAATCTTGATCCCGGTGACAGGATTACTGGGCACCTTGTCGTGTGCAACGCCCCAGGAATAAAGCCGCCTAAGAGCCGCGATTTGGTGCGCGTGTGCACTATACCCACGCTGCCCCGGTAGAACCGCGTAGGCAAAACTAGCGATCTGCGCCGTGGTAATCTGCGCTGCCGGTTGATCGGCGAAATCCGTCAGTGCCAACACACGACAAAGTGCATAAACAGCACCGGTATAGGTACTCATCCTCCAGCGTGTCTCGCTCCCACGGAGATAATCCTCGACCAACTTGCGCAGTGTGTAGTTCTTCCACGTCTCCTCCTCGACAAAGAACTGCCGCCACCGAGGATCACGCCGCTTCGCCAATTCGGCGCGATCTTGTGCCCACTGACGTTTGGCGCTGGTGACGTTCATGCCCATAGAGATCGGCGGATCGCCAACGTTTTTGCCGGGGATCAGTTCGGCGCTAAAGGCGGGCTGATACGTCTTTGTCTGCGGCTTACCGTGCCAGGAGAAGATGTGAACAAACTTCGCCTGCCCTGCGGGAATCCTTGGGCATTTACCAGATATCCGGATAGCAAGACCGGGAACGGTCGCGTCATTAAAGCGAATTGTCTCGCGTGATCGTGGCGGCATATTCTTTATCGCCATCGCAATAGCCTCATCGCTCAGATTGAGCCTTTTCGTTTCGCTCCCTATTTCCGCCTCGATATGTTGCAATTCGGTTTGAAGGATAACCCGCTTCGCTTCGTTTTTACGAAGGGCTTCTTTAACAGCAAGGAGACGCCCATCAATGGTAACTGGGCGGAAGTTCTTGTCGTTTAAGTTAACGCCGCGCTTCACCAGTTCGATCAGATGGCGAGCCTCCTTGCGGGCTTCTGCGACCGGCATGCTACAGACATCGGCAAAGCTATGAGAGATTTGCTTGCCGTAAGGCGTGCCGGGAGTGGGTATTCGACATTGGATCACCCAGCTTTTCCGGTTCTGACTGACCCGCACGCCAAAGCCCTTCTGAATAGCGTCCCATTCGATCATGTTGGCTTTGCCTGCGGGCGGGCGCAGGCCGTCAATAAGCTGATCAGTCAGTTCCCTACCCATCGAAAGGATTATACCCCCCTTTCTTCTCAGTTGCTCAGCCGATGACGGATCGATTGCAGATCGGCGATCATCCCATCGAGCACATCGAGCTTGATGTGCGCCACCGCCACGTCCCGGTCGCGGTCGCCCAGAACGATCACCGTCATGCCGCAATCCGGGCAAAAGCCGATCTTGATCGTGTCCGCATCATAGATGCCGTCGTCCCCGATATCTTCGTGTTCGTGGAATTCGACTTTATCCTGGGTCATTAGTCACCATCCGTTCGATCAGTTCATCCGCGCACGCAAGCCATTCGGTATGCATGTCGGGATAATTGGCTCCGTGACCGACATCATTCCAATCCCGGTTCGTCCGGAATTCGAACATGTCGTATAAGTGTCGGGCGAGGCGCTCGCGGAACTGGTTGTCCGTCAGTGTCGCTAAGCTCATTAGCCCCTCTGCGCCGGATCAAGCGACGATAGGCGGTAGCCGGTTCGAAGAGGCATAGCTCGGCATTCCAGAGCGGCAGCACGATCAGCGGTTGGCACTGAAACACCGCCTGCGTATCGCGCGTGATCACGACAGTCGGATAGCGATTTTGCCGGGCGATCAGGACCGCTGTCTTGCCGTGCCGCGCGGCCTCTTCGCACGCCTTGTTCCAGAATTTCCACAGCAGCCCGGTATGACAGATAAAGCCACGGGCAATGGCCAGTTCACGGTAGTGCTTACATTCGATAAACAACGCCTCGGCAAAATCGTAAGCTACCTGATTGATCGCCGTCAGATCGCCAGCCTGTGCCTTATTGATCAGGATACGGGCCAAGTCACGGCGGAGGGCCAATGTGGCACGCCCACCGCTCAGAGAACTACGCCAGAACAAATCCTCGCGTTCGCCTTTCGACAACCACAGCGACAGCCGCTTACAGATTTCCCGCTCGAATTTCGAGCCCTTCTCGTGTCCCCCGCCGCTGCGCATTGATCAGCCGTATTTGCGGAAGGGCGGTGTCATTGCCTCCGCGATTTCCTGCCAGCGGGCCTTGGTCGCCAGTGTCAGTTCCTCATGCATCGCAACCAGCCGGTCCATGTCGCGGGCGCGGCGGACGCGGCCCAGCGCCGCCGTATAGGCATCGAGGCCGTAGGACAGATCGCCTTGGTATTTGTTGCGCTTCAACCAGTTAACCATCGAGATTTCGTCATCGATGCCATAATTGAACAGGATTGACACTTCACCATCGGAAAAGGCTGGTCCCAGCTTGTTCTTCTTGTTCTTCCAGCGCACGCGAATGCCGACCACGCGCTCGACATCGGACACGGTACGCACGATCTTGCCCGCCTCATACAACCAGACGATCTGCGACGCGTAAAAATCGAGCGCGTGACCGCCCGCCCGCGTCTTCGTCTCGCCGAACGTCACGCCGATATTCTCGCGGATTTGGGAGATCAGCATCAGGCAGCAATTGGCCTTGGCAATCGGCTTGATCATCCGCCGGAAGAATTCCGACAGCATCTTGGCCTTCCGGCCCATCGTCGCCTTACCGAGTTCTTCATTGCCCATCTCCTGGGCATCGGACAGCGCGTCGATACTGTCCACGATGTAGAGCGTCGGGCCGCTCGGATGCAGTTCGATCCATTTTTCGATATCGGCGAAAAGCTCCTCGACGATCACGGAGCCGTGACCGGTGTCGGTATCGTCACCGGTAAACGACACACCGAGCGGGAAGCCCAGCGAATAGGCATAGGCCCGGTCGAAGGCAGCCTCGGTCTCGTTGTAGCGGATGTTCTCGGCACCGTGCAGCATCGCGAAATTGATCGCCGCCTCGATTGCCAAGAGCGTCTTGCCGGAGGATGTGTCACCAACGATGTTGACCATCCTGCCCCGGCCCCAGCCGCCACTGTGACCGAGGTTCAGAAGGATACTGCCGGTCGGGAACGTCGTCCCGGCCACCGGCAGGACGGTAGGAACGGTAGCTTCGGCTTCCGCTGTCACACGACGGTTCAGTTGCGGTCTAGCCATGTTCCCGCCTCTTTTAATTTCAACTGCATCGGTCGGCCTTCGCGTTCGGCAGCGAGCGCCTCGGTAGCCGTGCCAGCGATCAGGCCAAGGGCGAGGGCGAAGCGCGGATCGACATCACTACCGGACGGTAGCGGATACGGGGCCAGCGCCTCTGCGCGAAGCCTCTCGATCAGCGTGCGGGCTTCGTCGTTGGTCATGTGCTCTTGCGGGCAAACCGCTCGCGCAGCGAGGCCGCTTTAGAGGCCGTCTGCGAAGCAGCGGCAGGCACCGGTTCGCGCTCTGCTGGAGCCGGTGGTGCGGGACGGCGCGGTGCGGGCGCATCGGCCTCTTCCGGCGGCGGCTCACCGGACGGCTTGACATCGAAGGGCGGATCGAGCGGTAGCGCTGGTTCTTCGGTCGCGGGCCGCACATTGAGCGGGGGCCGATTGAGAACCGGGCGAGACGGGCGCTCCGAGGGAGCAGGACGCTCTGCACCATTGGTAGCGGCACGGGTAATCGGGCGCGGTTCCTCGGCAGGGGGCTCGGCCGCCCTGCCGCCTTCGAACAATTGCTTGATCTCATCATAGTCGCGCACCAGCAGCGTCTCGGGCAGCGGATGCGCCTGAACATATTCCAGCCAATTCGGATCGACCGATGTGGCACGGCGAGCCAGTTGAACACCGGTATATTTGGTGGCGATCCCCTCGCCGTCCTTATCAAAATATACGTCGAAGCCTTCTTCGTGGTGATCGACGAAATAGAATTTACCGGTCGTGCGGTCGCGGCTAACTTTGGTGATGTCACGGTCGAGCGTCCACGGCATGCCCCAGACGACCGGTCCCTTATCCTCGTCCTTGCGGTCGATAACCCAGACCAACACACGCTTTGACGCGCGCAGTTCCTTCACCAAATCCTCGTCGCCGCGCTTTTCGGCGAGCATCCGGGCTTCGCAGACCGGACAGGGCTGTTCCGCCATCTTCAACGGGCACAGCACGGTAGCCTTGTCGGGACCGACACCAAAATGCGTATAGACATCCATCCCGTAATGCTTCGCGCCATCCCATGTCGGCGGCAGGATGCGCACGGCATTCTCGCCCTTTTTCACCATGTAGAGGCGATATTCGTCGCTGATGTAGCCCTGGAAACCGCCGCCCTGTTGAGAGGCCCGCCGTTCCCAATCCTCATCCGACCGCGCCTGATAACGAAACGCTGCCATTAGCCAGCCCTCCTGCCAAACCGATTGTTCTGCACATCATGGATCGAACGCATCACGCCCAAACCGATCAGGCGGCCTGCGTAGTAGAAAAAGAAGCCGGTAAACAGCATGGCGGCAAGACCGCCGCCCAGATACATGAGGAGGTTCAGTAGCTCATACATTGTGAAGCCCCAACAATGTCTGGGCCGTATATACCCCCGCCCGGTAAATTTCCAATAGTCATTCAGTCAGTCCTTGGCGTCGCTTGTCTGGCAGCATTCAGATCGTCGCGCCGCCGCTGATAAATGGCCGCTGGTGTAATATACCCCGCGACGATCAGATCGCCGGCCTTTTGCAGCAACATTGATTTCGTCCGCAACGATCTCACCAAATCCTCACACAGCTTCGCATATGTCTTAGCATGGTTGTACGCCGTGCGAGCTTCCAGCACATCGGCGAAGAGGGGCAGCGAGCGCTCGATAGCGGCTTCGGTGATCTTCTCGTTTTCCTGGCGCAGTTGCTGGCCGGTCTCGGCCTTGATGATGTCCACAGCCATCAGGCAGGCGCTCTCCTCGTTAGAGGCGAGGGAGGCGAGTTCAGCGGCGTCCTGCACCAGTTGCGGCATCCTCATCAATTCCTCACCGAGGTTCATAAGATCGATGGGCAATTGTGCGCACAGCGCCTGATATTCCAAGGGATAGCCGGAGGGAGATACGGGGATATCGGTCACGGCCAGATAATCCTTTTCATTGCCGCATAGAACTGAGCCTTTGGATCGAAGGATTGCGACGGGAACATCAACGCATCGACCATCTGCCCAAGATGACGGGCCTTGTTGGGACCGGTCTCGCGCAGCAGCGCCCCGATCAACCGCCGCGTCAGCGGGATCAGCAAGCCGTCGTAGCTGTCGGTGGCTTCCTCCAGCCGCAGAAAGACCGGCCGAAGCACTTCCCACGTCGAGCGGCCCTGGATCAGCAGCGCGGCGATCTCGGCAATCGCGTCGTTGTCGGCATCGAGGATCGAGATGATCCGCTTGGCTTCGTTGCGGTCGCGGGCGTCGTAGACACGCTCCAGCAGCGTGATCGCCTTGCGCGGCTGGCCGGTCGCCTCCTCAACGACCAGCGACAGGATGTCGTTGGACGGGGACCAGCCCTCGCTGTCGCAGATGATTTGCAGCAATTCCTCGATGTACTGCCGCTCGACCGGCTTCAGGGCCACCGGAAAGCATCGCGTCTTCCAGGTTTCCGGGATGCGGTGCGCTTCGGTGGTGCAGAGCGCGAAGAACAGATGATCGGGCGGCTCTTCCAGGGCCTTCAGCAGCGCCTGCTTGGCAGGGGCCGACAGCCCGTGGCATTCATCGATGATGAACATCTTGTACGCTACGCCGCTCAGCGGCAGATGCTGACCGTGATCGATGAGTTCCCGGATCATGTCAATCGAGCCCGACGAGCCGCCGTCGATCTCGATCAATTCCGCGCTCAGATGGTTGGAAATGATCCGCGCCACGGTGGTCTTGCCGATCCCGCTGGGACCGGTCAGCAGATAGGAATGCGGCGGGCTGTTGCTCTCCAGCCGCCGCTGAAGCTTGGCCATCGGCTCGTCATGCCCTAAAACTTCACCAAAGGAAGCCGGGCGATATTTAACAATTAAAGGGGCGTCCATCAACTGCGGCACCATTCTGCACTGTCACGCGCATGCGAGCGGACCAACTGCATCGGTCTGCTGTTCCCCGTCCGATGGATTAGCTGACGCCGTGCCGCCGCGTTGATCAGCGCCCCGGTGGCGTTGTGATGGTGCGGCGGGCCGACGACCGTCTCGACGTGAATGCGAAAATCTTCACCGATACCGGTCCAGCCACGCGGCAGGCTGGCGATCTCGGTAAGGGCGCGGTTCATCCAATCGCCTGCATTGTCCGCTATCTGATCGAGCGCAGTGTCCCGCGCCGCGCGGCTTGCCGCCGCATCAAAGGGACTGGAACGGCGCGGCGGCGGGCGTCCGCCAAACGGCGGTGACGGTGGCGGTACGCCATTGCCACGCCCGTTGCCGCGCACGTAATCGCCCTCGACGACGCCGATTGGCTCCATGTCACACCAATTATACCCCCATGACGCTTCGACAATCAGCGGCACGATCTGCCACTGATAGCGCACTTTTGTCATCACGCGGGTAATCTCGTCGAGATATTCCTCGATACGGTCCTCCTGCTCCGGCACGATAAATGTCAGATCGTCATGGACGTTAATGCGCGGCATCAGATACATGTCGTCGTATTCAATCGCCAGCCTCTGCAATTCGTTCTGGCAGTCGAGCACGATCACCGCTTCACCGTTCTGGATCGGTGTAATTACCGGTTCGTTGCCGGTCATGACGCCAAACCGCATCTGACCGTTGAGCGTTCTGACACCGCCGGTATCGCGGTATTCGGCGCGACGCGCGTTGAGCCAGCCCTTGGCGACACGGAACCGCGTCCAGAAATCACCGAGAAGATCGCTGATCACGGCGAACGGGATGCCGGTGCGCTCGGCGCAGTTTTCCGCCGTGGTGCCAAAGAAGGATGCAAAGACAAAATCTGTCTTGATCAGATCGCGGCCCTTCTTGCGGAGCACCGCTTCGGGGGCCGTATCGAGCAATAATTTGGTGCGCAGCCGGTCGAGATATTCCGGATAGATGTCGATCAGCTTGCCCAGCCAGTGACTGTGGATGTCCTCTTTGTCGATAAAGCTCTTGCACAGTACCGGATCGCGGCTGGCCATCCCATAGAGACGGCCCTGAATTTGCCCCTCGTCGCAGGACAGCAGCACATGGCCGGGCGGCGCAATAACCTGTTTGCGGAATTCGCGGTGCCGCCGTTTCGGCCAATTCTGGATATTGGTGTCGTTGGCCGATGTGCGAAACGTCGCGACGTGCATCGTGGTGTAGGATGGATGCAGCAGCCCATCGCTGTGCAGAGCGTCCAGTGTCAGCACCGGTTCGATGTAATTGCTGACATGCTTGACCGCCTCGCGGTAGTCGAGCACCGTCTGGGCCAGCGGATTGCCGTGATCGGCCAATGGCCGGATAAGCTCGTCACCCGTACCATAAGATTTCTTATTGCGTGGTAGGGCGCATCGGCCGAATTCCGCCAGGGCGATGCCGACATGGTCCGGATTGCCGATGTTGAATTCCTGCTGTCGCGCACGCTCGAATTGGCGAACTTCATAGATCGTCGCGGCTTCGGAGCGCTTCCGGGCGGCGATATCGCCCCATTGTTCCTTGAGCAGCGCCGCCGCCTCCCGGTCGGCGGGCAGGCCCAAGAATTCCATGTAGGCGGTGCTCTCGATTGCCCCGATCAGACGAGCATATTCGTCCTTCAGGATACCGGGATCGTCGTGCAGGCGATGGTCGATCCGGATCGATGCCCAGGCATCGAGGCCGTTATACGGAAGGATTTCGTCGAGACTGTAGGCTTCGATATGCTTCGGATCGACGTTCGTCAGCTTCTTGATGTTGGTGCCCAGGATGATCCGCGACATTGCGCCGAGATCGAGCATGGAATTACGAGCATGATAGAGCCGTCCCAGTGCCATGCTGTCGTCGAAGGCGTGCGGCAGCCACGTATCATCGACGCCAAGGCTGCGGGCGGTCCACAGCAGCCACACCAGTTCGAAGACCGCGTTGTGGGCTGTCCATTGCCGGTCGGCGGCGGCTGCCAGGAGCAGAAGCTCGCCCCAATCATTGGGCGCGTCGGGATGCTTCACCGGGAAGGCGAAGGATAATTTGCCGTCGCTCAGTGCGCCGCTCAATATCCGCGAATCACGATGGTATGGTTTGAGCTTCTCGGTCTCGATGTCGATCCCGATCTTGCCTTCCAGACGAAGATAGAGGGCGTAGGCTTCCTCCTCGTTAAAGACCGAGATCACATCGGTCGGTTTTGGCTTCTCGATGACCGGCGGTCGCCATTTGTCCACAGCGGCGAAGAAATTCTTGATCGAGGCGGCGAACACCGGATATTCGCGCGCCCGGTCGCCGCCATTGTGCAGCAGAAACGACGGATGAAACGTCGGATAGTACCACAGCGCGTGCTCGCCAATTTCGACCGGGAATTTGACGCCGACCATATGCGTGATCGGGGCTTCGTTGAAGAACCGCATCAGCGGTGCGCCGCCCAATCCCAGGATCGCCTTGAACGGCCTGATATTGATATCCTCTTCGAGATAGACCGAACAGCAATGCATCTCGTGCCCGGTCGGCGTGCGGTTGCCTTGCGGGCGACAACGCACCGCATTGCTGTAGGCGACGCGCTCCTTGAGACGGTGCGGGATGTGCTGCCGCAGCATCTTGCCGGAGGGACCGACAAACGGCTCGCCACGGTCGTCCTCCTCTTCGCCAGGGGCCTCTCCGAAGGCGAGGATGTCTGCCTCGGGCAGACCGCTCATGGCCATCTGCGGCGTCCCCAGGCGCTCCCACGTCGATTGTAGCGGGCAGGCGTCGCAGCCGCGTTCACCGCTCATCGTTTCGGCCTCCCGGCTGATCGAGGCAAACCGCGAGCCCGGTCGGACGGCGGCCCGTCGCGGCTCGGTCAGGACGGCATCGCCGTCGAAGCAAAAGCCCATCTCTGTCCCTCGGCAAATCGGCGGCGTTTTCTCGGCGCAAATCGGCGGCAAAATCGGCGTTTACGGTGCAAATCCTCTAAGCTATTGATTCAGTTGGCCGCAAACCGGCGTTTAGAAACACTATAAATGCCGCCAATTGCCGCCTATCCAACTCAGACGGCTTTCCCGTGGACACCAAACAGGAATTCGTTAGGGCCACGAAACACCAGGGCATGTCGGTCCACATAGTCGAACACCACACGGTCGGCCGCCCCCAATGCCCTGAATATACGGCGCGGCTCCAACTGGATCGGATTGATGTCGAACGGCTCTTCGGACTGGACCAGATAGTATTCCGCCGAGAACGAGATGCTGTCCTCGTAGAATAACTTCGTCGCCCCTTCCTCGACCGACATCGACATCCGCGCCTTGCTCTTGTCTTCCGCCAGCGCATCGACGCGGCGGACAAAGGCGGCCAAGCTCTCGCGGTCAATCGGCAGCGAGCGCTGCTGGCCGCGCAGCGCCCCGGCAATCGCCCGCAGATCGCTCTTCAGATCGGCCTTGCGGCGGATCATCAGCTTGGTCGTCGGCGTCTGGCAGTAGATGCTGTCCCCGGTGAGGGAGACAGCCGTGTCTCCCCGGCTAACTTCTGCCAGCAGCGCCAGCGCGTCCGGGGCCAGCGTGATCTTGTCAGCGAAGGCGTCGTTGCGGTCGCCGAGACGACAGGAGGCAATCGCATTGTTATCGCTGGCATAGGCGTAAAGACCGTCTGGTTCGTTTTCGATGGCAACGCCATACAGCCCCACCGAAATGTAGGCTTGCGAGCCGCAGCCCAGCGCCGCCAGTTGTAAGCCGCGCCCGAAGCCTTCCGTCACCGGGACCATCGTGCCGCGCCCGTCCCACGGCAGCGGCGGGATGGTGATGTCGCCGGCGATCAGCGAGAACGAGCCGGTCATCTCGTAACGCTTGGCTTCGCTGGGGTCTTCACAAAGCCAGGAGAGCTTGTTGTCCTCGACCAGCAACCGGAAATCTCCGGCCGGTGCCGTGCTCAGCACTTGCAGGAAGCGGGCGGTATCCACATAGGCTTCGGCGTCGATCCCCAGTGCCACTTCCACTTCCATAATGCCAAACGGCGAATGGCCGCGCACCGATGTCGGTGTGATGTGCAGCGCCTTATAGGATGGTGACAGAAGCTTCTCGTGCGCCAGCAGCGTGAACGGACGAAGCTGCTGGTAGATTTCGCTGGCTTGCATCGGTGCTCCTTCAGGATGGGCTGATCCAGTCTTCCAGCATCTCGGTGTATTTCTTGAACGGCGGCTGGTTCAGGAGCCCCAGCGGATCGTCGTGCCACGCCCGCATCCGTGCCGCGTGGTTGTGCGAATTGATGTAGTAGTAGCTCGCCAGCGGACGGCGGTTGCCGGCATAGATCAGCGCGGGCAGGATCGACGGACTGACACCGGCCGCCATGTAGAGATCGAATTCCGGCAGTGTCACCGCCGGGGCATTGCCGCTCGCGCCTGTCACGAAACCTGTAGAAGGGATGAATGTCGGCCGTGGATTTAACCGGACCAGTTCCTCCAATTGCAGAAAAAAGCGGGCGGCGATGTAGGCGTGCGACAGCCATGTCCGCCGCGATTTGCGGTTCTCGCGCAGATCGTCGAGATCGATGTCGAGCGCCTCAAACCGCGCGCGGATAAAATCCAAATCCTCGCCCTCGACCATCGAAATATCGCGGGCATGGGAACTGTGGATCAGCGTCTCGTCGAGATCGGGAAACAGCACGTCATTGTGCTTGCGCTTGGTGGTGTGCCGATGATTGAGCCGCCCGGTTGGAATGCCGTGCAGCATGATCCGGCCCCATTTCGGCCCGCGCAGCCAGGACGAGCTATCGGCGCTGGCCCACGGATATTTGAACAGCGTCGGCACGTGGGAATTGCCAAAGGCGTGGACCAGCACGGTCGGTTCGCCCGCCGCATTGACGATCTTCGACCACGCAAGCTGGAGCGCGTGGTCAATCGCCAGCCCGCGTGTGCTGGTGGTCGAGAAGCCGACATAGTCGCAGCCCAGATCGAGCATCCGGTCGATCCAGTCGAGGCTCTCGCGGGCGTGCCAGATCGGGATCGGATCAAAGCCGCGACGGCGCATCTCCTTCAGATTGTTGAGGCTGATCTGCGCCGCTTCCTCCGGTTCGTCGGGCGCAATATGGTCGAGCACGACGTATTTGCCGATCCAATCGCTGTTTGCTTCGAGAAATTCGCAATACGCGTTGAGATCGATGGCTCGGCCAAGCCGCCATGCCGAATAGCCGCCGCTGTCCACCAGCGTCTTCACGGAACCGTTGGTGGTCAAAGGCCGCTCCTTTCAAGAATTGGACGCTGGCCTTCACGGGGGTTGCTAGCCCGTGAAGGATACTACTAGCGAGAGCAGCACGCTTTAAGGCGAGAAGCGCCAGCGTCCATCCCTATTATACCCCCCCCCCTTCAATCGGTGGCGCAGGCACGCTCGCCGGTCACCGGATCGGGGAAGCAGGCTGCGCCTTCGGCGTCTTCCTCCTTGGGCTTGAGGATGCCCATCCGCTTGCCGTTGGTATTGAACAGCGCGCACGATTTGGCCCCGCCGTTCCAGGCGCGCAGATAGAGACTTTTGAAAGCCTCGTAGCTGACGCCGTCGCCCTCACCAGCAACCTGCCCGGAGACGTTGCACGTCTTGCTGATCGCGCTATCGACGAAGCGCTGGGCACGGCACAGCACGTCCACGTGTTCTTCGCCGCTGATCTGGTTGGCGGTCCGCCCACGCACGCCGTAATGGGCATAGGCATAGTCGGTGACATCGAAGACGCGCGGCCCCTGCGGTGTCAGAACCGTGCGCTCGCCTTCCATCATGAAGACCGGCTCGATCCCGGAACTGACATAATCGGCCGCTTGACTGATCGTGCCGGTCGGGGCAATCGATGTCAGGAGGCCGTTGCGCAGCCCGTGAAGGCCAATCTCATGCCGCAAATCTTCCGGCAATCTGCGGAAGAACTCCCCTTCGACATATTTGTCTACATGCCAGAGCGGGAATGGCCCGCGTTCCTTAGCCAGTTCACAGCTTGTTTGGTAGGCGCGGACAAGGATGCGCTCAAGGATTTCATCCTGCTTTGCGAGATATTGCGGTGTCGCATAGGCCAGTGAGCAAACTTCTAGCGCGTTCGCCATCCCGGTGACGCCGACGCCCATCCGCCGCTTCGCCTTGGCTTCCGCCTCCTGTTGCGGCAGCGGATAGATCGTGCGGTCGATGACCCGGTCGAAGGCCCGCACCGCCACATCGACGGCATCGTCCAGGCGCTCCAGATCGATCTCGTAGCGCACCGTCTGCTTGCCAGATTGCGCGGCCAATTGAATGCCGTTGCCCTCGTAGACCGGGCGCAGCATCTTGACCAGGTTAACGCTGCCCAGGAGGCACGCCCCCCACGGCGGCAGCGGCTGCTCGGCGCAGGGATTGGTCGCGGTAATCTGTTCGCAGTAATACAGCGGATTGAGCCGGTTGATGCGGTCGATAAAGATCACGCCCGGCTCGGCCCAGTCCCAGTTGTTCTCCATGATCGCGGCCCAGACATCGAGCGCACGCACCTGTCCGAACACCGTATCGCCGAACCGCAGCTTGTAGCGCCCGTCGCATTCCAGCGCTGCCATGAATTCATCGGTGACGGCAATCGAGATATTGAAATTGGTCAGGCTCGACTGGTCCTGCTTGGCGCGGATAAATTGCATTATATCGGGGTGCTGGATGTTCAGCACGCCCATCATCGCGCCGCGCCGCTCGCCGGCCGACATCATCGTCTCGCACATCTGGTGCCAGCACGCCATGAAGCTGATCGGACCGCTGGCGGCGGCTCCATAACCGAGACCGCGCACCGGTTCACCGGCTGGCCGCAGCGTCGAGAAATGCATGCCGATGCCGCCGCCCGCCCGCAGTGTCAGTGCCGCGTCGCGCAGCGCCTCGAAGATGCCCGTCGTGTTATCGGGGATTTCCCCCATCACGAAGCAGTTGAACGCGGTGGTTTCGAAGGGACGGCCGACGGCACGTTGCTGCCGCCCGGCCGGTAGGAGCGTCTGATCGCGCAGATAGTTCAATAATCGTCGGAATTCCTGCGGTTCGTCGGCTACGGTCCGCGCATATCTGATGCAGTAATCGTCGAATGTTTCACCGGGATCGCGGTATTTCATTGCGTGGATCAACTGACCGTATTCGTTGCGCGGCCCGTAGATTTCCATGTCGCTCCTCCGTTGCTTATATATACCCCGGTTTAGGCAAGCGCCTCGATTTCATCGACGGCGAATTCGATTTCCACTTCTCTGTTCAGTATCCGGAACAACAGGCCGACGCGCTCGTCGTTTGACCATTTCACCAGCGCCTCGTGGTTTTGCAGCGCACCGCTCAGAATGCGGACGCGCGTGTTCGCCGTGAATTCCGGCCCCAGCACCGAATTGCTGGAGCGCAGATACTGCGGTGACAGATCGTACATGAATTTGTCGGGGACGCGCTGCGGCAGCCGGATATCACTATCCTTGGCGAGACACGTCAGCAGGCGGGAAATACCGTAGGTGTTGTTGATGCTGGCCCACGGTTCATCTTCGAAAAGCTGGATGAACACGTAACTGGCGAAGACCGGTCGGACGACGGTTTGTTTTAATTTCTTGGTGGTCGAGAGATAGAAAGGATAGAACGCCGCAAATCCCTGGCGTCGCAAATTTTGCAGGGCGCGCTGCTCCTGCGACGGCTGCGTCTGGGCAACAGACCAAAAGGATGCGTCGGCCACGCCGCCCCCTCAACTGCATCTGGTGCCAGGAATGTTTACGTCAGATGGCAGTCAGGCTACCGGCCGGTGACAGACGGCGTCAATCCTCTCAATTTCTCACTTCTGTCGGTGGCCACGGGCCGCGTTGGGCACGCGGTATTTCTTTCATGCTGCGACCGACATCGCCGTCGCCGAAGCGCCACAGGCGTTCGCGGCGGATCGAAGCCGGATCGGTGGCATCGGTTTCGCCTTTGTCCGGATCGTACCAGACGATGAAGCAGGCGAGGCAGATCAGGGATCGGCCGTGCCACAACGAACCGCGACGATAGCTCGACGGGATGCCGCAGCAATCACAGGGCTCCAGCGGCATAAGTTCGGGCGGGGCATCGACGTGGTCAGGCATGGCCTTTCTGTCCGTCAAGACCACGCCCATAAGCCTTCATAAATTCGTCTAGGCTCATATTGTTGAGCTTTGCCGCATCGCCAGTTTCCTGTACCAACTGCTCAACTTCCTTAACAACCTCCATAATCAGTTTTGGAGATTGCATAATCTCGTCGCGTTGCGCAGCGGGCATCTGATCGAGGATCATCCCTACCATACCGGCAAGGGCCTCCGCACGTGTCATCGATGTCATTGGTTTCCGTCCTTCACACTATGTACGGTACGCCGTAGCAACTGAGGGCGCGGTGATCGCGACCGATCCGGGGCGGGTTCACCGGCATCCAAAGCATCCTGAACCATCCGCCGCAGTACCCAAGCCACCGGACGGTCGAGGGCTTCTGCCTTGGCATTGAGCCAGCGCAGTTGGTCAGCCGTATATCGAACACCGACATAACCAATATTGCTGCCAGCCATAGCTCTCCTCCTTAACGTTCCACATCATATAACAAGCGACATTTTACAGTTCAATAAAAAAAATCCTTGCAATTTCAAATTATCAGGATTATCTACGCATTACCTGCTGCGGGGATCATCCCCGCCAGATGCCAAAACAGGACTAGCCTAATGCCGAACCAAGACCGCAGCCTCGCTTCCATTCGTGTTGCGTTGCCCGAGCGCATCGAGCCTCGAAGCACCGCACGCTCGCTGGGGGCCAGTGTCCGCTTTTTCTTTATCCCGCTGTTCAACAACAGCGAGGATTTCCGCGCCTATCTCGCCTCGGTCGGCAACGAGGATTCGATCACCAAGAACCGCCTCTTTGATCGGTTCAAGGCGATCACGATGCTTGTTGCAACGGCGCGCGACGCCGGGGATTACGTCCTTCCCCAGGCAACGGAAGGCGAAATCTACAAGCACATCACCAATATCATGCGTCGCGAGGGCCTCGGCCTGCGCGCCCGCAAGGCGTTTCAGCGCCGCGAGGCGGCACGTCTGCTGGCTGAGCAGGCGCATGGTGAAACCGTCGAGGGCGAATAATCTGCTCTCTGCTTGTAGACGTATTGAGGGAAGGGGGCCGGTCACACGGCCCCCTTTTTTCAGGAGGATCAAATGCCCGTTATTCCACTGCCAAACAGACTAGAATGGCTCGCCGCTGGAATTAAAGATGATATTGCTGCTGCGGAAAGCAGCAATACTGTGTGGATTGATCACATGGTCAATGCCGCGATCAAGACTGCCGAGGCCAGAGGAGCATACACAAGCGATATTGCTTTTGGGCAGTGGTGGACGAATCACGCTCTGCCATTAAACAAGAACGACCGTGCAGCATTAACAGCAATGGGCAAGCTCCCAGAAGAGATGCGGAGGATTTTCCACGCAACTGACCGTCGCTCCCTTCAACTTGTCTATAAGACAAACAAGGATCGGTTTCCTAGCACTAGGAAACCGCGCCGCATCAAAACCAACACGACCGGGACGACGGCAACCGCGACAACACAAGCCGCTGCGCACGCGGCTCCGACGCCCGTAGCGCCCGGCACCACCGTGCCTCCCCCCAAGCAGAACGCGGCCGAAGCCGGGGATGATGATATGCAAGCTGAACCACCGGTCGCAGCCGCCAGTGGCCGCAGCCGTCGCGGTCTATCGACACCAAGGCTCGATCAGGCCCGTGCCATCATCCGTCGCTATCTCGATGCCAACGAGCCGGTCAACCCCCACAAGCTGCAAGAAATTCACGGCATCTCACATGTCACATTCGACATGGCGATCACCGCCGAGCTTGCCGTGCGTGAAGCCGCCGAGCCGCAGATCGACATCAACACGTTCGCGCCTACGACAAAAGCCAAACTGGAAATGTGGAAGCGCCAGGAAACGCGGCGGCTCAACGCAGAACATGCGCAGCGCATGGCGCAGATTGACGAAGAAATCCGCCGACAGGTTGTCGAGCGTGGGGCGCAATATCGTGAGCAAGCACAGGCCCGCGAAGCCGAAGCACGGAAAACTGAAGCCTCGTTCCGCCGCCTGATCAACAACCGCCAGTTCGCGTTTACGACCGAGCAATTCCGCGCGATCCTCGCCTGCCTCCATCCCGACAGCGTTAATCAGGCCGGAGAGCGAACCGTCACCGTCGAACGTCTTAATACGGCATTCTCGCTGTTCAGGGCAAAACGCCTGCAACTGACCGGCGAAGAGGATGTCCGCCAGTCATAAAAGGACCGGGCGCGTACAAGGCTCATCACGGGGAAACGGGAGGAAGCCTGTTTGGAAGGAGCGCGCCCGGCCAAGTAAACTGACAGGGATAAGCCCCAAGCTCTATAGCACGGGCTCGGCCTGCGGTCATGATCGATTTCGTGGTCAGTCATTTATCTCCCGTAAGAAAGCAGCACGCTCCTCTTCGGAAGCACGCTTCCAGACACGGAGTAGATCATCGAGCGGTGTTACCGGCTTGATGATCCCCGCCGCCAGAGCGGCAGCACGTGCCGAACGAAATTCGCGATTGGCTAAACGTTGGGCGTATTCCGGTGCGTCACGCTTGAGCCGGGCGACGAGATAGGCAGCGGTGGTGCCGTGACTAGGCAAGCTTCTAATAGAAGCTTGCTCGTCAGCCTTCGTCCTATCCCCACCGGGGAAAGCCAGTTCCGGCACGCCGTCCTCCTGCGCCAGGGCCTGCGCCAGCGTCAGCCGCCGCTCGATGTGCTCGCGGCGCATGCGAAAGCCGTTACCGTCCGCACAGAAATCATCAAAGCTGCGAAACGGCTGCTGCCGCATGTTCTTTAAGAGACGCCACGCCTCAGAATCACGAATTGACGTGTAAAGCGCCTCGGCAACATCGCGCCGCCAGCGTGTCGCATGAAATACGCTCAAGAATTCCGCCCGCTTGAGGACAATCCAGGCCGTCGTTCCATAAGGCGGATCAGGGCCTCTAAGCGGTAGCGCTACCGTCATTTTCATTCTCCAATGCCGTCAGAAACATGGCTACTTTGATCAATTCTTCAGTTGACATCAGTTCCCGCGCCTTGCCAAACCGTCGCATGATCAACCCGTTGGTTGTTCCCCAAGGCCAACCACGCCGCGCATCCAAAGCCCTGCTGCGTGGTTCAATTGATGCCTTTAGTCTCTCCTCATGCTCCCGACGCCCGATAATCGGCGCGGGAGCTTTACGGGTGGGTATCGGCGGCATACCACACAGCGCCTCGGCAAAATCATGCATCTCAATTGGCGTTATCGGAAGATCGAACTGCTTAGCCAAATTGACATAATGCGCCGACAATTCGGATGTTAGCTCTGACTTCCCCAACTCATGGGCATGTAAATCGGTAAGCTCCGAACTTATATGAAAAATCCCCGCTCCAGGAGATGACGAAGAAGAAGGCGAAGACGACGCGCCATCAGGATCGTTGTCATCACGGTCTAGTAAACTCTCCTGTTGCTCCTCTTCAATACGCTTAGTCACTTCGAGCATCAACGGATCGTTAAAAGTGACAACGAGCGCCCGCGTCTGCTTACCGTGCCGTCGTACCACACGCGCAATCGCTTGCTCGATATAAGCACGCGTGCGGTAGACACAACACAAGGCCATGTGCGATGCAGCAGGCGCGTCCATACCAATATAAGCCTTGCCCACAGTGATCAGAATATCATATCTACTACGGCAAAAATCTCTAATGACAGCATCGGCGTTTGGCTCGTCGGTAATCGCCAGACCAACACGAAGATGAGGATAATTCCGGCGCATCCAGTCTCTTCGCTTTGTCGCATTTGGTTGGCTCTCAACTACAATAATCGCCTGACAATCCGGATGTTGTCGCCTCGCCTGTTTCCAGCAATCGAGCATCTCGATAATAGCAGCAGTGGCAGCATCTCCCGTCACCGCAGCCCGTATCTGATCACGGATTTCTGCCTCGTCGTCACTGCCAAATTTATCAAATTTTTTCTCATTACCATCACGATCAAGATACTCAACCTTAGCATCATGACGATGAAACTCGACAGGAAGAATAGCCTGAGGCTTAGCATTTAACGCTTGTGTGCGAGAATACTGAATTGTTATCCAGTCAGGATGCACCAGATCAATATTACCATCTGGTGTATAAGGAACAAAAGCACATGGCCTCCCGTCACCACGATATAAACCGCCGCTCATAATAACCAAAACGGCTGCTCGCTCGACCAGTGGTCGGATTGCTCGTATCCATACTTTATCAGTCGAGACAAATTGTTCCTCATCCAGAAACAAAGCATAACGCTTACGCTTAAATTCTTCGAGATGCATATCGGGATCGGCGATAATCGATTGATATGTCGTTATATATCCCCGCGCGCCACGACACGGATCGGCGACATTGTCAGCCGCTCGGTAACTGGGATGTTCGACTCCATAAGTGTCAAGCAATCCAGCGAGGAATTTCGGTATAATCTCTCCCTGCGCCCGCAGGCTCGAACGCGGTGTGAGCCAACAAAAACCGTTGGCAATTCTTTCCGCTATTGCAGTCTGAGCAAGATAGGGAAGCGTCTGCTTGCCGCCGCCCGGTGTCACCAAAGCCATGATCCGTGTTCTTGTACCCGGCTCGCCAAACCGCAAACAAACTTCGAAAAACTCACGCTGAAACGAACGCGCTTCCAATCTTTGTGAAATAGCTTGTATGATAGATGAACGCATGATTTTTCCTCCCTTACTTAGGTTACAAAGAACACACAAAGCCTGCATTTCATGTTGATTTGTTCTGTGGCTCAGTCGCCACGGAATAATGTGATCCGCGTGCCAGCCCTTTGGCGGCAGGGGATCACCACAGCGCGCACAACGACCGTCCGCCGCATACCACAAGCGATTGCGCGCCCGTGATGAACGCAGCAGCCGGGGCGAATTTTTTGGTGACACCGGTCTCATAGGTAGAATCTGACCATCCTCACAAACAAGATGGGCATCGTCTTCTGGGACCGGGATCACAGCCTAAACAGAAACCAGCACGGCAGGCAATCGCTTTTTCGCTCCTTGGCCGGGGCACACCAGAGATCGAGCGTCCAAAATATCGCTACGTATTGACATACGTAGCGGCTCACGTCATATAACCGTCTCCTTACCGAGGAGAACGACATGAGCTATGTAAAGCCCCAGGACGCAGTATCGCCAGTGGCGCATCTGACGATGATCGCGGTGCTCTACGACAACGGACCGGGAGAGGATGCCAGCGCGGTCATCGAATGGGACGGCGAGCGCCGCATCGGGACGCGCTATAATGGCGATGACGACCATAATCCGGCCGGTCATCCGCAATCCCACGGCCACGCCACGTGGTTCGTTCAGCCGCCGCAATTCAACGAGGGGATCATCGCCTGCCTGCCGGAAAAGAAGCAGGCGCTCGCCACGGCGCTGCTCGACGGCGAGGACCGTTCGATCATCCGCCGCCTGGAAGCCGCCGACGCCTAAAAAGAGCCGGGCGCAGACACAGGCTGTGTCGTCAAAGGGAGGCTGGAGAAGCCTGAGAAGCGCGCCCGGCCAAGGAGACCATTCTAGGGGAGCCCCCCTATAGCACGGGCTCGGCCTGCGGCACAAGCAGCGGCAGCAGCCCAGAGCGCCAATATCCGGGATACGCGATGTTCATGATGCGGCTGATATCGCTCAAGCCATCGAGCAGCGATTTCGTGTCGGCCTTCAGATCGCGCGCCGCATAATAGGCAGCGATGGCCCGGATGCAGAGCAGCACCAAGCCACAGCGCTGCGTCTCGTTCAAACCGCTAATCTGTTCGCCGAACCAGTCGTACAAGGCGATGGTCTGGACATCGATTTGCAATTTGCGCAACTGCACCACGGCAACATGGATGCGCGTAATATCGAACAGGGCATCGGCGACATACTGCGCCTCCCGCGACAGGGGAGAACGGTTGCCGCCCTTGAGATCGGCAAGCTTCGCCTCGATCCGGTCGCGCTCGTAGCGATCCAGTCCCTCGATGGCGGCGATGATGTCGTCCAGTTCCATCCCTGCCATAATAGGAGCACCATTCGATATTTCAACCGGAACCCCGTTTATCGTTTTTGGCTTCGCCGTTCGACAATGGCATTGAAGGCTATCAGGCCGAAGAAGATCGCGGCTATCCCGACGAAGAAAATTCCGATGTAGAAAAGCGGCTCATCCATCCTTCCCTCACGAACGAAATCTGGCAGCCGAACCGTACTAGTGGGGGACGCCCCTGTAGAAAACGTCTAGGCTTCCTAACCGCTGGCAGACCGGGAGAGATAGTCTGCCAATAAATTTCGGCTTGAGCAGGCTCCAGTTTCCAGTTTCCCCGTTTCGGCTTTAGCAGGCTACAGCTTCCCCTGTTTCCCCGTTTCGGCTTTAGCAGGCTACAGCTTCCCCTGTTTCCCCGTTTCGGCTTTAGCAGGCTACAGCTTCCCCTGTTTCCCCGTTTCGGCTTTAGCAGGCTACAGCTTCCAGCTTCAGCAGGCTTCCCCCCCCCCCCTTTCCTGTCTAACTCCTGCTACAGCCGTCATATTCACACGGGTTGGGGCTGACGGCAGACTACCCCCGTTTCCGGGAGTAATCTGCTTCAGAGCTTCACACTGGGAGCGCCTTAGACAGAAGGGTTCTCGCGAGCTTCCATCAACTGGAAGCTCCGGGCGGCGTGCATTGTCCCGGTTTTAATCGCTGTTCCACAACACGCGGTGGTCCATCACCGATAGCCAAACCCCGACAAATCGGTGACCAAGCAGGGCATCGCGCAGAGACGCGCGACCGCTACGTCTTTCGTCTGCCTTCAAGTGGTGGTAGCTACGATCATCGCCTCACCCACCGGGAGGGGTTTCATGCCCTCCACGCGATCTAGGCCATCGCACCAGTGCTACCTATGGCTTTTCTTGCTTATCCCGCGACCAGTTCTGCGGCTTGCTATTCCTAACGCTCTCTTCTTGCTCCGAAACGTGAGGGGCTTATCCGCAAGCGATTGCGTCTTATCCAGCCACATATCATTGCGTTGCTCTCGTATGAGCCTTTGCAATTCTTCCTGACGGCTGGACATGCGTGCCCCCGCTTCAGAAGCGATATTTTTACTTTGCGGGAGCAGGACTGATTGCGTATATATACGCAGGCAGTTCCGCTCTGCCGCACGTCGATGGGCGCGATCAACGCCGCATCGGCATCTCGGTCCTAGCACCGAAAGGAACCGCCGCGCAAGGCCATTTGTGCGGCGGTTTTCTTTTGTGGCGAGGTATAATCTTCCTTGGGAGGAATCACCATGCTCCACGCCTCGATCACCGACATCCCGATGCCCGACCGGATCAAGCGCCTGCCGCTCGACCACCGGGGCTTTCCGGTCCCCTGGTTTGTCGCCTTCGTCCGGGGGCAGCCCGATCACCGCGTCGCCCGCGCCGAGGCGATAGGACCGGCGGTCAAACAACATCTCTGCTGGATTTGCGGCCAGCCGCTTGGCCGCTACCAAGTTAGTCTGATCGGCTGCATGTGCGCCATCAACCGCGTCATCTCGGAACCGCCCTCGCACCGCGACTGCGCCGAATATTCGGCGCGGGCCTGCCCGTTCCTGGCCCGGCCGCAGATGCATCGCCGCGAGGCTGGCCTACCGGAGGATCGCGTCGAGGCCGCCGGTTTCGGCCTCAAGCGCAATCCCGGCGTCGTCTGCCTGTGGATCAGCCGCGAGCCGCCAAAGCCGTTCCGCGCCGCCTTCGGTCAGGCTGGCACGCTGTTCAAGCTCGGCGAGCCCGACGAGACTATCTGGTACAGGGAGGGCCGGTTGGCGACGCGGCAGGAAGTTATCGACGCCATCGAGGATGGGCTGCCCAATCTGCTGGCCCCGGCCCAGGAGGAGGGACCGAGGGCAGTCGCCGAACTGGAGCGGCTGCACAGGCAGGCCCTCAACCATCTGCCAGCCGCGTAAATTCCCTGTTTTTCCCTGATAAAACAGGGAATTTGGCAGGGAGTTGGAAGATTGGAAAAAGTTGGAAAAAGTTGGAGAAGTTGGCAGGAGTTGCCAACTTCTCCACAGGCCCCTCCGCCAAGCCACGGACGAACCATAAAAAAATGAAACAGGATTAAACCACCGGCTTGACATATGGCTTGCTATCCCTTATATGTAGCGTGCGGACGGGAGATGGTTTCCGCCGCCAACAAATGAGGGAGCCAAGAGAATGGCCATGAATTGGCCACGTTGGATCAAGCGGGAATGGCATCGGGTAGCAACTGCTGCCTTGAGCGCCGAATTCTCTCCGGCCTATGTGATCCCGCCATCGCCGCTGCGGGAGCCGCTCTACGGCGATATCGCGGCGTGCTGGCACCACTACGCTTTAGACAGCAGCAGCATCCCTGCTATCGCGCCCTCGCCCAGCGACAGCGCCGCCTATAACATGGCGCGATGCATCTGGCTGGCCGACGCCATCGCCGCCAATGAGCCGGTCACCGGCTGGCGGTTGAACAGCGCACGACGGCGGGCCTTCGACCGGTTCAATTTCACGCTCGTCCCGTTGGGACGGTCGGCGGGATTGGCGGTGCGGGCATCGCGGGCGCTGCACGGCGACGCAGCCTGGAACATCGTCCGGTGCAAATGGCTGGAAGCCCAAATCGGCCATCTGGTGCTGAGCGGGGCCGCCGAGACGGTGCGGACGCCAGCCGAAGCAGCTGTCAGCGGCGATGTCGGACCGGCGGTCATTCTCGACTGGACCAATCTGACATACGGCATCGAGATCGAATGCATCCGGCCAACGGATATCTCGATGGCCGATTTCGCGCGGCGGCTGACCGAAGCCGGTGTGCCGTGTAATTCCGAGAACTACAACCATCACGTGCGGAATTACTGGAAGATCGTGACCGACGGTTCGCTCAGCGACCGGCGGGGCATCGGCATGGAACTGGTGAGCCCGATCCTGCGGGGCACGGCGGATTTCGAAATAATCCGGAAAGTGTCCGAAATCCTGATCGGGCCAAACCGGACACGGCCGATCTGCCGGATCAACAAGACATGCGGGCTGCATGTCCATGTCGGGATGCCGGTGCAGATCAATGCGCCCGGCGCGCACCGGCTGCCGATCAACGTGCTGCGGCTGTACAACCACTACGAACCGGTGATCGACAGCCTGATGCCGCTCAGCCGGCGGGCCAATTCCTACGCGCGGCCGACCGCCTTCAATGAGCGGATCGCGGCATCGCCCAATCTCGACCGGCTGCGGACCAGCTACGGCTACGACCGGTACCGGAAAGTAAATCTGGAGAGCCTGTGGCGGCACCGGTCAACCGGCGGCACGATTGAATACAGGCAGCATGCCGGGACGACCGAGGCCGACAAGATCATCGCCTGGGCAACGATGGTGCTCAAGATGACGGCGGTGGCCAACAGCGCTCCAGCGCTGCCCGAGGGGCCGCCGACGCTGGAAGGGCTCCTGGGGCTGGTCGGCGCGGATGAGGAGGCCCTGGCCTTCTGGACGCGGCGGCAGGCGCTGCTGGCTCCGGCCGACGCCCGGATCGCCGCCTAGCGCGGCATGAACTAAGGCGGCGGGGACATTCCGCCGCCCTCTTTGCAACCGAAGGACGAGACCATGATCCACACCAATGACGGCAAGATACTGCGGGCGACGCAGCCGAAGGACATCGTCACCGAACTCAACGACATGAGCTTCGAGCCGGAGACCACGTCGGAGAAATTCATGACCGAGAGCGCGGGCCGCATCCTGGCCTTCTCGGGGCGGAAAATCCGCACCGACTGCGCCGATAACTACGTCACCGATCTGTTCAAATACGGTTTCCTCTCGACCGATGAGGGGCCGGTGAAGACCGATTGAGGCCAGCAGCAAAGGGAGCCTGCCGATGCTCGACAGCAATATCAGTCTCAGGGGACCGCAACGCGAGATCATCGACTACATGCGAACCGCCTATGGCATCGAGGACATCAAAGTTCGCCCAGGTGGCAAGCATATCCACATCGAATATGTCTACCGTGGGCAGACGCACAAGGACACGCTACCGAACGGGCATGCTGTCGATCCGAACTGGATCAGCGTGCGCAAGCACGATCTGCGCAAGGAACTGGGCGATCCGCCCGCCGTCGTCGCGCCGCCGCCAAGGAGGAGGAGCCTCGAAGAAATGACGCAGGAAGCGCAGGCGAAGGCCGATCTGCTGGCCAGCACCGCAATCGCCACGGTGGTCTTACCGTCGAAATCATCGACGGTGATCCCGGCGATCCCAGCCGGGATGGGCAAGACGGCACCGGCTACGTCGCCGATCCCGCTGCCAAAATTCGCCTGCTCGGTCGGCTCGCTGAAGCATTCGAACGATATTTCGTTCTATCTCGGGAAAGAACTCGGCGATGCGATGGATACGCAATTCGGCGCGGGCCGCCGCTACGTCATCGGCTACAGCCATCCCGGCCTGTGGACGGCCCGCCCGTCGATGACCGACGGACGCGCCATCGAGACGAATCACCGGCTGCACTGCCGTGGCTCGGAGACGATCAAGAAGCTGGGCAAGTTCCAAGGGACCAAATGCGAGGCGATGCTGCATCACAACCGCGTCGAATTTCGGTTGGCCGCGCCGGTCGAACTGCTCAAGCCCCAATTTCCCCCTACGGGGGAAATCCAAAAAACCAGTGAGCCTGTGCCAATGCCGGAGCCACACAAACCAGAACCTGTCGCATCGCCGCCGCCTGCCGATCCGCGCGAGCGGCTGCGGTCGGTGCTGCGGCAGATCAAGGAGATCGAGGAAGAGGGCACCTACCGGCTGATCAGCGAGAACGGCTGGCGCTGGCGGGCCAATGACATTGGCTTGGAAGATTAACTTCATGAAAGCACACTGGAGGAATAACTTCATGAAAGTACAAACGACAGTCGGTGTCGTGCTCAACGAAGAGGAATTCAGAGCATTGACCAAAGGCAAGACCATCTACGTTACGGACGGGGGACTGACAGTGCGGCTGCTCCTGGCCGATATCGGCTTCCCGGCAATGGTAGACGCGATCAAGGAGGCCGTACAGGCGGTCGGCGTCGAGCCGCCCGAAATCTGCATCATCCCGCCGGGCGATCCGCTGAAACTGTGAGCGAGTTCGTCTCCGCTTGATTTATGGTCTACTAACCGCTATATATAAAGCGGAAAGGAGACCCGATAAATGATGAAAAAGCTGCTGATGGCGCTGGCGATGATGGCAGTAGCCCATTTGATGCCCCCCGAAATGCTCGACGGCCTCCTCCACTGGACGGCACACTACGCAGCCGACCATCTTTGCGAAACCAAGTACGGTATCAAGATGGTCAATCTGAGCGCGGTCAAGCATCTGAAAGGATAGGGAGAATAAGATTTTACGCCGGTTTTGAAACCCGGAGTTGGCTAAAGCGAGACTTGACATATGGGGCATAAACCACCATATGTAAATCGAAAGGAAAGTCTCGATGTACGCCAAAGTTACCGTCGCCTCAACCGATCTGTTCCTCTACATGGTTCTGGCGGTCGGCGGAACCGGCTGCGGGCTAGCATTCTACAGTCTGAAAATGCTCGCCAGCCTGTCTCTGGGATTGTGATCTGAAGGGAGACTGAGATGTTCAACCACACCGCTTTCATCCTCTCGAAGCTGGCCAAACGGGGCAGCTATCACGGCAAGGAGAAGGGCGCGGAATGGCGGGCCGCCAAGCTGTTGGCGGACGGCGATCCCTCGCTCGTCTATGCCGAGGTGGACGGCAAATGGTCTCTGAAAAAGGGATAGATATGCCCAAGCTCTATGAAGCGGTAACGCAAGTTACCAAAGACATTCCTTACTCGCGCCAGCTATTCTGCGAAGGAGAGATCACCGAGGGCCATCACCGCTGGGAGATCGCCTTCGAGGGCGTCGATGGACTGCCCGTAATCGAATGGGTATGGGCGAAGAATGCCAGCGATGCTGTCACTCATTTCCTAAGCCTGCACGGCTCGCTCTTCTTCACGGTTCGCCTAACCAGCGACAACGAATAGGAAGCAGCAACGCGGCTAAAAATAAACTTGAATTCTGGGCTTCTCTTCGCTATATATAAAGCGAAGGGAGAAAAAAAGATGTTTGGTATGATGATGTCGATGGCCTCTCTGATGCTAGCCGCCAGCCTGTTCTATCTGGTGTACAAATCCGCCGCCGCCGACACGGAATACGCCTACGTGTTTGAAAGCACGGGGGGATAAATGAGCAGGACGATGAAATTGATGTGGGCCTATGGCTCAAATCTTAACAAGCGCCAGATGCTGCTCCGCTGCCCCGCAGCGGTGCCGCTGGAGGCGCTGACCGTACAAAATCTCATCCTGCGCTTTCGTGGCGTCGCCGATGTTGCCTATCGCACCGGGGCGTATTGCGAGGGCGCGTTGTGGGCGATCACGCGCGACTGCGAGCGCGCTCTCGACGATTATGAGGGCGTCGGATCGGGCGGCTTCGGCGGGCTCTACCGCAAATGCCATTTCGACTATGTCGATCCGGACAGCGGCGAGCAGCACCGCGTGCTGTATTACAAGATGAACCGTCACGGCATCATGCCGCCCAGCGAGGGATATCTCGATTGCATTCTGCAAGGCTATGCCGATTTCGGCATCGATACCGCGCGGCTGATCAAGGCGGTCGAGCACGCGTGGCGCAGGAAGGACATGAACGGCTTCATGGCCTATCGCTGGGAGAAAGCGGGCAAGCCGAGGATGGCGCGGATCGAGCGAATCGCGACGGTCTTCGAAGGCGACGTGGAGGGCGATCCGGAGCCGGGCGAGATTACCAAGCTGCCGACCAAGCAGGCCGCCAGGGACACCACGATGCCGGATGTCTGCCTGCGCGTCGATCCGGACAATCCGAACCATTGCCGCGCCGTCGTGCTGACCGAGAAAGGCGAGAGATACTTCGCCGAGAATATCAAGGCGGACAAGGAGGACACCGAATGGCGGTTCAAATTCTCGACGCACGTGGTCGCGGGGCTGCTGCAAAAGAAGCGGCTGAGCGTCACCATCCTGGAGAAGCTGAGAAAGCTCCGCGCATGATCTGCCTAACCTGCATGGGCGCAGGCCGCCGATTAAACCCCGGCCTGCGCATCATCGCCTACGACGAGCATGGCATGCACGTCGAAATTCACAATCCCTGCCAATTGTCGGTGATGATCGAATGCTCCGAATGCAGCGGCAGCGGCAATGCCAATGGCAATACGCCGTCGCAGCGCATGCGGCTGATGATCGAAGACGTAGATGGACTGATCAGAGAGATATGGGCGGCGCAGCCAATGCTGCGGGCGAAGCGCAACGTCATCCTCAACCGCCTTCACCGCATCCGTCACAATCTCGAAATCCTGCGTAACGCAGCATGATCGATTACGATATCGTGGTGCTGTTCAAGGATGACACGCGCGAGACGGTCAAAGTTACAGCGGTTAGTCCGGTGCGGGCAGCCGCCACTGCCACCTACAGCATGGAGAAATGGGACCGTGCCAAGCAGTTCCAGGTTGTCGGCCTGTTGATCACCATCCCGGTGCGCGGCGCGCAGATCATGCCGCTGCCACGCCCGCAACTGATAAGACGGAGGCCAGCCGCATGAACCGTATGACCGAACCGGAACTGCTGCGCGAATGCCGCAAAGCGCTGGGGTATAGTCCAGGCGGGCTGGTCAATTTCCTCGCCTATCGCGACGATCACAGACTGCGCCACTGGGAGAAGGGCGAAAATGACATCCCGACGCTGCTGTGGCTGGTGCTGTTCTACATGCTGCGCGAGGCTGGCAAGCGCGAATTGATGAACCAGGTTCACGGCTTGATCCAGCAACGCCGGATCGATGTGGTCAACAACCGTAGGAAGGCATGATGGCCAAACAAGTTAGCATAAGCGATCAGATGGTGGACATCACGCAGCCGGAACATGAAGTCGAAATCATGTACAGCGGCGGCGTTCTCTGGATCAATATCGATGGCATGTGCCGCCTGCGGTGTACGCAGATCAAGCCCGAACTGCTGACATGGGACATCGACCGAGAGAAGCCCAAGGAATAAGGCGATGGCAATTGGTCCAGGCAAATACGACGACGAGGCAACGCGCGTCCGTTTGAGCACCAAGGCGAAGGGCGTGATCGTGGTGGTGCTTGGTGGTCATCTCGGCACCGGTTTCTCGGCACAGGCATCCTTAGAGGTTACTCTCATGCTACCGCGCCTGCTGCGCGATCTGGCGGACCAGATCGAAGAGAGCGAGAAAAACTTGTAAGCACGCATGAAAACGCTCGAATATCGCTTCGTCGATAAATCGACATGGGCCGATGGTCCGTGGCATTTCGAACCGGACAAGCGGCAATGGCAGGATAGCGCCACCGGATTGTTCTGCCTCGTGCTACGCCATGACTACCTTGGCCATTTCTGTGGCTATGTCAGTCTGCCGCTAGAACACGCGGCGCACGGCCTGCACCACGACGGGATTACCGACCAGGAAGCCAAGACCTCGATGAAGGAATTCCGCAAAAACATCCGACGCTGGCACGAGGCCGGTTATCCTCCGCTAACCGAATGGCACAAGCAACATCCACTACCGGAACGTGATCACACACCGTTTCCCGGTGTCGGCGAATATCTTGCCAATATCGAAGTGCACGGCGGGCTATCCTATGCCGACGTTGGCAACGTGCCCACCGAAGCCACGTGGCAAAAGGTTTGCGAGCGCCTGAACAAACCGAGCATCCTTGCCGATGCCGCGCAATATCCACTGGGCCACACCGCGCGATGGGTTCGCAAATGGGCACCGGTCAGCACCGACTACGACACCTGGAAGACCCAGGTGCTTCACGAAACCATATGCCTCGAAATGGAACCCGGTGAACCAACCGATCTGTGGTTCTTCGGCTTCGATTGCTGTCATGCCTGGGACATTCAACCGGGCATGGACGCAATGATGGAACAGTTCGGCACTAAAAGTCCTAGGCTGCATTTACCCGGCGAAAACGTCGCCTACCGTGATCTTGCCTTTGTCGAAGGCGAAGTCGCAAAGCTTGCTAAACAGCTTAACGGGCTGACCGTGCTCCTGCCACTGCTAACTTCTGGACGTGGTGAAAAACCAGACCGGATTGGATGAAATAATGGCCCGCCGCCCCGATCTCCTCGAAGGCTTGTCCCGCCGTCAGCGACGGGCGCAGGAACTCAAAGATTTACTGACCCTAAAGAACGCCAAGGGCAGCACATTTGCCTCGCGGGAGACCTTCGAAAAAGATTTCGAACTGGTCGGTCTCGGCAGCTTAAAATTACTAGATAACATCAAAGAGCTTACGCCGGAAACCAAGCTCGATTTCGCGGCCTGTGCCCGCGTCGATCTCGATAATCCGATCTATTTCAAAGATAATATGTTCTGCGACTGCTACGACTGCGACTGCCGCTTGCAATACCGTCCTAATGTCCTCCTGCCACAGGATATCGTGCGCCTGTGCATCTCCTGCGCCGCGCGGCGGCTGCGGGAAGAGGAGGAGCAGAAGACATGATCCTCTGGCGACAGCTTCTCGATGCGGTCAGCGTGCGCTGGATTGATCGCGGCCACAACACATCGCGCGGCCACGTCAACATTCCTTGTCCGTGGTGCGGCACCGCCGATCCTTCGTACCATCTCGGCATCGAGGAGGCCACGGGAGCCTATTACTGCCTGCGTTCGCAGCCGCCGCATGCCGGGCGGTCGGTGCCGTTCCTATTGATGACGCTTGGCGTCCCGTCGTTCCAGATCGACGCGTTGCTGCGGGAATTCTCCGATGACAGCACACCGACACGCACGCCGCGCGCACAGGAACTCACCAACTGGTCGCAATTCAAAAGCGCCGCCGATCATCCCGCCGCGCTAACTTATCTGCGGGCGCGCGGCTTCGATCCGCCCGCCGTGCTGGCCCGCCGCTATGACATGCGGTTCACCACATCGGGCAAGCACAGTTGGCGCATCCTGCTGCCGCTGCGGCTGAACACCGAGATCATCGGCTGGACCGGGCGAGACATCAGCAACCGGCAGCCCCAGCGCTATCTGACCAGCGATCCCTCCGGTGGGGGATCGCTCTACGTGCCGGTCTATCCGACCGAGGCGACGCAGATCGTCATCGTGGTCGAGGGACCATTCGACGCCATCGCGATCAGCGACAGCTATCCAGACCGTACCGTCATCGCCATCGCCCTGACCGGCCTTCAAGTTAATCCAATCCGCCGTCAGCATCTCGCCGATGTCATCCGAATGGCAGGCGGCGGGGAGCCACGCGTGCTACTGACGCTCGATAGAGACCAGGAGACGAATATTAAGGAGAACCTCAAGGAAATGCTAGCGCGGGGCACCGGCATTCCCTATCCTGAAAATTTCCCGGTGCCGCCGTCCTTCAAGGATGCCGGGGAGATGTCACACGCACAAATCCAGGCATGGCTGAAGCAACTGCCGCCGCAGCAAAGACGAGGGGGAACACCGGAATGGAAGGAGGATTCCGACCGGAATGGCACGGCATCTTCGAAAACTGGACCAAAGCCTATATGAGAGTTCACCACTGGAAAATCCGTCACGAGATGGATTTGAAGGACAGCGTCCAGGAAGGCGCGCGGATTTTCGTCTGGTGCCTGCGCAAGACCACCAGCCAAGGAGGGCGGATCGACAACGAGAAATGGTTCATGCGCTACTATCAGCGGGCGGTGGGGACGTGGCTGATCGACAAGGCCGCGAAGAGCACGGCGCGGCGCGAGGGGCAGATCGTCCTGGCCCAGCAGCCGCCCGTCGCCACCATCGAGCAGAACGGCCCGCTGCTGACGGCGCTCAGTCAAGACGCCTCGCATGAACTCCAGATCGTGTTGCGGACCATCATGGGGACATCGAGCGAATTCTTCCTGGGGCTCCTGTTGCGGCCCGGTCCAGATAACGTCTGGTCGCGGCGGCTGTGTCGTCTATGCGGCATTCCGGTCAATGAGAACATTATCGACGAACTGAAAAAGCTGCTGAAGGAATAGATATTTTTTGGTTGCCGATTGCCCCTTCGCGAATTATATTGGTGGTTAACCCCAAGCGAAGCGAAGGAGCGATCAATGACCGTAACCGAGCCTGGAGCCACGACCGAAGAACACACGGTATACACCGAATTGTTTGCCGCGATCCGGCAGCACAAGCCGACATTCCGCGCCCAGCGCGAGAGCGACACCGATGCCGATCACATCGAACGCGTTCTGCAAGCCATCGCCGACGTGCCGGATGAGATTTACAACGCCCTGTCGGCCGAGGCGCAGAACTGGTTCGCCCGTGCGGCGGAAACCGCCAATGCGGGCGGCGTACCGGCCCCGCCGGATGGCTTCGTCTCGGGCTACAAGCCGAAGCAGCCCAAGGCGGCGAAGAAGAAGCTGATCACGCGCGAGAGGCCGCAGAAGGCACAGAAGGCGCTGGGGCCGACGATGGGCACGCTGATCCGCCGCGCGATCATCGACAACCGGCATGCCACCGTGCAGGACCTCGAAGCCATGCTGGCGGCCAACGGCTTCACCGACATCAAGCGCTCGACCGTCTTCTCGTTCCAGCGCGGCTCGCTCGACACGCTGCGTGTCGCCGAGGCGATGGGCCGCTTCTACTGGCCGGAACCGGCGGCGACAGGACAGCCTGCGGAACAGGCAGCGGAACAGCCTGCCGCAGCATAATCCCCTTTCGGCCGATTGCAGAAACGGCCCCCGCTCGGGGGCCGTTTCGTTAGGAGGGTATAGACGAAGATGAACGCATCGCAGATGATCGTCAACGAACGCGCCGGGCCGATTGACAAGACCGTGCTCTTGTTCAGCGGAGGTATGGACAGCCTGTGCTACGCGCATCTGCTGAAGCCCGATCTCCTGCTCTACATCCCGACCGGGGCTCGCTACGAGATAACGGAGAGTTGGTGGGTTAGCCAGCTTCTATTCCAGAACATGCTGCCTCCCGAGAGCGAGCTATTGACGTTGGGCGGCGCGCTCGATCTGAGCCGCTACGAGCGTAGCGACATGATCGTGCCGAACCGCAACGCCCATCTGGTGATGCTCGCCTCGCATTACGGCGACACGATCCATCTGTCGTCGGTCGATGGTGACCGCTCGACCGACAAGGACGAGCAGTTCTATGCGCTGATGACCGTGCTGCTCGATCACATGTGGCAGAAGCAGCATTGGTGCGATCCGGCGCGGCGCTTCAAGATCGAAGCCCCGTTCAAGCACCTGACCAAGCGCCAGTTGGTGCAGTTATACTTGGCCGATGGCGGCGATCCCACCGTGTTCCGCGTCAGCTATTCCTGCTATCGCGGCGAGCGCAAACACTGCGGCGTCTGCAAGCCGTGCTTCCGCAAGCGCGTCGCCCTGGAACTCAATTTCATCGTGCTCAAGGATTACTGGGAGCAGGATTTCTGGGAGACGCAATGGTACGTCGATCTGCTGCCACTGATCCAACGAGGCCAGTATCGTGGCGAAGAGGATCGCGATATCATGGAATTTGCCAAACGTATGAGCATTTGAGGAGCGCAACGATGAAATGGATACTGAAGCACCCAAAGGCCACATTCGACATGCTGGGCTTCCTGCCCATGATGTTCGACGACCGCAATCCGCTGCCAGCCCGCGAACAGGCCGACCATAACTACAACCACGGCGGCGGCTGGCAGCCTTTCCCGCATTTCAAAATGACCGAGAAAGGGCTGAAATATCCCGGCGATCCGGTCATGCCGCTACTCGCCGAGGCCAAGTTACGCGACGAAACGATCCGGTTCTACGAATGCGCGTGGGTAGCCATTATCCAACCGGATGGCAGCTACGAAATCTGCCGGATGGATTAACCTTTTTTGCCTTATGGCTTGAATTTTAAGGCATTATTGCATATATATAAATCACAGAAGAACCCGAAGAAAGGACACGACCATGACGTTGTTCATCGATCTCGATGGCGTCTTGGCCGATTTCGACACGGCCTACGCCGCTATAGCGGGCGCACCGCCCAACAAGCTCCTCGACAATGTGGACTGGCGAAAGATCGTCGCGGCTCCCGGCTTCTATGCCGAGATACCGCCGATGCCCGATATGGAGGCCTTCTGGGCCTACATCACGACATTTCCCGATGTCGTGATCCTGACCGGCGTGCCGACCAGCGTGCCGAAGGCCGCCGACGACAAGCGGGCGTGGGTGACCAAGCATCTTGGCGCACACGTCAAGATGATCGCCTGCAAATCGCGGGAGAAATGCCTCTACGCCAAGCCGGGCGACGTGCTAGTGGACGATTGGGAGAAATACCGGGCTAACTGGCTGAAGGCCGGGGGCGTGTGGATCACGCACACCAGCGCCGCCGAGAGCATCGCCGCGCTGGCGGAAATGGCAAGCAAATGAGAAACCCCAAGATCATCAAGCTCTACTGCCCGGTCTGCCATCGCAGCCTCCCGAAGAGCAGACAGCTTTGCCGCTGTCAGCGTGCATCGCGTATGATTCGCGACAAGGAGCAGGCACTGCCGCCAATCGACAAAGCGGCTCAGCAGGAACTGCGGCGACAGTTGCGGCGCAAAATCGAAGGCGGATGGAAGCCCGAAGACATCCGCAAGCTTGGCCCGCTAACTCGTAACTGGCTGTTTGGGTATCTAGAATGAGCACGTTAAACCAAAATGATGGGAGAGCACGTTGCGATTTGTCTGGTTTTATCTGTACATTCAGATGTTCATTTTCGGCGGCCTCGCGACTGCGATCTTCCTCGATTTCGTAAAGGGGCTCGCAAGGCGGCTCGCAAGGCGGCTCGCAAGGCGGTGGCGCGTAATACGGCTCGCAAGACGGCTGTCCAAACCAAGAGAACCCCCAATCGCCGATGCCGACATAGCAGATTAAAAGAGGCCATACGGCCTCTTTTTTCGTAGAGAGTTATTGACATATAGGGAGATACGCCTCATATATACAGTAGTCGAAACGGGCGATGGTGTCCGGTTCCAAGGAGGGAAATCCCCAATGTTCGCTTCCGCCAAAAAAGTGGCGCTCGCTCCCAAAACTACAGCCAAAGGCAAGCCGACCAAGCCGGTCGATCTGATCGAGGGCTGGGAGGAGCTATGCGCGCTCGACGTGGTCAGCAAGGCGCTCGCCGGGCTGGTTACCGTCAAAAAGCTATCGCTCGAAGAGGGACCGATCACCGATCTCCTGGTGACGCGCGGTCTGGCCACCGGCCGCAAGCCGGAATCGCTCTCGCCGGTCGAAGGCGAAGGCAAGGGATCGGCCTACATCGCCAAGCGCTCGACGAAATCGCCGCTCAGCGAGGAGGAGATCGAGTTACTGACCGAGACGGTCGGCGAGGAGGCCCTGCCCAGCTACGTCGAGATGGTCGAAGACCGGCCTGCGCTGCTGGCGGTCAATCCGGAATATGCCAGTGACGAAGCCCTGCTCCGCAAGATCGACCGGGCGCTCAAGAGCGTCAAGGACATCCCGGAGGATTTCATCATCGAGACCGAGGCGGTCTCGAAGACGGTGGTCGCCGACGGGGCGGTCAACGAGATGTTCAAGCTGTCGCCCGAAAAGCTAGAAGCGGTCTTCGCGCTGCTCGCCGGGATCAGCCTGCGGCCGGTCTACGGCGCGAGCCTGGAGAAAGCCTGGGAGGCGATCCGGGCACTGCTCCCGGAGGCCGCCGGCCTGCCAGAGAAGCCGAAGGCACGGCCCGTCCCGGTCATGCGCAGGGCAGGCTAACAAGAACAGACAGCGGGATGGTCTTCTCCTTCGGGACTGCCGGTGGCCCGAACTCCCGCACACCGGTCCTAGTAACTCCCCGCAAGGAATGAAATGAAAATCGATCCAAACGCCATCGGTATGTGGGCAACAGCAATCACCTTCGGACTATTGCTCTGGCAACTCGGCTACCTTTGAATCTGACATGGCTACTTGACATATGGCGCAATATGCCCCATATATAAAGCGGACGAAAAAGGAGAAATCAATGTCCGTCAACGCCAAATCCCTCCTCGCGAAAGCCCTAAAAGCGGCCAAGGCCGATGCTTCTATCGGCTTCTGCATCGCCTGCGGCAAGAAGGCCAGCGGCGTCGAACCGGACGCACGAAAATATCCGTGCGCGGGCTGCGGCAAGAACGCAGTCTACGGTGCCGAAGAAATCGTCATGATACTGGCCTAAAGGAACCACGATGACCGTTCTACCAAACACACATATCTCCCCTGAGACGGCCTACGTGGTCGAAAATTACCCTTATAGCTGGAAGCTGCGCTGCCAGATGCGCTACTGGCTGGAATTCCAGCCGAAGAAGGGCTTCCGCCTGTGGATGCAGACGAGCAATCCGAAGCGCGGCGGCATGTGGAACAAGCCGAAGGCTGGGACGTATTCGAAATTCGGCGCGGCGCTCTATCTCGACGAAAACGGCCACGTCAAATGCGCGGGGCTGTCGGAATATTCCAGCGTCGAGGAATGCGAAGCCTTCGTCGATATGTATCTTGCGGGCGTGCCCGCCGCTGGCCAGAAGATCACCAAGGCGTGGCTGGCCGCAAAACAGGCTTATTGGATACGGCAGACCAAGCCAATCGATCCGGTCGCCGCTGCACACGCGCGCATCGCCTTCGGCAAGACGCTTGTCGCGGAGGAGGAGAAGCCACAGTGACTGACCGCCTAACTCTAGCACATGCCCTCGAAGAAGGGGGCATTTTACGCGAGGCCGCCGAGCACATCGCGACCGAGATTTTCGGTGCAATCCATAGCAATGTTGCCACTAAGACTGATCTCCGCGAATTGGAACAGAAATTCGAGATTCGCTTCGAAGAAACCCAACACCTGATCACCCGCATGACCATTGCTCTCGGTGCCATAGTCATCGCAGCGGCAGGCATACTGCATTACTGGAAATAGTCGATGAAATACGACAGCTTCCGTTATCTTTATCCGCCACGCCCCGAGACCAAGATCGCACCAACTGATCTCGGCGTGATCGAGAAGCAGGGCTGGATCGGGCAGGCCAAAATGAACGGCACGCTCTGCACGATCTACGTCAGCAACGACGGCTCAGTGGCGATGGGACGCCACGGCCCGGACCATGTCCTCGACTGGCAGCCGGGCGCTCCGTGGCAGGATTTTACCAACACACTGGAGGGCAGTGGCTGGTACGTCTTCGTCGGTGAATTGCTGCATTCGAAGGGCGTCGGCGTGCGCGACACCATCGTGCTGTTCGATCTGCTGGTTGAAGACGGCGACTATCTCGTCGGTAAATCCTACGGCGTGCGGCTCGCCCGACTGACGCAATTGCTCAATATCTACGGCCAGCCGCGCCGCCTGGAACTGACGCACAGAGAGTATAATGAAGGCGTGTGGCTAATCGAGAGCCGCGCACGGGCCTTCCGCGAATGGTTCGACGCGCCCGCGCCCGCGATGGTCGAAGGGCTGGTCTTTAAACAGTGTGACGCCAAGCTGCAACTATGCAGCCGAGCGACCGCCAACAAGAACTGGCAGGTTAAGTGTCGCAAGCCAAAGGCCAATGTGAGCTTTTAAGGAAAGACAGCATGACACTACAACTCGGTGCTTTGCGCGACGCGTTGCTAAATGCAGGCGCGACCGCCGACAAGGCCGATAAAGCAGCGGAGGAACTGGCTGGCTACGAAAACCGCTTCGCCGGGATCGAGACACGGCTCGCAGTTCTCACCTGGATGGTTGGTTCCAATATCGCTGTTACGATTGGCCTTCTCTGGCTGCTAATTCGCACCGCCAGCAAAGTTGGAGCCCTATGATGATGCTCCTCGTCCTGTGGGCCATCGGTCATTTCCTGGAGACACAGTAATGCTGCCACATCCTGCCGCGCTAAACGTCGCCTTCACCACGATCAAACGGAGGCGACAACACTGCTGGTGCTGGCCGATCCTGGCCATAACCTGCGCTGCATTCGCATGGATGCTCATTCATTCGTAAAGGACCGAACTATGCCCAAAGCCCCTAATCCCGCCAAGACCATATCGCCGAGGCAGTGGCGCTCGATAATCTCGAAGATCAAGCGCCACAAGGAAGCCATCGCCTACCACCGCGACGCGCTCCGCGATATCCACTACGATCTGGACCAGATTATCGAAAGCACCAACGAGGGGCTGCAATCGCTCGACGTGGCGCTCGATCAACTATCGGAGTTCCTATGAGCTTTGAGAAAGTGCTGCTGGAAGCCGGTTACGCCTGCTCGCGCCAGCTTGCCGACGGCAATTGGCTGGCGGTCCAGCGCCAGATGTACACCACGGGCCTGTTCCTGATCCGCGACGGCGACGAATGGGGATACGAATGCCGCTGGTGCTACGAACACACCGTGCCCGCCATCATCGCCCTCAATCTGTGGAACGGGATCGGTGACGATCCGCCGGGGCCGTGGGTAAAGCAAAAAGGCCGGAACAGCACCGGTCGCGGCGTTGATCGGCTTAACCCAAAACTGGCCGACGAGAAGGCAGAATTCTGATGAGCGGCTGGAATCTTCCGCCCGGCGTGACCACGGTGATGATCGAACACGCCTATGGCGGTCCCGAGGGGCCGTGCGCCGTCTGCGGCCTCGTGATCGACGACTGCATCTGCCCGGAATGCCCGGTCTGCAACGGCGTCGGCGATCCCGTCTGCTACGACGGCGGACGCCGCTGGTACACCGAAGAGATCGGTGGACAACGCGTGGACGTGGAACGTGAAACGCCCGGCCACGGGCTGGTCCGCACGGCGGCCCAGATCGAGCAGCGCCGCAAGGCCGACGAATATCTGGCCGAAGAAGCCGCCGCCGACCGTCAGTTCAACGACGATGAATTTATCTGGTCGGTCCTCGAAAGACCGCCGCACAGCAACGCAGAGCGCGACTGTCTGGTCGGGCTCGCCGCTGCGATCCAGGCGTGGTTGGTCGATCAGGGAATTATGCGACTGGTCGGACCGCCATGACAAAGCCGAAGCCCGATCTGGCCTTTCTCGACAAAGTCCACGCATGGACGTTCAACAAGCGCACCGATACCGGCAATCTGCTATCGCGCGAATGTCAGATGGTTCAGGCGCGGCTGCGCAGCAAGCTGCGGACGGCGCAGCGCTTTATCGTTGATGACGACGCGGTCGAGATCGCCGCCGGGCTGTCGCGGGAATTCAACCGGCTGGAGGCGTGGTCGTTCCTCGCCCGCCTGCCCTACGACACGATGTGGCTTCAGTTCAATCTGCACCACAAGATCGAATGCATGCGCAAGCTCGACGACCGCATGCTGCCGCTCGACGCCGATCTGGTTTCTCCGGTGCTCGGCTATCTGCTGTTCCGCGACGACACCGGGCCGTCGCCGGTCTGGATCGCGCATGAGTTTTATCAGGCCGACGACGGCAAGCCGTTCATCGGCATGCTGGCCTTCGTGTTCGATCCCGAGGGCGACACGATGTGGCCGATACGCGGCTCGAAATACTGGCGCTCGCCGACGCTGTCGCTGCGCAAGGGCTTCCCGCGCATGAAGATCACCGTGGAATGGACCGGTGCCGTCCGCGACGATCAGCCTGCTACCATGCCGATCACAGCCGATGCCGCGCCGGAGATCGCGCTCTGCGGCATCTACGAGCCGGTCAAGGAGGCGGAAGTTACGATGGACGCCGACGGTATGCATGCCACAGGCGATTTCGTCACAGCGCCTTCCTGGTTCATCAACCGTGGCGCGGTGATCGTCGATCCATGGTGGGACCATTATCTCGCCCATCGCTGGCAGGACGACACTGAGCGCGTCAACCAGTTGATCCTGTTTCAGATCAACGAATGCCGTGGCGCGATGAAATTCCTGATCACGCTGCTGGGGGCGATCAACGGCCTGCCCCGCGATGTGAAGCCGATCCTGACGCGTTCAGGCAAGCGGCCGGTCGGGATGAACATGCTGCCCTATCTCGGGCACAGCCATCTGCGGCTGACGATCCCGCGCGACAACCGCGTCGTCTGGGCGCGCAGGACGCTCGACCATGCCGCAGGCAGCAGTGAGACGCGGCGACAGCATCCGGTCCGGGGGCACTGGCGGATCGTCGAGCGCGGCAAGAAAGTTACATTCCTCTGCCGCCACATGCCGACGATGGTCGAGCATGGGCTGGGCATCTGCGAGAACTGCGAAATGCTGATCCGCTGGATACCGCAGCATGTGCGTGGCGATCCCGAAAAGGGCATGGTCGATCACGATCTTTACGAGGTAACTGTCTGATGACACTCAAAGAAATCGAAGAGCTATGGGAACTCGCCCGCGTCATTCACGAAGCCAGACGCGATCTCGCATGGGGACCGGTCGTAGGCCCAAAGAAGGAGAAATGGCCTAGGTTCCACAGGAGCTATACACACAATCCAATCGCCTACGTCGATCTCGCTCTTGCCAGCGCGAAGGCAGTCACAGACACCTTCAAGATCGATCTCGCGGCTTGAATTTCACGGCCAGATGCCCTATATGTAAAGCGGACGCGGGAGATGGTTTCCGGTCCCGAATAGATTGTGAGGTGTCGAATGAGCCGTCATGTTCACTTGCATTTAGGCGATGCCTTCAAAGAAGCGAAGCATCCGCGTGGTAAAGGGGGAAAATTCTCCAAGGGTGGCGCGGCTTCTGGTACAACTGAAGAGCAGCGTCATCAACAACGGATAAAGACCGCTCATAGTTTGGGTGTTGAGCCTGAACACATGTACCCAGAGCACCGTAGGCGTTTTAGCGATCCCAGATTAAAAGGAGAAATACAGGGCAAATGACGACGGGACTGATGACAAATCCGGCCCAAATCCGCCAGTTCACGCTAGCCGGTCTGGCAACGCTGACGCTCAAATCGCTGCGTACCGAACGCCATTACACGTACAAGATCAAGCAGGCGGTCGATAAGGAGACGGGCGAAGAGAAGGCGCTGTGGTTCGTCGCGGTCCTGGCCAATGGCGAGGATTACAAATACATCGGCTGCATCGCTGGCGCGGCCGAGACGTTCAAGCTGACGGGCGGCAGCAAATTCACCGAGGATGCCGGTTGCGTCAAGGCGTGGCGGTATTTCTGGACCGGGATTACGGCCGGTGCGGTTAAGCCGGAACTTGAAATCCGGCACGAAGGACGCTGCGGCCGGTGCGGCCGGGAACTGACGACGCCAGAAAGTATTGATACCGGATTTGGTCCCGAATGTTCGGCCGTACTCGGTGTCCCCTGGATGACGCGGACATGACCAAGGAAGAATTATGGGAAGAGCAGATGACCGCAGACATCGAGAACAAGCGCGCCGATACCGACTATAAACGAACGATGCTGCGTTGGGAGCCGTGGAAGGCAATTCTTGCGGCAGTAGCCGCAACCGCTGCCTTGGCAGGCTTTACCGGCTACAAAATCGGCACGGTAACGCCTCCCACACCGCCGATCATTATTAACATACCAGCGCTGCCGAAATCTTAGATGGAACAAATTTGGTCCCTCCTGAATTGGATTTCCTACGGCTTGATCGTCGCCGCCGTAGTACTATTGCCACACTCTATCTACAGTCGAGCCATAGTAGTAATACCGGCGGCATTAATTATTATTATTATTATGATTGAACGCGCAAGGAAGCTGTAATGGCATTAACTCTAGATCAGCTAGTCGAGAGCGGCGTCAAGCACGCGAAGCACATCCTGCTGAAAAAGCGCGAGCCGCAGATGCAGGCTTTCTACACGCTGATCTCGAATACGGGCGAAATCATCATGCTACCCTGCACATTCACCAACGATTTCGAGAAGGATGTGACGGTCGCGACGGTCAAGCTCACGGCAGAAATAAGCAACGCGGTCATGGCGCTCTACGTCGCTGAAGCCTGGATGCTGAGATTGTCCAAGCCGCTGACACCGTGGCATGCCGACCGAACGATGGAAAATCTGCCGCGTCCGTCGCAGAGCCCGGACCGGATTGAGGTTGTCCATTGCGTGGCCACCGACGGCACCACCGTCAAAGCCTGCGCTTTGCAAATGGTGCGAGACAAGCCCGGCGGTAAACTAATTTCCCTGGTTCCGATGCCCGAATTAGACGGCGGCAACGGGAAGAACTATATGGGCAGAATGATCGATGGGATCATCCCATCGAGAAAGGAAGCACCACAATGAACAAAGACTTATCGCGGCTGAGCACGGCCGAGGAGCTATGGCTCTGGCGCATCCGCCAGCCGGTGACCGTCCAGCCGGAAAGCCGCTACATACGCAGCACGATGACGCGCGGCGAGGCGGCGAAGTTTCTTGGGATAAGCCTGGAACGCTACAAGAATTTGGAAGCGGGGCGGCGCATCAACGTCGCGGTCGAGGAACTGCCGTCTCTCGCCTTCCTGCGCATGCCGCGTCCGGAGATTTCGCTGCGCGAGCAGCTTATCCTGGCCCGCCACCGCTCCGGGCTCTACATCCGCCAGATCGCCGAGGAATTCGGCATGTCGCACACCAGCATGCTGACGCATGAAGACGCAGCATCGCGACGGCTGATCGACTACTGGTCGAGCAAGGGCTTCTTTGGCTGGGCATTACCGCCGGAAATCGAGCCCAGGCCGGTTCGCCCGGTCCTGCTCCGCCGCGCGCCAGCACCACCGCCACCGCCAGTCGTATATCCCGCGCGGCCGGTTCTGCTACGCCGCACGCCAGTATCGCTGCCGCCAGTCGCACATCCCGCGCGGCCGGTTCTGCTGAGCCGTAGTGAGCGTAACCAAGCAGCGGCCTGATCGAGGTATATAAATGGCATGAGCAAGGAACGGGGAGGCAGACATGAGCAGCAAAGTAAATCGATCAGTTTATGATTGCTATGAGCGAGCCGCCCCCGATGAGGAGATGTTCATCCTGCTGGGCCGCGACCGGCATGCGGCGGCTCTCGTCCGCCTGTGGGCCGAGATGCGCGAGCGCGAGGGCGAAGACCCCATCATCGTCGAGGAAGCGCGCGAATGCGCCGCTCGTCTGGAACAGTACGCGCAGGCGCTGGGCAAACCGGTGATGAACATGAACAGCATCGTGATGTTCGCCACCACGCTGCGGCAGGAAAAGGAAGCGGCAGTGGCAGCCCCGCCACCGCAGGAAGCCGTCACGTCAGGCTACGCCCTCGCGGTCAACGAGATCGTCATGGTAGGCCACGGCGGCCCCGCCAAGCTCATGCGTATCTTCCCCGACAATGCCGAAAACGAAGCGGTGCGCGGTAAAGTCAATGTGCAGTTCCCACGCTCGCCCGGACCGGTGACGGTCGATGCGATCCAGATACGCCGCGCAATGCCGGAGGAAGTGGAACAATACCGGTTGGCCGGGGGCCGCCTGTGAGCGATACCGCAGCCGAGCTAAGATTGCTGTCGATGGCAGACGAAAAGCACAGATTTGCCATCGAGATGAACTACCAGTTCAATGAAGCGCTTCAAGCAGCCTTTGAGCGTGGCATCGATGAACAGTGGTTCACACTGGTCGATGTCTCACAGATGGCGGATGGACATATCGGACCGGGATATTTCCGTGTCTTCCGTCTGACCGATGCCGGATTAAATAAATTGAAGCTATTGAGATTACGCCAAGAGGCCAACGCCAAGGCCGAGGGAGCCGCGCTGGATGCGTGGGAAGCCAAGTGTACTTGATGGACACCGTAGCGAACGCGGCCATGCTCGTTCGCAACAGCGGTATCAAGAACGATCCGCTGCTGAAAATCTTCCCGCTGCTGAACCAGAAGATGATCGGTGCGCCACGCTTCCTGCTCGACGAAAACACGATCCACACGGCGGTCGAGCTAACATTGGGACGCCCAAAAGTGCTGCTGGAGGCAATGCGCCATCTGCGCGTGCCTTATCCGCATATCTGGTGCGAATGGCCAGAGAACGGACGGGCCAAGCTGCGTGAGGTGTTCGGCTATCAAAACCAGATCGGTCCCGACCGCCCGCTGCCCCAGCGGCTCGGCTTTTTCCTCGAATGCACCGACGAGGACGGGCGCAAGGGACACGTCACATGGTGCTGGACATCGCCGGATCACGAGGCGCTGAACGGTGAGACGATCCCGCTCGCAGGCAATTTCCCCAACATCGCGCCGATCTCGCCATTCTTCGATCTCGATGGCCGCGTGGACCAGCCCAGTGACAAGATCGCTGGCTTCCTGCGCGGCAATCTCTGTCGCCTGTGGCGTGATAACCCCGTGCAACTCGAAGCCCTGTTCGACATCTGGCGCACCGCCGTGCACGGCCCCAATGAATGGGGCTACGATTATCTCGCCATCCTACAAAGACAAGGGATGCTCGAAGACCAGCTTCCCAATATGTGGGCCGATGTCTACGGGGAATACATCATCATCTGGGCGATCCTGCTGCTGCTCACATCGAGCCGCAAGACGGTCGATTATCGCCCGGTAGACCGGACGCGGATCAACAAGCTGCGGGCAAAGCGCAGGCAGTCGCTGCTGTTCGATCATACCGAAATCGTCATGCATCTCGGCGAGCAGCACATCGTCGGCCAGCACCGCCAGCCATTGGGTTATGCGCGAAAATCGCCCCGCATTCACATGGTGTCCAGCTACCTGAACCGGCGTGGTGACAAGCACTGGATTACAAAACCCTTCACACGTGGTAGCGGCGAGACCATCCATAGGCAGATTAAAGTAAGAGCTTGAGCTATGGAACTACGAATTATCATGACCGACCATCTCGATGCACCGTCGTATCAACCGCGCTATGCGATCCTGCGCAACAAGAGCGCGGCCGAGGTCGAGGATTTTGCCAGAACACACCCGCGCGTCTTTGTCTTTGCGTTCGCAACGCTATCGATTGAGGATTGCCCAGACTATTCCAGCCTCGCGCCACCGGATGAGCCGGATATCATGATGCCTGAACACCGCCATTACATTGTTCAACCAATGTACCTCGGCAACTTCGACGAGCCCGAGAAAGCGATTCGATCAGTCATCGAGCAGGTGTTCGGCGAGGACCACACCAACAACGCAATCGAGATCATATGAGCTTGACGTTTTCCGGTGGGGAAATCCGCATGAACAGCAGCGACTGGTCAAAGCCTGTCCAGGGCAAGCCGGTCGGCTACCAACTGACCGTCGTCAATCCCGACGATCCGCGCTTCGGCGCGGATGCCAGAGCCGAGACGATGGAGCCGCTGCTGGAATTGAACGAGCAGCTTGCCGTGCTGGGGTATGAATTCATGAAGCTGGAACGTATCTATAGGAGCTAGGACATTGCTATGTCGATCTCCTACCGCTATCCCTACCGCTACATCGCCAGCAAACCGGTAAAATTCGAACAACTTGGTGACGCCCGCTGGATGTATGTCGAAGCGCCGCCGCATCTCGCCAACAACATGGCAGGCTGCCCGGTCAGCAAGCACGAATACGGCGTCATCGCCACCGACCGCTTCCTGTTGGAATCGGTCCAGAACGCGGCCGGGCTGACACCCATCAAAGCAATGGCAGACCATCAGTTTGACGGAGCATAGCCAAGGCCGGGCGCGACCGGTGCAAGGCTAGGGGGGCCGACGGTGGAGAGGGACACAGAGCGCGACGGCGCTCTCCTCGCAGAAGCTAGCGGCCCCCCGGCGCTTTTCGAGAGGAAGAGGATCGTTTGACATGAGCATGTCTGGTCCGATCAGGTGGGTGAAGCAACCATACATCCCCGAAGGCAAAGTAGCGCTGTTACGCGACGGCAAGCTTGTTTGGTATGGAAATTTATCCGATCCGTTCGACGATGCCGACATGGACGAGATGCATCTCAACCCGGCCGATTGGAAAGCACTGGCCAGGACGCTAGCCGAAAAATCGCCATAGAAGCCCGTAGACACGCAAAAGGGGCCACTGACTGGTGTAGCACCAGCCCGGCCCCTTTCGCTTACCAGCGGCCCTCAGAACGGCCCTGACAGGCTAATCCCTGGACGGCGACATCCCCAACGGCGCTTTGTAATGGCTCGACCGGTGTATCCGGTGGTGGCGGGCCGGAGGCTCGACGTAGCGCGCGTGATGATAGCGATGATGGCGGTAATGGCGGCGATGATAACGATGCGTCGGATAGTTCTCCGCCACGCTTGGAGCCGGAGCCGGGGGCGCAGCGACCACCGGTTGCGGCGCATAAGCGATCTGAGGCGGTGGTGGCGGGGGCGGCGTAGGAGCAGCACACGCTGCCAGCATAGCAACGGCAACAAAGCCAAGGACAAGGACACGCATGGCGGTTTCCTCCTCTTCTAAAGTTTAGTTAGTGTGATGTACCAGATTCCGGTTCCGGTGTTGGTTCCGTTGGTTCAGGTTCCGGATCGTGGGGTTCTTGCTTCACGACTGGTGCCGGTTGATCAGGTAGTTCCGGTGCCGGTATCAGCGGCACGGACGGTGGTGGCGGCGGGGGCGGTGGCACATTCGGCAGCGGCGGCAGGCTGCCGCGCACATTCGGCAACACCGCCGTCTCGCTGTAGCTGAAGCCAAGCTCTTCGAGCTTCTTGACCAGCATCTCTTTCTGCTGTTGCAGCGCACTTCCGATAACGTTCAGCGACGCCCCGTCACTGAGCGGCGGATCGAGCGAGATCACCGTCGCCACCGGAGGCTTGCCGCTGCTGGCGATGGTCAGGCTAAGCAGCGAACCGTCCTTTAAATCAACAATAGCCCGCTCAATCAACGCAAGCTGCCACTGCATCCGGGCCGCTTCCGGAATTTGATTGATGTCTGGCATCAAACTTTCTCCCTAATGGATCGTGGCGTTCTGTAGCTCTTGCACCTGTAGCGTCAATTCCTGCACCGCCTTGACCAAGGCGGTCAGCACATCGTTGTAACTCAATGCTAGCGTTTCATTCGCCGTGCAAAGAATGACAGCGCCCGGCAGAATTTCATCGACATCCTGCGCGACAAGGCCACGGCGTGTCGTTCCGTCACCGCCTTTATAGCGGAAGGTGACAGGCTTCAGCCGCATAATGGCAGGAAGAACGTCCTCGCGTATCTCGGCAATATCTTCCTTCAGCGATCTGTCCGACGGATTGAAGCTTTGAGCAAATAGATTGCCGAACTGGTCGAGATACATTCTATCGACGGTATTGAATGACCAAGTCGTAGTAGCATCTGCCTGATGGCCCCAAACCCACGTATTGCCGTTATTGCCGCGCTGAAGCTCGACAACACCACCATAAGAACTGATGATGCCAATTCCCGCCCCAGGAGCATCCGAAACAACGTCGATGTTGGCGGTAGAATACATCCCGCGAGCGTAAAGGCTGCCGCTCGGTGCATAGACCGCATAACCGCCCGCCCCCGCATAGATAGGCGAGCCGGTGTACATATAGCCACCATTGTTCTGCCACACCACTCCACCAATATTTATATAACTGGCAGTCCAGATGGGATTTGGCGTGTACATCTGTTGGCCGTTGTTTTGCCAGACCATCCCGGCAATGTTGAGCGAACCGCTCATCGTAATGTTGGCGCATTGCACGATACTGCCGGCAAAATATCCATTGCCGCTAGCGACATTGAGATTGTTGTAGACCGTCAGTCCGTTGTAGACAGAGCCTGCACCATTGATCTGCCAATTACCGCCGACAACGCCGCTGGCATAGACCGTCACAGTCCCGGCAGTGTCGATTTGCAACCGAATTGCGCCAGCACTTTCATCGGTAATAGCAAACGGTCCGTTGCTTTGACAGCCGACAGACCAGTCACGAGTTCCACCGACGATATAATGTTGGCGAGCATAATATCCGGCATCCGCGTAGACTTGCAGAGGATCGTTGCCGCTTGGGATGTAGCAACGCGTTCCTGCGTTTAGATAGGCGTAACCATTGGTTTGAAATGTCCCATACACATTAGTCGGATTGTGCAAATTTATCGGTTGACCGCCTCCCGAATAGATATCGGTTGGACCGATTGAACCGGAGCCGATTAGAATTCCGTTAGACGCGCTCATCCCAAGCATCGTCCGACCGATGCCGCCGACATCGTTACCCAAAATATAATGGTTGTTGGTGAGGACGATATTCTCAGAATAAATGACCGAAGCGGTGTTGTCGAAATATACGTTGGCCGTCAGATTGTTGCCGATATGGATGTTGTTGTCGGACAGCAAACCGATGACGCGGCGGATGTTGTTGCCGGTGTCCCTGCCGCTCCAGGAATAATTATTTTGGGTGACTGGTACACCATTGAATATCACGTTCGGCGACGAACCGTCATTGATGGTGACGTTGTTATCGGCTGATTTGACGATCAGACCACGCGCCTGCCCGGTGGTATCACGACCGAAATACCATGTGTTGTTGTTTAGAATGGTCGAGATGCCGGTCTGGAACAGAATGTTGCCGACCATCGTGCCGCCCGCGAGAGGGAGATAGGCACCAAGATCGGGACCAGCGGGGATCAATGCCGAGACAAAATCGGCGAGTGCTTGCTGCCACAGAGCAATCCAGTTTATCTGACTACCGTCATCGGGAACGTAGGTTTGCGTCTCGTCGCTGATCCACAGACACAGGCTGCTGGCGACAAAGGTCGCCTGTCGTATTGCGCGGTTGTTGAACGCGCTGATCGCGATCCCAGGCATGTTGCCGGTGGCCAGCAACGGATCGGTGAAATAGGCAGGAAGCCCTTCGAGATTGGCTCCCGTGCCGATGGCGACCGCCTTGAAATCGGTCCCGGCCGGTGTAAAGGGTGTTGGCACGAAGGGAACAACGGCCCGTCCGTTTGTCTGCCCGTTTGCCGGGAGAGCAGCAGTTTCATCGCTCATTCAGTTCTCTCCCCTTATCCCTTGTAATCCCATTTGGTGTTGCCATCATCCCAGGCGGTCGATGTCGCCGTCCTGGCGGCGGTGCCCGTCGTTGTCGGAGCATCCCAAAGAGTTCCGACGCCTGGGATGTACGACTGCCCCGGCGTCAGCATCAGCCCCCAATAGCCGGTGTCCCAGCCGTGGACTGCATCGGACGCAGCGTCCCAGGCGAAGAACGGCACGCCCGGTGTCGGTTGCAGCGCGTAGGCGCGAAGCTCGATCCCTTCGGGGCGCAAATCCATTTGCCCGGTGGTGAACAGGGACAGCAGCACATTGTCTATCGGCCCGCTCGACAGCAGCCCGTAGAGCATCGTCATGTTGCCGTAATCCTGGATGATAACTTTGATGCCGGTGTACTGGAACAGCGTGTCCCATGCCGAATAAGCCGTCGGGACCGAGCCGTTCCAATGATTGGCGATCACCGTGGCGTAGAGCAGCAGGCGGTAATGATAATCGTCCAGCCGCTCTATCGAATTGTCGGCGTCGGCCGGTCCCTTCCAATTGGCTTGGTTCCAACCCAGCCCTTCCTCGTCCCAGGAGAAGAAGCCCGCAGGAATTTCGATCCAACGGCTCTTGCCCACCCACTGCCCGGTGAAATCCTCCTGCTGGCCGATGCAGTAGTCGAGATCGAACAGCCCCGAGAACCCGGCGACAAGCTGCTGATCCTGGATCATCGGATCGACGCTCATGCCCACAGTCGCCATGTAGCGCGGGCGCTGGTTGTGTTCCGATGTGATGTGGTCGAGATAATAGTTGGTGTCGTAGGTGGGAAACGGCGGTGGATACGGCGGCAGCGGCTCGATAATCTCGGCGATCCCGAACCACAATCTCGTCGCCGCGCCGATCCTGCCGATCAAGAACGGCTGTTGCGGCCCCGCCAGACCGCTCAGCATGGTGCTGCCGCTGATCGAGCCTGCCAGCCGCGTGCCGTAATTCCCGGTGGCTAGCTGCGCCGTGCTGGTGGCCAGGATACCGCCCGACAGACGCACCGGCTGGGGCGACAGCCTGGGCGCAGCAAAGGACGCTCTCGCCGCCGCCCTGATCGTACCGGCTATATGCAGCACCAGCGCGGCAGGCGTAATGGCTAGCTGCGCTGTCCCTGCCGCACTGGTACGGCCCGCCAGGAAGAGGCGCATCCCCGGCGTCCGGAGACGGGCGGAACCGCTCGCGGTAATCCGCCCCGCCACCAACTGAAGGACGGTCGGCGGCGTGACAAAGACCAGCGGCTGGATTTTTACTTGTGACTGCGCTGCCGTGCGGCCTGCAATCTGAATCAGGATCGCAGGACCAGTAAAGATCGGTATTTGGATTTGTACGCGGCCTTGCGCCGTTATCCGGCCTGACACTTGCGTAAAATTCAGACCGAACACCAACGGCCGAACGATAATCTGTGCTCGCGAGAGTATATTTCCCGCGAGTGAAATAGGCGTGGCCGTAGGATTTACATCGGCGGCCATCTAACGGCGCTAAGCAAGGGCGATGGTCAGCGCATTAGCCGGAAACGTCGCCTGGACATTGGCAATAATTGACTGCGAAGCCACTTTGCGGATCATCCCGTCGCCACTGGTCGCCGTGTTGACAACATTACCGGCATTGGTGACGGTGAAGGTGTCGGTGAGCGAATTGGACACCACCAATGGTCCGGTAAGGCTGCCCGCACTATACGTCGGCGGCGTGCCGCCGTATTCGGTCGAATACATCACGGTGTCGCCGTTCAGCATGCCGTGTCGTGGCGACGTGATAACTCCCGGAGACGCGGCGGAGATCGAACACGGCAGCCAGGAGAAGCCACCGAAGAAATCCCACGCCATCAGATTACCGGCCGTCAAGGCATCGTAGATGCCAAAGCCGATGATCGTGCCCCAGCCCGCCGTCGATGTCGGAAACACAATCGGATTGGCGTTCTGGCAGAGGCTCGGCGACACGCCTGTCGGCGTCGCCCAATCGCCCCCGGCCGTGGCGACACGGGCATAAGCCCCTCCTGATACCTCGGTAAAGCCGGTGCCATCATCCAATCCGGTCGCGGTGAACAATGCGACATAGGCAGGCCGCATCGCAAAGATCGCCGCCTTACCGGTCATGTGTTGCAACACGCCGCTCGCCATGTAGCTCGTTAGCCCAGTCATTATGCCGTTACTCCTCAACTAACGGTTATCGTGATCGTCGTGGCGTCGCAGGTCGCCGCCTCGATATACGAGATTATGACATCGGCAGCGGCGGTTGCAGCGCCGCCACGCGATTGCAGGACGCTGGTTACGTCGTAGGTTAGCCCATCCGGTTCGGCTAGCTGCGTCGCCGCGATCAGCTTGGTCAGATAGCTGTCATAGCCAATCGGCAACGTGGTCAGGAACAGAATGATCTGATTGACGATTTCCTGTTCTATCGCTTGCGTAAAACCGGCCAGCGCCGTCAGCGCGATGTCGATCTGGATCGGCACCAGTGACAGTTCGAAGAAATTGATCTGGGACGGGATGCCGCGCGGATCGTAGACGATCAGCGATGTGGTGCCGTAAGTGGGCGAGCCGGGCGTCTTGCGCAGCGCGATGGCATTGGCGATCTGCTGTGCATCGCCCCCCTCCACCACCGCCGCCATCGAATTGGCCGGGATGCCGTTGGCGTCCGGGGCACCGGTCGGGTTCTCATAGACCATGACGCGCTGAACACCGGCCAAATTCTCGATTGCGCCCTGAATGCCGAACACCACCGTCTGCGATGGATTGGCTACCGATTGCATCTGTCGCCGCCGTAGTTGCGCATCACTCTCGACCGGGGCACCGGGGACGGCAGGGACGGTATTCTCCACCGTCTGCCAGTTGAGGACCGGCGTCACGATACGCGTTATTGTTTCCGCTTGAGCGGTGATCGCGCCCGGTGTCGTACTGGTGGCCGTCACCGTAATTTCGCCCTCCGGCGGGATGATCACGCCTGCGGGCAACTGCCACTGCGACTGAAGATTGAGATTGTCGGCGACGATGCCGTTGCTGATATCCGTTCCAGCTTGTCCGACACAGCGGACAAGGACGGTACTGAACGAGCTTCGTTGCCGCCGGATGCCGTTGATCTTGACCACGCTCGACAGCCCCACGCCGACCGCGAAGCTCGGGCTGTAGGACAGATAGGTAGCGGCAATCGTCATGTTGGTGTCGTTGATCGCCGAAGCGATTATCGCCACCCATTGCCCATCCTGCGTATCGGCATCGAGATCGATATCCGCCCCGTAGATTGCCCGATACTGGTTTTGCAAATACGTCAGTACGTCCGTAAACATCGGGACGAAGACGCCATTGGCGTCGATGATGGTAATCGGAAAAGCCATCAGCGCCTCGGTGTTGGTGACGGCAAGCGACGCAGCAACGGTGGTGACGGCAGCCGTTGCGGCATGATCGTAGTGGGAGCGGGTACGATGTGGATCGTCGGCAGCGTCTGGCCAACCTGTGAAATGTTCAGATTGAAGGCGCGTCCATAGATTGTGTCGATGGTCGCGTTGACCGCAAACGCGCGGGTGTTGGGATTGACCGAACTAAAATAGCTGACGATTGCTACCACGCCGGTCGTGCCCAGAATGCGTTCACGGATTGCCGCATCGCGCGACAACTGTGTATGCACACCGAGGATGCGGCCTTGCCTGACCACTAGATCATTAAGCGGGAAACCGCCCCACGGAGTTCCCTCAGTGGTATCGAGAAACCATTCGCCAGCATACAACAGCAGCCGCGTCCTGACCGACTGCCCCACCGCTTCTGGCTGATTGTGCCAGAAATCGGCGGAGCCGTGGCCGAACTGCATGTCGTAATTGGCGTCGAGCTTCCGGTAGCGCATTAGCTCACGGGGAGCATCGGTGGCGTCGGCCGGTCCGCCCCGTTGCCCGGCTGCGGCTGCTTCTCCGTCTGCTGCTGCAATTGCGTGCTAATCGCCTGGATCAGCGGCGCGGCCAGTTCATAAGGCGCTTTGACCAGGGCCGCCATGACGTTGTTCCACTGCTGGGCTTCCAGCGTGACGGCAAGCGGTGTGTTTGGCGCGATAGGCTCCATGATGCCCTCCTTGGGCTGGTGGTGGACCGGGTTTTGGATTTGGGCGTCCTCCTCGGAGGCACGCCCGCCAATTAAGCCTCACGCCGCCCTGTCGATCAAGACGGTCGCATGAGACCCTTTTTACGGAACGATGATCTCTTCGACCGCTTCCAGCCGCTCGGCAAGCTGCTGCACCGCCCCGATCAGATGCGCCACCAGCGCCAGAAGATCGACGGCCAGCAGGCTGTCCTGTTCGACCACCGCATTGGGCATGTAATCCCGCACATCCTGGGCCGTCACGCCGACATCGACATGGCGCTGGATGCCGCCGCCGCTGCTGATGGTATCGCGGTCGTAGGACACCAGTGACAGATTGCGGAGCACGGCAAGGCAATCGGTGTCGGCCGGTTCGATATTCCATTTCAGCGAGGCATCGCTGTTTTGATAAAAATTATTGGCGTAGGCGTCGCCACCAACATTCAATTGTGCGCCGATGCTCGCATTGCCTCCCGGCACGCTGAGAGCGGTGCCGCCACCATTAATACTAAGACCGAAGATGGTAGACGTACCGGAGGCAGCCGTTATTGCGCCTGCCGCATAGACACTACCATTTGGAACATAGACCGCGTTGCCGCCGCCATTGATCTGGATTAAGCTAAAGACAGATGTGCCGCTGTTAGAAACAAGCTGCGCGTTGGCGGTTATAGAACCAGCCGCGTAGATATTGCCGTTGTTTGCATAGATCGCAGTACCGCCGCTGGTAGCCGTCAGTACTCCGTTGACGGTTACGGCACCACCGACAGTGAGCGTTGAATTGGCGGTTAAGGGAACGTAGCACGTGACGCCACCAGACTGAACATATAAAAAAGCAGAGCCACCGCCTACCGATTGAAAATAGTGGCTACTGTTACGGTAGTAGTTCGACTGATCGCCCGAGCCACCGGCCAACAACGCACCATTACCAGAACCGTCGTAAAGGATGTTGTACGAACCGGAGACGACGAGAAAGATACGATTACCGACATTGAGCGTGGCCCCGACAATTGTCGTATTGCCGCCGACCGTCAGTGTGCTGCCGACCGACATCGTGCTGTTGACAGCCAATGCCCCGGTGATTGTCCCACCGGTCAGAGGCAGATAGCCTCCTACCGTACTGGCTAACTGTTGAAACGGAACGGCTTGCAGGTTCGCCGCCGCATTGCCGCTCAGTGTCAATGCCCCGTTGACAGTCAATGCTCCCGAGAGCGTCCCGCCGGACAGGGGAAGATAACCGCCTACCGTACTATTGAGTTGTTGCAAGGGCACGGCTTGCAGGCTCGCCGCCGCATTGCCGCTTAGTGTTAAGCTGCCGTTGGCGGTCATACTGCCGCTGACAGTCAACGGCCCCGAGATTGTCCCGCCCGCCAAAGGCAGAAAGGGCGTCGCGGCTGCCCAATCGGTAATATCGATATGCGTCAGCACCACATCGCCAGTGCGACCCGCCACCGACCAAACCTGTCCCCCCGAACCGGAACCGGCATTCCATTTCTGCCCGTCCCATGTCCAGCGAAAGCCGCCGCTGGTGAAGCTGCTGCCGACCGTCGGACTGTTTGGATAGTCGATTGCCATTAGAGATCAGCCGACGCGTTAAAATCAAAACTCACATAGGTTGCACCAGTACCCGTAGTTAGCGTGTTCACACCAAAACCGCCTGTGCGTGTGTAGTTTACGGCAAGAGTAGACGAACCGCCGTAGGTTATGTTGGCAAAATTGACAGTGGGAGCAGCCCGCATTTGCGTTGCGAATATCCACGATCCCCAGAAGCTTGCTCCACTGGCTGGGCTCATTGTTGAGTATAATAGTGTCCCAGTCTGATAAAACCGCTGACACTTCGCCAAATCTTGCTGCGGGTCGGGGATTTCCAGTGGCGTTGTGACGCTACCGACTTCGAGTTGAATACCATACAGGTAGATTACTCCGTTTTGCACCCCGACATTACCGGCGCGACTGGCTTGGTTGCTACCGGACGAAAGCCAGAATTGGAATGCTGTGAAGTCATCCCCGTTGGTGCCCAGCGTCTTGCCAGATACAGACGGAAGCGCGAATGTCATGCTGTATCGGATAAAACCCGTAGCCCCAGAGGAAATGGTGACCGATTGCCCAACCCCACTGAGAAACGGTGATGGTGAACCCCCTGAACCGAAATACTGGTCAATTGATGCGCCTACTTTAAGACCGGCGACACTACCCACAGCAAAAAACGACAGGGTGACGGTCTTGCCACCGAGGCGGCTAACGCGTTCGATTGATTGTTGCAGATACGTGTACGCCGCCGCGCCAGCATTGCCGGTTACTTGCGCTTGCACGCGGTTCTGCGCTTCCTCCTGTCCTGGGATTTGCGCGACACCCATAGCCCCAATGGTAAGCGACAAAGTATCGAGATTAATTGACATCCGCCAGCGGTCGGCAGTAAGCGCACCGTTTGTGGTGAAAGGCCCCGTCCCGCGCTGCACGATGTTGAACAACGGATTATGCAGAAGATTGCGACCGACATCGTTGTAGGTGATCACGGATGTAGTAGTGGAAACCCATTTGGTACCGTCCCACCGCCACTGCATCCCGGAAGCTGAAAATAGCTGCCCGACTGTCGGCCCGTTTGGAAAATCGATCATCGCGCTCTACGAGCCCAAATCACACCAGTCCAAGTTATTGTGGCCGTAGTATAATAGGCCAGTCCGCATAAATAGACAGTTTGCGATGCGTTCACGTTAACGCGCCCACCGCCACCGCAACCCGCCGACATCCCACCACCAACATTGGAAGTTGGTATAACAGTATAAGTACCTACAACCTGATTTACACCAGCAGGAGAAAGCGAGATAATTCCACCAAAAAACGAGCTTCCGGCAGCACTTATAGCAGGAGCTACATATCCACCAACATCCCAATCACCAGCCGAAAGTACCATCGATGTGATCGTTAACCAGGAGCCACTGGCTGCTGCCGCTTGTCCAGTGCTTTGAGATACAGTGATGTACTCGCCGACCTCCCCTGCCGCTGCATTTGAACCATCGGTGATACCAGGTATATGCCCTGGCGTCACCGCTACTGTCGGTGGCGCGACGCTGTTGTTGACGGTGATGCCCGCACCGCCTTGGTAATTCGGCACTGGTACATTGACCGACGGCACCGATGGCACCCATTGCAGCGAGGTACCGTCGTTGTACCAGATATAAAGCTGCGCCCCGACACTATCCCACCATTGCTGCCCGACGATAGGATTGGCCGGTGGCGTATCGGAAACATATACCGCAACCACCGACGGCGTCGGCGAGACGACTACCCATTTAGTACCATCCCACTTCCACTGTGTTCCAGCAGATGAAAATATTTGCCCAGTGGTCGGACTATTTGGGAAATCGATCATCGCCCCTGCGCACTGGCCTCTAGTGCAACGACACGGTCACACAGTTCCTGTACGGCGTTGACCAACGCGTAGATGACATTGCTTGGCTCGGCCAACAGCATCTCGGTCAGTTCTTCATCCTCGGGATCGAGACGACGCTGATCCCGCATAACGAGTTCAGGCATTACGCCATTCAACTCGTCAGCGACGAAGCCAAGACGCGTGCGTCCGTCTTGCGTTGTTTCACCACGTCCGTTGTATTTGAAGGTAACCGGACGCAGTTGATAAATCGCGTCGAGTCCCTGCTTGTAGTCGATTACATCTTCCTTAATACGAATATCAGAAATGACAGCCCATGCGCCGCTTACGTTAGACGTTCCAACACTATTAAACAGGGCGTATTGGCTTGCAGCACCGACAGCACCAAACCAGTGTATTGAGTTCTGGTAGGTAATCTGATTGGTTGGCGACCCCCAACATACAATAGCGACGCGGGCTGAACCATCATAGACACTAACACCGTTACTAGCTAAGTTGAGTACCGCTTGACCACCGCTTTGATAATTACCACCAGAAGCTAAGTTGATGCCGCTAGAGTTAATTTGAGCATAAATCGAACTGTTTCCAACCGAATAAAAAACATGGTTGTTGTTTGAATAAAGGTTCTGGTTTTGCGAGGAAGCGCCTAGATAGATAGCGCCACGAGATGAGGCATCGTAAATGTAAGTCCAACTAGCATCTCGTATGAGTGCGTTGTTGCCACTTATCAGATAGCCCCCGGTGGCACTGATGCTACCACCAGCGGTGAAAGCACCGGTAGACCCAAAGGTGAAGGGAACGCCAGCATCGGTGTTGCCTAAAGTCAGAAGCTTGCTGACACTGTAGAACGCCCAGCGCCAATTCGCCGTGTTACGGTCGTAAAGCACATAGGTAGCAGTCGAGCCTTGTGCTACAACAACCCCCACAGTGCCGGGATCGGTCGCGACGCTGCCACCAACCACCAGCCCGACCGGCATGGTGACAAAGCCGCCGGTGGTGATCCCCAGTCGTACCAACCCGGTGGGATTATCAATGATGTCGAAAATGCCGGTCGCATCAACAACACCAATCCGCCACGGATGCGTGCCGTTGATCGTCAGCCACGTATCATTACCAGCCGGGGTATGAAGTGTCAGCAATCCGGTGAGCGTCCCGCCCGTGAGCGGGAGATACGGTGTCGCGACATCAATGGTGGTGGGTGTCGTACCGGTGTTTAACGTCAGACCGGGGCCAGTTTGATAAGTTCCCGCTGGTCCGGTCGAACCAGCCGGGCCTGTCGCACCGGGCGGCCCCGACATGTTACTTGACGGCACCCATTGCGAACTAGTGCCGTCATTGTACCAGACATAGAGTTGCCCGGCGGTGCTGTCGTACCAAAGCTCGCCGACAGTGGGGGAACCCGGTGCGGTATCGCTGATGACGATGCTCGCACCGCCGACACCGGTCGGTCCGGTCGCTCCTGTCGCTCCCGTTGGACCAGTTGGGCCAGTAACGGTACTGGCGGCTCCGGTCGCTCCTGTTGGGCCTGTTGGGCCAGGAACGGTCGAAGCAGCGCCTGTTGGTCCTGTTGGCCCAGTAACGCCTGTCGCGCCTGTGGCCCCTGTAGGGCCGGTCGCTCCGGGCGCGCCTGCTACGCCTATCCCGGTGGCCCCTGTGGGGCCTGTGACACCCGTTGGACCGGTCGCTCCGATGGCCCCTGTGGCTCCAGTCGGTCCTGGCACCGTCGAAGCCGCGCCGGTCGGCCCGGTCGCTCCGGTGGCTCCAGTCGCCCCTGTAGCTCCTGCCGCTCCCGCCGCTCCGCTCGGTCCGGGTGCCCCGGTCGCCCCGGTCGGCCCCGCCGCCGCACTGTTGGCGATTACCCATTGGGAACTCGTCGGATCGACGTACCAGACATAAAGCTGGCCGACACCGGTCGAGCTATCCCACCACAACGCCCCCGTCGTGGGAGTGACAGGCGGTGTATCGGACACCGTAATTGAACCGCTGCCGCTGCCGCCTGGGCCGGTTGCGCCGGTCGGCCCGGTCGGTCCAGCAGGGCCGGTTGCGCCGGTCGGTCCCGCAGGGCCTGGACCACCGCCGCCACCGCCGCCAATCGGCACACCGTTCTGAAAGAAGCCACCGGCCGCGTCGATCAGCCCCTGCGCTGTGACTTTGCCACTGTGCGTCGTCAGCGGCGTGTTGTGTGCAATCTGGTTTGACGCCGTCTGCGTGATCTGCCCAGGCGCGAGATTGATCGCGGTGGCAGCCGAGCCGGTCCCCGGCGTGGTGCTACCCATCCCCAGGCCCGAAGCCATCTTCAGCATCGACGAGATATCGGTGCCGACGCCGGGGATCGCGCTGAGCAGGCTGACCGCCGAATTGCTGCCGTTCAGCGCGCTGGTCAGATTGAAATTGTTGCCGGCCGCGCTGAACGCCATCGAGGCAACGCCGCCCAGCGCGCGGTTGATCGTGCTGGAGACATCGCCAAGGCTGGTAATGCTGGAGAAATCGAGCCCGGTTACTTGCTGGGAAATACTGTTTATGACGCCCTGGAACGAGCCGTTGGTGATCCCCTGCCACGCGGAGAGCGCCTGTTCCGCACTGCTGAGGATGCCGCCGGTCAGCTTGGCGGGCGTGCCTGCGCCCGCCTGCTGCACCAGCAAATTCATCGCCGACGAGACGGTCTGCGTCGATGACTGAACTGTGGTATTAAATCCCTTGCCGCCGATGCTCAGCGGATTGGTCGGCGTCGTAAAGGCAAATGTCCCGCCCGAGGACGGGTGAAAATCCATATTGGTTTTGCCGTCCGTCGTCCGTAGCTGGTAGCTGTCGGTGCTGACATTGGGCAGGGCGTTGGGCACCGAACGAAAGCCGGGAATAAAGAAACCGTCGCTCAGATCGTGCATCCGACTGGCGAACTGGTTTTGAATGCCGCCTTGTGTGTGCCACAGATCGATGCTGCGCGAGGCGAAGATCGACAGCCCCTCGTCGCCCTTCTTAACCGGGATCGTGATCGCCATGCCGCCGCCGCCCAGATTGAGCGTCGGCATGGTCAGCTTGGGAATGGCCTGCCAGTCGATTGTGCCGCCCGGCTTCAAGACGGCCAGCTTGATCGCCGGATTACCGTCTACCGTGTTAGTCTGCGGATTGTGCTGCTCGGCGATGTTCGGCAGTGCAACGTGCTGCGTCGCCCGCTGGTTCTGATCAAACTGTCGAAACGGTTCGTCACCATCGTAGAACCGCTCATAGACAGTGAAGATGCCCTTGCTGTCTGACATCTCACGGCGTTATCAGAAAAACTCGGCCATCGGTGCCGAAATTATTAAACGTCGGGATGGCGTCCGGAGACACGCCAGGACCAATCGACACCACCGTCATCCTCGTCGTGGCGGCAAACGGCATATGTTCGAACTGACTAAAGATATCGGTGCCGGTCACCATTGGCAGCCCGTCGATGATCGGATTTGTACCGCCCTCGTCATAGATGTCGAGCACCCATACCGACATCACCGTGTTCCATTTGAAATACAGCGTGTAAGCAACGCCGTCCCACGTGACAATTTCGAAGAACGGATGGCCTGCTTCGGTCGGAATTTCAGCATAAGTTGCCATCTTCTAAAACGGCCCTTGGAAGGACGACGATGTCTGCTCTGGTGGTGGCGACGGCGGCGGCGGTGGCGGTTCGACATAATCTTTGGATGGCGTAATGCCAGTATCGAATTCCCCGGTCGGATTTGCTGCCGGTGCCATTGTCGTTGGTGGCGGCGGCTCACCGATAGGTGCCCCCGCATCATCATGAGGATCGGCAACTTTGCTAAATCCGTTGTTGTTGGTAGTATCGGCTACGGTCTTCGCATCCGCTCCCGATGGCGTCTTGGTATCGGTCGGACCATTGCCCTTGGGCGTCGATGTCGTGTCGGGATTGGTTTGGTCACCGGAATTGCCCGACATGCCCGAGACGGTGGTCGTCTGCGTGTTGACGATAATAACCTGACGACAGCCAATCTGCGCCATCAACGTGAATTCGGAATGCTGATCGGTGGTCACCACCAACCGCTCGATCAGCATGTTCCGGTAGACGCGCTTGCCGGTGTACAGATCGAAGGGATGGAACGCATTCTGCAACGCCAGCAGCAGACCGTAGACACCGCTCTCGGCCGACAGATCATGGACCATTGCCTTGGACCAGCCGGCGCTGATGTTGACAATCTGCGGCCGGGAAAAGGCATGATCCGAAATCGGTGCCCCGGCCTCGACGGGGTGATCGGTTATCTGCACCTCATCCGTGTGCTGCTCGTCAATCGTTACCTGCGCGATGATGCCGCCGATGCTGCGGCGGTACGGCACAAACAGCGCGGGCGTCCAATTACTGTTGGGAAGCACCGCGCTCGGCGCGTTTTGCTCCGGGGCCGCTTCAGCCGTCTGGGTGACATTCGCCACATTCGACACGTCACCGTCACCGGTCGGCGTACCACCAGCAAAATCACCGCCGCCGCTGAAATCACCGCCGCCGCTGAAATCGCCACCGGCAAAAGGAACCGGGACTGGAGGGCGTGGCCGTAAGAGATCGGCCAGCAGAGGCATTGTCGATCTCCCTAATTAGTAAAACCCTGACGCTGGAAAACCGATCCTGGCGATTCTATCGGCTTTCCGTTGGCATCCAGAGCAAGACAGATCATATCGCAATACCACGACTGCCCGCGTGTATCCCCGCTGATTTCCATCATGTAAATCTTATAGAGACCGATGGGCGAAGTCGGCACGGGGACATCCTGCAATTTGAATGTAGCTTCATCCGCACCATAGCTTTGTGCCAAAACGCGATTGGCTTCGGAACCGGTAACCTCCTGACCACCGGGGATAAAAGCAACGCCAGAAATAAATTCACTGTCCAGCTTGACCAGCCCGCCGATCTTAATCCTCGGATTGAGCAGACAGCGAATTTGCATTCCTTGCGGCGTGGCCTCGGGAATGCCGACCAACCCAGTCCTGGTGTTGAGCACCACCGCCTCGCCTTCCAGATATTCCTGTTGCGAAACAATATATAGCTTGTTCATATCGACAAAGGTATCCGCGTTATATTTGACCATCATATCGCGGATATAATGCTGCGAGCTACCGGCGACGATCCAGGGACGCAGCAGCGTGTCTGTGCCCACCTTTTGGCTCATAAAGCCCACAGGAATACCGATATCGTTGACTATTGTCTTTATGCCATCGCTCTCCATGCTGCCCTGTTCGAAGCGATGCGCCGAATTGGATGTCACCATCTTCTGGCCATCGGCCGCAATAATTTCGAGGTAAGTGTCGGTCGGGTTCTCCTTGCCTCGCCGATATTGCACCACCATGCCGTCAAAAATTACACCATACTGCCCATATTTATATCCTGCGCTTAGTTTTATCCGACCAAACTGGATGACCTTCTTCATCGTGGCAGGTGCCATATTATAGACACGCGCATCAAGAAAATTCGGCGTCGTCGCCGTGTTCTTGTGGACGTTGAAGGTTACTCGCAGCGCAGCAAGCTCCAATCCCTGTTGTTGGCCGGTATTAGTGGAACTGTCACCACCACCGCCGAAATCGCCGCCGCCGGCAAAATCGCTAGTACCGCCCTCGGCGGGCGGACTGTCACTGCCACCAGCGGGATCGCGCGGCGCACGTAGCAGCGTGGGCGGCGCGGTGCCACCGCTATTCCCGGTGACGGTTACTGAACCACCGCCACCGCTGCTCGCAAGGGGCGCACCATAGACCGCCAGACTGATCTTCCGTAACCATTGCGAGCCGCCGTCCCTGGTGTCACCAGGACCGGAAAACGGCCCCTTCGACGTGTCTAATTTATTGACGACAGCAGTGTTGATGTTATCGGTGTTGGTGGTGAGACCGCTGCCGCCGCCGCCGTTATTAAGATCGACATCGCCGCCGCCGTAATCACCGCCGCCTACGAAATCGCTACTGCTACCCTCGGCAGGAGGACTGTCACTGCCTCCAGCAGGATCGCGTGGGGCTGGTGAATTTCTGGCGAACCGGCTGAGATTGGTCCAGTTCTCTTCGATCTGCGCATCGGTGAAACGCCGAAAATCATCCGGCATGGTTCTACGCCATATAACGACGGTTATTGCCGATAAAGTTAGCCAACTGGCGATCCGTCGTGTATTTCATCTGCTTCTCATGCACATGGCTGGCATAGACGTGATTATGGACGTTCTGGACTACCCTCGGTGGCTGCTTGGCGGCCTTCTCGGCAGAAGCCGCAGCGGCGGCCTGCTTGTCAGCACCTAGCTTTATACTTTTGGCAGCCTTATCCAGTTCTTTCGCGGCATCACCGTAATCGAAATTTCTGTAGTCAGGGAAATGGTACGGATGTACTGCCGGGCCTTTTCCGCCTCGCGCCTCACTGTGCGGCAGCAGACCGGTAAGCGGGAGATGATATTTTTGGGCCAGTTGATGTAGCTGTTCTTGCACGCCTCGTGGCGCACCGTAACCGACACCCTCCAAAATGACGTTCGCATGAGCAGCCTGCAATTCCTCGATCATCTTGCCCATATAGCCGATTTGGCGTTCGTTCAATACTCCACCACCACCGGTCTTCTGGTTCGATCCGAAAGCCAAGCCGACAGTCTTATTGGCGAATTCCTTGAAGCGGCCCCTGGTCATGTTGTAGATGGTCTCGGGCGTTTGCCCGCCTTGACCGATCCCCTCGACACCGAGGGCTTTCGCGGTCCCCAAAGCAATCGAATCACCGAACATCGCAGAGATCGTGTTCTGCGCGGCAGCACCAGCAGCAGCAGCGGCAGCGGCTCCTTTCTCCATAGGAGAGCCGCCAGCGACAGCGGTGGGCGGCTTACCGCCAATCGCCCCGGTCGCAAATGATTTGTAATCTGGCTGATAACCGCCACCAAGAACACCCGCCTGACCATAGATGTGCTGACCGCGTGCTCCCGACCATGCGCCCCAGCCGTGCAGGCGAACCCACCGTAATGCAAAGGCTATCGCTGCCTTCTCGTTTTCTGGTTTGCTGGGATCGATGCCGGTTTGCCGAAGCATCTGATCGCCAACGGCTCCACGCGCCATGTTGAGCTGAAAGGCGCTGTACGATTGCTCACTGGGGACGGTCGCTACCGGATTTCCCAAGCCTTCCGACCGCGCCACTTTTAGAGCAATCATCGGATCGATGCCCTGACGAGCGGCCTCTTCGCGAATAAACTGCGCCACTTCCTTTGGATCGCGCCCTGAACGCCTCCATTCCTCGGCGCGCTCCCCTTTTTGCCCGGTATAGTGACCAATCGAACCGCCTCCTACGCCTCCTTCTCCTCCGCCTCCTCTACCGCCTGCGCCGCCTGCGCCGCCTGCGCCGGTATCAGGCCGTTGCGACCGGCTCTTACCGCCGGTCTCGGTGATCTTACCCATCTCGTCGAGCGTATCGTTCCCCAGTTCAACCTGCGGCCTGTACGACGTGTCACCGCTGAACCATGACAGGAAGCTCTGCAACATGCGGCGCAACGTTTCGACAAAGCTGCCTGCACCGCCCGCGAACAGTGATTGCAGTCCCATACTGATATTGGTGGGCAGCACCATTTCGCCGTGGTGCAGATTAGCGTTGACGATACCGCCATGCTGATAATTTCTTAAGCCCTGTTGAACTTCAAAATCTTTTTGAAATTCTTCGGGCGTTCGCGTATCACTACCAGCCTTCTTCCCTTCCTCATATTCTTTCTGCTGTTTGTTATACTCCCCCGCCGGATCAGCCCCAGCATAGGCACCTGCTGCAAATCCAGCAGCAGCCCCCGGAAGAATGCCAGCAGGACCAGCAACGGCAAATCCTGCTACAGCACCAAGCACTGTACCAGTAGTCTTTTTATGTTCCTCCATCCATTTTAGATGCTCAATAACAGTGGCAATGGCATTACCAAAAGCGACAAATGCGCTGCCGATTTCCTTAATCCCATCGGCAATTTGCTTGGCAGCATCCGGATTTTTAAGCCATTCACCAAAATCATGAAGAAGCCTGCCGATAGTTTTCTGTGTTTCATCACTAAGGAATATCTCTTTTATATTATCGGCAATTAACTTAATTGCCTTAGCAACTGGCTCACTACCAAGAAATTCACCAAATACAGCGCGAAACGTCTGACCAAGCTCCCAAAAATGGTGCTCTATATCCTGAGAATTTTTGTAAACATCTTCAATTCTAACGTGGGCTTTGTCGGCTATCTCCTTATAAAGCTTGTCTGTAAATTCAACACTCTCCTTAACTTGCTTCTCGTTCTTGACCATATCCCGAGCAATGTCGAGATTGGCCTGACCGATTGCGTCCCGTAATTTCAGGACGGTCTCAGTCATATGCTGAGACTGCTCGTTATAGTTGCTCTCGACCAGCGCCTTCTTGTATTTGGCGGCGGCGTCCATCATCACTTCGAAACCGCTGGTAACCTCCTTACCGTCGGTGACAAAGGCTTTAATCTTGGCACGCCCTTCCGGATCACGCAGCCGCGAAAACAGATCGTTCAGAACCGGGCCTGCCTGCTCCGCCGCGTGCCCAGCCCCAGCCAAAGCCGCGCGGAATTCCTCCATCTGTTGCGCGGAGACATTGGCTGACCGGGCACTATAGCTGAGAGAAGCAAAGCCCGACGTAGTGCGCCGAACCAGTTCTTCGACACCGACAACCGCCCCGAGCACCGCGAGGCGGAATGAATTCAGTTGCGCGATGCCGCCGCTGATACCTTCGCGGAATTTCTTGTGCGTCGCTTCGTCCATATCATAGCGAAGCTTGACGACAAACGATTGCAGGACCGTATCAGCCATGACGGTTCTCCAACGCTTCGTTTATCCTGGCTTCGTTTTCGCCTTGCACGTCCAACGCCTCATTCATCCGCGCGACATCGTACAAATCCAATGTCCCGTCGATCAGGCTCTCGTATTTACACAGCCCGTTGACGACTGGCCGCATTACCCAGTCTTCTTCCTCACTCATTGCGACGAAGGTAACGGAGAGCGAGAGACCCCGTTTCCCGAATTTTGGACCTGGGGGACGGGAAAAAAACTGCCGAGATTATCCTGTATCACCGTAAAGGCCAGTTGCAGCATGGTCGGCATCTCCATGTCGTCGAACATCAACTGGCCGCCCGCTGTGGTGATCGGTGTCCAATTCTGGCCGTTCCACACCGACACTGCACCGAGACACGTCTTCAGACACCATTCACTGTCTTCCTGCGTCATCTCCGACACCGCCTGGGCAATCGGCCCGAGCGAATGCCAGAAATCGCCCTCGCCAACCTTATCCGGCATCTGCGAGAACGTCTCGCCGAGACCAGAGAACAGGGGCATCAGCTTGCGCACCAGATGAAATTGCTTGAACGCGTCTACTTTTCCGGTCCGGTATTTGTGCCCCTCAATTTCCACTTCCTGCATAAATGCCTCCTGTTACGCGACGCCGGTCGGCACCGCGATCCCCGATCCGAGGATGAAATCAGTGACACCGGCATGAAAGGTCCACACCATCTCGCCGCCTTCTTTTGCATAAGTTACATCGGCAAATTTTGCGAAGGCGCACTGCTGGCACACGACCACGTCGTTTAGCTGGAGATCACGCACCGAGATCGTGTTGAAACCATAGACACCGCTCGATGACGTATCGCGCGCATACATCGACGACAGCAACTGATTGGTCGGCGATGTCTTTAAGAGCCGCACCGAGACCGTCGCCCCCTTGCCCGCATGCAGCGAATGCATCACGGCACCATCCGCGCCGATGGTCATCGTGCTCTTGTCCTCGACCATGACAATCGAGATGCCGCCGTCGCTGGCAGCCGATCCCGCCCCCAGTGTCACCGTCCCGTTGGGGCCGGTGATGCTCGCCATGATGTCCGAAAACGAATAGGTAGCCACCGATCCCTCCTGAAGTTAACGGTTGACGTTGATGATCACATTGGCGAAGTGAATTGCGCCTGCGAGCTTCACCGCGATCTGGATCAGAGGCGCGATGCGCGCTTCGCGGTCGGCCTGATCCTGCGTGTCCACGCTATTAGCAAACGTGTACCAGCCATTGGCCAGATAACTGCCGTATTCCAGCGTGCCGAAGCCCGGCGCGTTCCACGTGCCGGGGGCGATCAAGCCGTTGACGACGCCCTGCGACAGCCCGCCATCGGCGGTATTGACCAGCATGTGAACGCCGGGATTGGTCTGCGGCACCTTTGGTGACTGGTACAGCAAATTCCACATGTCGTTCTGGATGCGGTTGGCCAGCCAGTCGAGCCCGTGGATTTCGTCCCAATAGGCCCGCCCCGACATCACGCCTTCCTGCACGATGCTGGTCTGGTTGTTGTACTGGACATAGACGTTGCAGCGCTTGGCCGCGAGCGTCGATGCCTGCGCCCCGGACAGCAGTTCCGGGATAACCCCCGGTTGCACTTTGAATTTGGCCGTGATCGTCGTATTGCTGCCCTCGAAATTGACGGTCAGCACCCGGCCGAAGAAGCTGCAAATCGCATAAGCGTTGGTGATGCTGTACTGGATCACCGTCCGCATGTAGTCGGCCAGCATCGCTTGGCTCGCCAGATCGGTGGTGTTCGTCGGATCGAGCGTGATCGCCTCGGCGGTGGTCGCGCCGTAGGTGTGCTTGTCCTGCGCCGCCTCGATATAGGCCGAATTCGCCAGATGCTGCGCATCGGTCAACGGCACGCTGGAGGCAAAGGACGCCGCGTACCAGCCACGCCCATCGACGCGGGCCAGCGCCGCGACGGGCGTCTCCGGGGCAAGCCCGACCGCCGCGCGCTCGGCCAGCGGCTGCGTCATGTACAACTGGGCCGAGATGTCGGTGCCGGCGGTCGGGGCGGTCAGGAACGAGACCGCCGATGTCACGCCGGTCGTGCCGCTGGTCAGGATGAACGCCTGCCCGTTCCAGACAAAGCCGGTCCCTGGAGAGGCTGCTTGCAGCGCCGTCTGGATAATACTGGCAACCTGATTGAGATTGGTCACCGTCGCGAAATTGAGCCCGGTGAGATGCGTCGGCGTCGCCGAGCCGTCGAGCGTCACCGTAAAGCCGCCGGTCGTGATCGGCGTCCAGTTTTGCAGCAGCATGTCCGTCGGGGCCAACGGGCCGCCGGTCAGCCGCCCTTTCGTCGCGATACGCGCCCACGTGCCGATAAACAGCGTACCGGGCTGCGGGATTTGCGAGAAGAACAGCAAGGCAGCGAGATATTCCGGCGCGGTGGTGCCGAAATCCCCGACCACATCCTCGATGCGATTGTATTCGCGGATGCCTTCGCCGCTGTCGATAACGCCTGTGTCGCCCATGATCAGCAGCGTATCGAACCGGGCCTGCGGCGCGGCTTGCGGCGTAAAATTGACTTGAACGTCAACAACCCGTGAAACGGACAAGCCTTGCATGGCAGAATCCTCCTATGGCATCGGGATGGGATCGAGAAGCTCAAATGCAGTAATCGTGCAGGCGGATAGCTGGGCGTTGCCCGACAGGGCGCGGTAGGCCACGCCAATCCAGTAATGATTGCCCGGCACCATGCCGGTGACCAATGCGGTGGCCGCAAAGGGCGTCTTCTCCCCTGCCACTGTCGGGATGGCCTGGACCAGGGGACCGATCAATGTCCCGCCCGCAGTGCTCACCAGCGTCCCCGCCGGAGGCGCAGCGCCCGATCCCCAGACCAGTTGCACATCGCTCTCGGCGGCCGCCGTGCTATTACCGAGCGAGCCTTCGATGCCAAAGATCGCGCGGGCGCTCGATACTGTTTGAAAGAGCATATCGAGACCGGCGGTGACAAAATTCGGCGATGATGTATCGGGCGGAACAGCCGATGTCTGATTTGTCGCCGCCACCGTGCGGGCCTTGAGCGTGACGATATCGGCCTGCGCTTCGCTCAACAGCGTCTGCAACGAAGCGATGTCGTTTTGAAGCGCGGTAATTTCCTGCTGCGCCGTATCGAAATTCTGCCGCACATTCGCGGTGTAGGCGAAGCCCTCGGCCGGATGGGAGGGATCGATCTGCGAGACCATCCTTGGCTTCCCTCTTTCAGGGCAACGGATCGAGGACTTCGAAGATTGTCAGTGACATCTGCGACAGCGTCGCGGTGCCTTGCTCGGCGCGGAAACACGCTCCTATCCAGTATTGGTTCCCCGACACAAGACCCGTGAGAAGCGCACTCACCGAGAACGGATTAAGATCGTTAGGCCGGGACGCGACCATATTCACCTGACCACCGATATAAATACCGTTAGTGGCCGTTACCAACGTGCCATAAGGAGGGGCAACTCCTTGGCCATATAGAAGCTGAAAATCGCTTGGATTTCCGTTTCCGGTATTACCGAGTTCACCATCAAGGATGACAATTGCCCGCGTGCTGGATTGTGGTGTGAACTGGACACCGATCCCCGCCGTGATAAAAGCCGTCGAACTGGTGTTGGGCGGGTTGATTGTCAGTGTGCTATCAGCAACCTGCGTCCGCGCCTTAATCGTGGCGACATCGCTCTGGAGAGTGGCGATATCACTAGCCAAATTCGGTGGTACACTGAGATAAGCCTTAAGCTGCGCCAGCGTCATCCGCACCAGCGGCTCGCCGGAACTACATCCTCCAGGCTGCTGACACACGGCGAATGCGTCAGTGTCACTGCCTGCCGCCGCCGCAGCCAGATCGGCCAACCAAACAAGGGCGATTTCGTCGCTACCGTTGCTCATGATTTCTCATGTTGCTCATGGTGATCCCAGCAACGCCGTCCCCGACATCAAGGCTTGGTTTGGTCCCGCCCCAACGACACCATCGACCGGCACCACGGGCGTGTCGCCCTCATCCTGCACCACGCGACCGCCGGGATCATTAGCCGTAATGAGCACTTCGGCACCGCGCAGATTGCGCACGAGATAGAACCTGCGAACCTCACGATTAAGAATGATTTCCAGATCGTAGCGGTCGCGAAACTGCGTGCGGTACAGATCGGGGACGTGATCGATTGTGCCAGCTTCGACCAGACCGACCGCATTGGCCCGCCACATCGCACGGTTCTGGTCAATAGACAAACCGTCGCGCAGGATCGACACCAGATCGCCCGCATGCGGCCCATAGAACGACACGCGGTAGACCACGCGTTCCTGGCGGCTCAAGATGTCGTAGCCTGGACCGGCCTGCTGCTGACCGTAGTGATGGTGGTAGGCCATCCCGGTGGTTGTCCGGACGATCCCGCAGGCGGCCCAATCGACTGAGGTATCCGGTGTCGGCACCGGATTTACCTGCCAGCGTGGACGCACCAGATCGCTGGGCAGATTGGTAATTCCGGCGACGCAGAATTGCAGGAAATTCTCCCAATCAAGCTGGAGCAGCGTCTCGGTCGGCGCAGGGCCGAGATAACCGGGTTGCGTGCTATCGGCAACCCAGACCATCAATGCACCGTGTTCTTGACCGGCATCGGATGCGGCGCGGTGACGTTGTCCCCGCCCTGTGCGGGCGGCGGCGGATCGACCGCGTTAATCGAGACCGCAACGACGTGAATAAAGCCCCTGCCATATCCGCTGTAGTCGTCTAACGTCCTGACCACAAAAACCGAGCCGTGCCACAGAATGTGGTCGGGATGGGTAACGACATTACCGAGTTCGTCGGTGGAGGTTCCCTGGAAGCGGAACGGCGAATAGACATCTATCGCCTTGTTGAAATATTCCTCTTCCGGTATCCGCTGCAATTCGTTGGGGCCTGCGGCAGTGACGACGGCGCGCGTGCTGATCGGCTTCTCCGTCACCACGCCACGGCCATTCTGATCGACGGTCACGGTGCGGCGGACAACGATGATGTTGTCCCAGAAGGAGGGATCATACGCATCATTGACATCAAGCGAAGGACACATGATAATCCGCCTTATGACCCCCTAAACCTCTTCGGTCGTCCCCTTTTTAATCACGTAGGTAATGCTGTTTAACATCTGCGCCGTATCGACGAGCGGGGTTACGTCTTCCTGCGTCGTGGCGGTGCGTGATGGCGTCCGACGCCGTCGCGCGGCAATCGTGCGCGGTTCCAGGGCGCGCAGTTCTCCGCTGTTGGTAATCCGATATTTGACCGACGACACTGCCGTCTGCCCGGCTGAATTCAACCCCTTGTCGATCTTGGTGCTGTCGAAAGGGAATGTCAGCGCGGCATTGCCCGCCTGCCACAGATAATCGGTCCATTTGTCCTTGCTCTGCTCGACGCCAGGACCGAGCCACGGGCGCGGCGGGATGTTGTTGATTGGGCTGCCATGCTCGTGGATATAGCCCAGCGTGGCGTTGCTCTGGATACCGCCTTCCTCCGAGGCGGTGCGCTGCTCCGCCTGCTCTGCCACTTTGCCGCCTTCGTCCAGATGCGGCTGGTCGCGATCACTGGGAATGCCGACCAGTATCTCGACGCTGGCCAATTCAGCAAACGCCTGCTGCAATTCGACCGTGTGATCCTGCTCGACCGTGATAACCGGGCCGCGCAGAGGATCGGTCGGGCGGGAGCGGGCCATCGGCGGCTATCCCGAAAAAGTTAGTGGTAGACGCCCGCATTCGGCTTCAGATTCGCACCGACATTGCGCAACGGGCGCTGCGCCGTCCTGGCCCGATCAATCCCGCTGACCGGCGGATCGGCTTCGAGAAGATCGGTCAACTGCTTGGCCACGTCGCCATGCATCTCGGCCAGCTTCTCGTTGGCCGACTGCTTCGGCTTCGGCGGCTCTTCATGCCGCGCCGCGCCATGCGCCCCGGATGATGCCCCGGATGTCCCATGCGATGCCACCGGAGCCGCCGCAATCTTCTTCTGCGCCTCGTCGGCTTTCTGGTAAAACTCCTGCATCGACAGATGATAGTCGATGCTGTACTGAATTTTGGCTCGCATCGCCCGTGACATTGCCATTGCGTCCTCCTGGTTTAGCCGGGCCAACCGATCATATGGATCGGCGCGGCACCGGCAAGTCTCAGATAATAAAGATACTGGTTGCCCCACGGCGTCAGGCCCCACCAGCCGGCATTGGCTTCCATGCCAAGCGAATTGTCGTAACTGAGCGACACGCCGCCGACTGATTTGCTCGCCGCGACACCAGAACCAACCAAGGGCGCAAAGCCATAGGCCCCGCCCGGTCCGGTGCCCATGCCGGGCGGCCCCGCCCGCTGCACCATCATGTCGGCAACGGCGAGATTGTGCGCCACAAACAGATTGAGGCCAAGCGTAAAGAACTGGCCCCAGCGGCACTGGTTGATCGCATAGGACATGTTGGGCGGCGAGCAGGCTTGGTCGATCCAGTACTGGACCGTCGCATCGGGAAACCGGGCGGTGTCGCCAAAGGCCGGATAATCGATGCGGAACTGCCCGACCGTCAGATAGACATCGTTCGGTTCGGTCGAACTACACAGGAGCGTCGCTGCGTCGGTCAAGACGCGCGTGTCGCTCAGTGTCACATCGGCGCTGACATCATAGATGACGCCATCGATCATCTGGCCGAGCAGAGCCGATGTCTTGTTGCTGGAAAAAGTCGGCGGGGCGAGAATACGGCTCGCCGGATCGGGATCGATGACGGTCGAAGAGGCATCGACCGTCACCGTCCACACCGCAGCGGTGATCGTGCCGCCGATAGAGCCGATCTGCGCGGTGAAGTCAAAGACAAAGAAATCTGATGCCGGATCAGGCTTGATCGGATTAAACGCATCCGCCATGGCAGGCCTCTCGCAGTGTCACAACGCCTGCCTTCAGCGGCGGTTGCGTGCCCAGAAGGCGCGGTTGCGGACGTTCTGGTTGTGCAGGCTGTCGCCCACCGGGATGCCGCTATAGGGCACCGGCCTGCCGGTATTCGCCCCTGGATTGCCCCTGTTCGGATCGGCGCGCGACAGATTGTTCATCGGCGGCGTCGCGCTCTTGATCTCTTTTTCGCTAACCTGTTCATCCATCATCGATGTGGACGACGATGTGGAGGAGGCCCCCATCCCAGTCGAGGCAGACGACATCCCTGCGGTCGGTGCCCCGCCGCTCCCCGTCGGCATCTCCTGATCCGTGCTGATGCTGTAGCCGGTCTTCTTGCCGCCGCTCCAGCTTTCCCCGCCAACTTGATCGCGCGATTTAAAGGCGCTTTCGGCGGGCTTGATCCCCTGGCTTTTGGTCACCGTGCCCAGCAGATCGGGCCGCCGCTTCGGCACCGAGGGCTCCTTAGCGTCGGCGTAGCCGCGATACGGTGCGGGCGCGGCACGCGGGGCCACCGATAAATTCTCCGGCGGCGACTTGATGTCGAAATCGCTCTTGCCGCCTGGGCCGGTGCGTGTGGTGAACTGCCCGGAGCCCGGACCGCCTGCGGGCTTGCGCGGCAGTTCGCTTTGATCGTTGTAGCTCTTGCCTGCATTGCTCAGAGCAATAGCCACAGCTTGATCTTGTTTCTTTCCATGTGCCATCTCAGTGCGTATGTTCTCGGAGATGGTCTCCTGTGAGGAGCCTTCCTTGAGGGGCATAATGATGATCCTTCGCTGTCAGACGTGCAACAAACCGGTAGAAGTACGCCCATACCGACAAGCAACATTCAAATTCTGTTCACGTCGATGTTTAGGCTTAGCCAGATTGCCGTCCATCGAAATCCCTCGATTGAAGGCCATCACAGGAAAGAAGCCTCATAACTTCGCTGGAATACAAAAAATTTGTGATCAATGCGGCGAGAGCTTTTATATATCTCCCAGTCGGAAAGATACAAAGCGGTTCTGTTCACAGCGTTGCTATGGATTGGCACAACGTGTTCCAGGCCCGCGTCCTCTCTATAAGCGCATTACAGTAAACGGCAAGCGTGTTAGAGAACATCGACACATCAAGGAAACAGAACTTGGATATAAGCTCTCACCAAAAGAACACGTTCACCATAAAAATAACCAGCCGCTTGATAACGATCCAACGAATTTAGAGGTACTCGATATCAAAAAGCATGGTGGGATAAGCTCCCGCCAGCGTGGTATTTTTCCACGCCAATGATCAAGCTACGGAAGATCATCTCGGGAGGCCAGACCGGAGCCGACGAAGCGGGGCTGATGGCGGCGCGTATGATCGGGCTGGAAACCGGCGGCATCATGCCGAAGGGCTTTCGTACCGAAAACGGTTCGAAGCCGCAATTCGCCGAAATCTATGGTGTAAAAGAACACTGGTCGGCCGATTACCGACGGCGCACCGAGGCCAATGTCATCAGATCGGACGGCACACTGATCTTCGGCCGTTCAAGCTCGCGAGGTTCCTCGCTGACAATCAGAATTTGTATGGAGAATTCAAAGCCGTTTCATATCGTACAATGGCAACCGGCAGCGGGCATCACCATCAGAAGATGCAACATCGAGGCGTTCAGGAAATGGCTCAACGACAATCGGATCGATACGCTGAACGTCGCAGGCAACCGTGAAAGCCATAATCGCGGCATCACGATTGCCTGCTGTGATTTTCTTGTTGTGGCGTTAAGCGGTAACTAGCCTGTTGCCCTTGCGACGGCGCAGGAAGGCGAACAAGCCGACCAACGCGGTGCCGAGCAACAGCAGCGATCCCGGTTCCGGAACGGCGGCGGCCGAAATGTCGATTGTCAGATTGGCCGTGCCTGCTCCGGTGGTGGTGACGATGTATTCCTCAGTCAGCGAATACAGCGAACTGGTGATCTCGGCCATCGTGTTGGTCTGCACCTGATCGCTCATCGTAAACGTCTTACTGTCCAACATCGTGCCCAACGACGTTGGAGCGACACCGTTGGCGTTATTGAGGAACGTCAGCAGTGTCACCGACGAGACAGCCCCCTGGAGGAGATTGGTCGTCAGTGAAGAATTGAAATTGACGCTGCCGAGCGGCGCGTTGACGCCCGTTTCGGTGACGTACAATTCCAGCGTCCCAGCACCGCTGGTGCTAGTCGAGATCGTGTTGCTGTCGAGCGTCCCGGACGGCTGCGGCGGCGTACCGCTGGCAGTGCCCAGGATCGACGTGAACACGCCGTCTGAGCCCGAGAAAACCAGCGGGCTCGATCCGGTCGCGAGATTAACGAATGTCGCTCCACCGTCGGTGCTGGCGTTGACGGTAATGAGATCGGCCTTGGCCGGTGTCCACGGCAGCAGCGCCAGCAATGCTGCCCCCGTCAGAATGGTCCTACGCATGGGATGCCCCTCCGTTGTTGGTTTTCGTCCAGCGCCGCCGCGTGAACGCCGCGAGCCCGATCAGGGCCGCGCCGAGAATAGCGAGGCTCGACGGTTCCGGAACGGGCGGCGGCGGTGCCGCCGTGGTGTTGACCAGCCCGGTATTGGTAAAGCTGGTCGCCAGCGGCGTCACGCCGTCGCTCTCGAAGGCGAGCGCGGCGACGTAGGTGCCCAGTGGCAGATTGTCTCCTGCCGTGGTCAGGCTCTGCTGGGCCAACAGATCGCTGCCGACATTGCTGAACGAGATCGGGATTTCGAACACGTCGAAGCCGGTCAGCGTCGCCAGTTGCGCGGCTGTGAACAACGTCGTGAACGGCCCTGGCGGATTGGTCAGCCCTTCCAGGTTCGCCATGTTCAGGCTGTTGTCACAGATCGAGCACGGCGGCACCAAATACGAATAGAGGTCTTTGATGCTTGAACCGGTAGCGAATAGATCAACACCGCCCTCCAGTGCGGTGGTGATATTGACTTCGGCCCCGGCCGTCGCCGTAACCCCCGCCATCGACGTTGTCAGCGTGCCGATGGTGGGGATGCTGACCGGCGTCGTGCCGAATTGCGGCACGGCGAAGATCAATTCGAGATTGAAGGCGTCTTTGGCCTGACCGCTGGGAACGTCGGTGACGCTGAACGTCTGGTTGCCGTTCAGCAGGACTGGATCGGTCCCGGTGGCCCCGCTGGAACTCAGATGCAGATCGGTCGGATCAACCTGCGCCTGTGCGGCGGTCAGCGCCGTGCTGCTGAGCAGCGCCGCTGCCGCCATCAGTATCAACGTTCGTTTCATGTTAAGCCCTCTTAGCAAGAAGCAGGACGTTCCGCTTCGCGCTCGATGCAGCAACAAACAGGCCAACTGCCGGATGCTTGATTTTATTGATAAAATCCTAATGGAATGTTTCTAAAGTGTAAGATATTCCCGATAAACTGTAAAAAGCAGCGAGCCGGTTTCGACCGGCCCGCTGCTTAACTCTCTAAGCCGCCGATGGCGTCGGTACGCCGGGATGGCTCTCGCTCGGGACGACGGCCACCGCCCAGCCGCCTTCCGGCGTCCAGTAGGCCACCACATCCCAGTTCTCCATGATCTCCGGCGGTCCATCCGGTGGGATCACGATGGGATGCGTCGGCTTGCCCGGCCCTGGCCAGACGCTCGGCGGCGGACCACCGGGGGCAATCGGATGTGCCGGTGCCCCTGGCGGGCCGCCCGGTGCAATCGGATGCGTCGGCTTGACCGGCGGCGGCCAGATCACCGTCGGCGGCTGGATCACGATGGGGTGTTCCGGCTTACCGTCATCCGGCCAGATACCGAGATCGGGCGGGATGACAATCGGATGCGAAGGACCGCCGCCCGGTGCAATCGGATGCGCCGGATGCCCCGGTGACGGCCAGATGCCCGGCGGCTGCTGCGGCGGCGGGATCACGATGGGATGCTCGGGGTGAACGCCATCGATAAAGCCCGGCGGCAGCACAATCGGATGCGACGGGAAGCCGGGATCGGGCCAGATGCCCGGTGGCGGACCACCGGGGGCAATCGGATGTGCCGGATGCTCACCGCCCGGCGCGATTGGGTGCTCCGGGTGGCCGCCACGCGCGATTGGGGTGATGTAGGCAAGGAAGGGTTCGGGCATGTACTGCTCCTCTTCTGGGGGGATTGACGGTGACGACGGTCAGCATAGGCCAGACACGTGACATTTGCGCTAGTGCCTCTGCGCTGGCCTCCAGGACGCGCGAAAGGCGTCCGCCGCCTATGGGCGGCGGGGACCGATCAGACGCACCAGCGGGCCGCGCTGCGGCCCGCAGCTACGCGTGTTCGGGACGGGCGGCGGGCGGATTGACGGTCGGGCGGACCGCAGGCTGGATCGGCGGCGCGTTGACCGGCGGCTCGATCTTCGACTGCATCCCGCCCGCAGCGACGTATTGCGGCGCAGGCGCAGTCAGCACCTTCGCGAACACCACCGCCGGATCGGGATGGAGGTCCATAAAAACGGCTCCCTTGTCGGCCGCCTCCTGCGCCTTTGCGTTCCACGCCTCGGTCGCCGTCTTGCGCGCCTCGGCATTGGCGACGGCCTGTTCTTGCAGCAGCTTGTCCATATCGGACGGCTGCGCCTCGCCATTGGCGATCTTGCGCGTCATCTCGGCCTGCGCCTGATTCTGGCTGGCGGCGGCGCTGTCCTGCGGCACCAGCCGCTGCACAATCGGATGGTTCAGGACGCGCGGATCGAGATTGTCGTTGGTGTACCAGCCGGGCTCCATCTGGACGACGCCCCCCTCGGGGCTGTCCTCGGTGATGCCCAACTGCACGATCAGACGCTGCGGCAGATAGAACGCGCCGCCGCTGTGGGATGCACGGTGTGACTGGGCCATGATGTGGGTTCTCCTTGAGGTTAAGAGATCGGTCTCCGTGATTTTACAAAGCCCACCCGACCATATGACCAGCCTTCTGGCAGGGGATCGGATGTCGATAAACGCTTATTTGCCGTTCCGTCGTTGATCCAGCGGCTGCCACTGATCCGCGTAGCGGCGGCTTCAGTGCCTGCTTGAGCAAATGCACTCATATGTGCTTGAAAGGCTTCCGGATCAGTATCGCGCTTCGTCGCCATCTTGCGTCTACCGGCTGCGGCCTGTTGGTCCCGTAGCTCGGAAGACTGCCATGCTGCTGTGATCGACGCATTGCGCTTTTCGATAACCTCTGGCCGGGCAACCGCTGCCCTGGCTTTGGCCTGAAGTTCTGGCGTTTTGAAGAACTCCCGCTGCCAGCTTCGGTCGGGCTTATAATTGGGATCGGACCACAGTCGCTGCTGCAATTCCTTGAACCGTTGTTTCACTTCCGGGCGATTGCTAAGAGCAGAAATTGCGTCAATCTGCTTTTGTCGTCTATCGCCTTCTTGAAACTGCTGTCTTGTTATCTCCGATTGTCGATCACGTAGCTCTTCTGTCCAAAACTGTTTAAGATAATTACTCCATAACTCTCCATAAGCACTTTGATGATAATTTTGTATTACATTATAGCCGTTCCCAATTGTATCAAATTCCACTATATACTGGCTCTCTATCCCTTGCTGTAACTTCTTATTCTCCTCCTCAAATAAACCATACCAAAGTGGGATAACTAAAAAATTATGTCGTCCGTATTTATTCAAGCTATTGCGCAGCTTTCTTGGGCTGTTATCGCCATGCGAAGCTAATCTCACAGAAACACTTACCGATTCTCCTATATACAATTTTTTAGTGACCAGATTTAGTAGGCAATAAACACCTGCTCTCGCTTCTGGTACATTATTTGGCAACGCTTTGAAACCAAACCAATCAATAAGCTCCCCGCAACCAAACATGCTCCCCTCCAGAAAGATTTAGGGAAACAACCTAAATCTTCCTGGCCAGAGAAGCAACAGAACTGCAAGCCGCTTACAGAACTGCGGCCTTGCTCTTAATGTGATAACCGACCTCGCCCATAACATCGACTTCGGCGAATTTCTGCGATACCGGATCATCGACAATGTGCGGAGAGGCAATCCCGTCGAGGTAGGCAAACGTGGACGGATAGATGAATTCGTCCTGACCCAAGCGGCAATAGTACGTCGTAACGTGGTAGATGCCGACGTATTGGATCGGCGTCTTCTGCAACGGCGTCATCGGATAGCGGATGCGGCCGGGGTCTTTCGAATACGCCAATGCCCGGTCCACCGTTCCGAGAACGCCCGGCGTCCCGCCGACGCCCATGCCGATGGCCCATTTCACCGGATAGATTTCTAAGGAGCCGCCGCGCTGCGCCGCCAGATTGTTCTCTTCCAGGAATTTCAGGATCGACATGCTGCCAGCCGTGCTGACCACCTGCGACACCAGCACGCCATACTGGGCAGGCGGGATCAGGAGACGGTCGGGGATCACGCTGTAGCCCGACGCGGCCCACGTGTTGTTGAGCAGCGTGTTGACATCGGCCAGCATCTCGGCAGGAGTTTTTGCGGCCCAATGCGTCGAGCTACCGGCCCCCACCGCCGCCGTGTTGGCGGTGACATTGGGGTTATTATACATGCCGGTGAAGCTGGTTCCCATCGTCGTGGGATCGCCCATATAGACAACCTGGTCGATATCCATCTGATGTTTCAGATTTAGGAACTCGAATTTCTGGCTGTCGATGGGGCGGCCGATCTTGATCGCGCTTTCCAGTTCGGGGATGGAATATTTGAGTTCCATCTCCCACAGCGGCAGCGGCTGGCTGGTCTTCGAGATGTCGAGGCTGATGCCAGCAATCGCCGTCGTTACCTTGCCGCCCCAGTTGATGCCCGCAGGCACCACGCCACCGGCTGCGGCACCGGTCGAATTGGTGAAGGACGCGCTTTCGTCGGCAATCGTCACATCCTCGCGCAGATCGACATCGCGGCTCCACGTGACCGCCGCCAGCGGCATGTGCAGCGTCGGATCGAGGCGCTCCAATTCGTTGATCAGGAAGGCACCGGCACTGTCAACGGTACGGACCGCACCGGTCGCTTTGTCTTCGTAGGAATAGGCACGGTCGAGCGTGGGCCAGCCACCGTTCATCCCGCGTGAGATTTCGTGCAACAATTTCCCCTCCTATAAAACCAAGGGAATGGTTGGGCACAAGCGAATGCCGTGCCCGGTTGAAGAAAGGGACCGGTAGCAGGCGTAGAACTTGTTTAGATGTTGAACTGAATCTCCACATTGCCCTGCGCATCGGCGGGGCCGGTGAAGAACGCACCGGGCAGCAGCCACAGGCTGGTGCCTGCCGCCGCCTCGATCCCGGCCTGCACGTGATTGCCGGAACTGACGCCCGAAAAGACGTAGACCGGCGCGCCTTTGGTCGCCGCCGCCGCGCCGTTGAGCTTCATGTTGATGTAGCCACGGAACAGCATGTCGATGATGCCCCTCGGCATCGGCGTTCCGGAACCAAAGCCGACCACGCCCGGATTGGCAACTTGATTGTCAGAGGTCGGGAACGGGCGCACCGAGATGCCGAGAGGCGTCGCCGGGGCCGCCGCATCGGACGCCAGGATCGGGCGGGCACCGTTGGTGTCGATGGTGCCGACCAAACCGTAGGCCGTGAACGGCGTGGTCGAATTCTGCGTCTGCGCGGCGATGGTCGTACCGACCGTCTGAAACCGCGTAACCTCGCCCGGAATACCGGCGGGCATGCGATACATGAACACAGCGTCAGGCATAGCTTTCTCCTATTGAGGGGGACAGAAGATCACTGGGGGTAATTGCCTAGTGACCGTTCAGAAAACGCTTAGTGACGGATCGCTCCATTCGATTTCTGGTTCGTCCAGAATTCCTTGGCGTCCTTGTTCATCTGCGCAATCGACGGCGGTCCTGCGGTGCGGTTGTTGTCGCGCGTCGGCGTCGCCGCCACGGTGCGCACCGAACGACGGTTATTGGTCGCCGCCATCGCGCTGGCCACCGCGTTGAACGCCATCTTGACGCTGTCGCAGCCCAACGGCTTGATCCCGTCAAACGTCGCGATGCCGACGGTATCCTGGATCAGTGCCGCCGTATCGCCGTCCTTGAACGCCTTCTCCATCACGAGGCGGCGATATTTGCACAGCCGCTCGGCAGTGGATTTCATCGGCAGGCGGGCATCGAATGTCGGGATGCGCGTGCCCGGTGCGATGATTTCCGCGTTGGCGATCAGATCGGACCAGAGGTCTTCCTGATCCATGCTGTCGCGCGTCCGGGCGAGACGGGCGCGGCGGATACGGGCATCGTTGGTGCTGCCCTGCTCCAGCCCTTCGAGCCCAGGCAGATCGGTCTCGCCGACCATGTCCTCGCCAAGGCGCTCCGGCACCGGGATTTCCGCCCCTTCGTCACCGGTCCGCATCCGCATCGCGTCGCGACGGCGCATCTTGAAGCGACGGGCGTCCTGGGTGTCGGGGTCTTCCAGTTCGACATCCTCTTCGTCACCATTACCGTCCGCCAATGCCTGGACCATCTCTTCCAGCGCGGCGACGCGGGCGGCAAGTTGCGCGAGATCGCCACCACCACCATTGCCGTTGCCGTTCATCGGAGCGCCTCCTCCCATCGGTGTCGGTGTTGCATCCATCCCGCCGCCTTCTGCTTCGCCCTTGCCGTTCATGTGCAGATGGATGTGCGTGTCCTGATCGCCGGGGCCGCCACCATTGTCGCCTGCGGGCATGCCGGTATTCGGATCGATGTAATCGCGGGTTACCGCCATCGCTTCATCGGTGGTGGATGCGTCGCGCACGCGGCGCACCATGCGGTCGAGCCAACTAGCCATTGTGGTCCTCCTTTAGAGATGCAAGTGAATACGACGACCGGTGCGTTTGAACGCTCTGTCCCTGGTGTCGGTTATCTCAGTGTCCTCGTCCTCGATAGGCGGCCCTGGATGCAGGCGGTACGCCTCGCGGCGTTGCTGTTCCAGATACAGCGCCTGAATAATGTTCTCTGGTGCGCCTTCGGCGAGATCGCGCAAATCCTCATCGAGCGGCACCGGGGCGTCGCCCTCGCCCTCGGCGTCGTGCGTACACTGATCGCAGCCGCAATTCTCTTCATGACGCGGAAAGAACGCCTTGTCGCCGATCCGGCAGACCGCACCGCAGCGGCCATCGCGTACTAGTGCCAAATGATTGCAGGTAATATTGCGCTGCCGTCCGCGCGCCATCCCGGTCTCTTCGTAATCGGCCTTGTAGCCGACCGATACCTCGCGAACTTCCTTGTTCCGGATCGCCTTGATCGCCTCGGGATCGTAGATGATCAGATCGCCCAGCAGCAGATTGTCCAGGACACGTTCGCCACGCCTGGGATTGATCACCGCGCCGACCAGCAACCCTTTGAAGTTCTCTGGCGTAACATCGTCGTCGGGATGATCGAGCGTCACCGCCTTGCCTTGCAGACTGGCCAGTGTCGCCGGCCGGAACACATCTTCCGGGAGACGGTCGATGATGATCCTGCCTGTCGCGTCGCCTTTGATCGGAATTTCCTGATCGCTATAGAGTTGCGGGCCGGTTCTCGCCAAAGGCACGCCGCGAATGATCAGAAATCCTTCCGGCGACAGCGACTGCATCGGCCCCAGCCGCTCGACCGTCAGAAAATCGGTGTCGCGAAAGCTGATGCGGCGCAGCACGACAGGCGGCGCATACGCGCGGTCGCGGAAATTCAGTGTCCGATTGGCGATGTGCAGTTGCAGCGGCATGTGTCAGTGCGCCAGCCACGCCGTACCGTTGCAGAACGTCATGATCACCACCGCACCGCCGCCGGTCAGCACACCGTTATAGGTTGGTGCCGTCGCATCGCTGACCATGCGTATCTGTCCCTGCGATGCCGCGTTGCAGACCGGCAGATTGGCAATCGTCGTCGTCGCCGGCAGTTCGATCCCGCCCTGCATCGTCATCAGCGTCTTGCAGTAAAATCCCTGACCGGGAACTTCGCTGCATTGTGCGAAGGCCAGCGAGGGAGACAGCAGGAGCGCCGCTGCAACAAACCATCTGGTCATGAATTCTCGTCCTGAATTGCGTAAAAGCCGATCCAGTAATCGCCGTGGCCATAGACGCCGGGCGGCCAGCGCTCGGCCCTGTCCGGTGTGCCTGTTACACCATCGGCGCGGCCGATCAAACGGGCCTTGTGATTTATCGGGCAGCAATCGGTGGCGGCGTGGTGACTGCCGCAGTAGCGACAGACCGGTCTTCTAATCAGACGGGGCCGCTCCATCCTCATCCTCGCGCTGCGGCACCAGCCATGCCGCGTCGCCGTTGTCGAACAGCACGCGCAGCAATTCCGCCTCTGCGGGATTATCGACCGGTGTCAGATCGGCCTTGAGATAGGCGACGCTGGCTTCCTTCCCGTCAACTTTCTCGCGTCTGATCACGGCGATTTGGTCCATGTCGCGTCGCGGTCGTCTTCGCTAGCCACATAATATTTGTTGATCAATTCGTAGAGCGGCTTCCACGTCGTGGAATTCTTGAACCACAGCAGACGGTCGAGCGAGCCTTCGAGATCGAGCTTGGCCATCTCGGCGAATGTTTCATGGATAGCCTGATCACGGTTTGCCTTTTCGTCGTTAAAGGCTTTCCACCATTCGCGGCTATATTCGGTGATGCCATCATCATCGATCATACGCTTCCACTGATCGGGGGCCTCCATCACCTCCTCCCAGGCAGCCAGCAACGGATACTGTTTCTTGGCCTTATCCGTCATATAACCGGCTTTGGTCATCAGTTGCGCGCGTGGATCAGCTTTGGGATCATCCTTCTTGCTGGCTTCGATCCAGTCCTTGTACTGCCGGTTGCGCTTCTGCCGAACACTCTCAAATTTGACGTGCATCATCTCATGCGCGAGCGTTTCGGCGGTGGCCATCCCCGGCCTTTCGACATTGAACAATTCGATCCTGCCGGTCTGACGGTAGGCGAAGCCGCCGACATTGAAACTCTTGTCACCAACCTTTGCCGTCGGGTGTCCTCCAGGAAAGAACACGCGCTTCGGATCGACGCCCATCGTCTTGCCCACGGTATCGGTCATCTCCCGCAGCACCGCCTCCGTCGCAGGCTTCAGTTCGGCATCCATGCGGTCGAGTTGCTCGACATAGTCCTCGGCGGCAGGATCGGTCTTGTTCGATGCGATCAGCCATTTACGTCGATAATCGTCGAAGGCTTCCTCAAGCTGTTCACGTGCCCCCTTCATCGGATCGAGACCGCCTTCGCGCGTGAACGGCTTTGGTTCCTCCTCGGTGGCCTGCTTTGGACTGCTTTGGCCTGCTTTGGCCTGCTTTGGCGAGGCTGACCCGCCCGCACTGCTAAACTGCCCGGTATTGTCCGGATTGCCGCCGCGTGTGTGCTCCTCTTCCTTCCAGGCGGCGTCGCATATCCGGTGCAATGCCGCGTCGCCGACCGCTTCCGGCTCGCTCTTCGGCGGCGGGCCGCCGCGCATGAACCGCCGGATCGTCTCGCGCTGCTCGGGCGTCTCCTTCGATGTCGGCAGCGGCTCGCCGATATCCGGTTTGACGTAGTCGGCCGGATTTTCCTCCAGGCGCTCGGGATTGATCATCGGATCGAGAACCCCGTACACCTTCTTCTTCGCCATCGTCTTGTAAAGATATTCGTTCTTGAGCGGCAGCCCGATATAAGCGCCAATCGAACTGGGATCGCGAATGGTCGGATCGACCACATGTCCCTGCTTATCGACCGCAAAGGCGTGCTCAATCGGGACGCCGAAAACGGTGACATAGCCCTCGACATAAGTGAGATCGGGATCGTGCATCACCGCGCTTGCGGCGTTCTTGTAGCATTCCTTTTGCCGCCCCTGCTTACACTTGTAGCTGTCGGCATCGAACAGGAACTGCCGCCCGTGTTCCAGCATGATGTCCGCCGGATGCCGCCAGCCTTCCTTTGCGGGCGTGTGCATCAGGCCGATGAACGACAGATACTGCGTCAGCGAGGCCACATTCTGGCGCTGCTGCTCCGGGGTCGGGATCGCCTTCGCTGCCGTCGTCTTCGGGAGAGGCTTCTCACCTTCGATCTCCGTCAGCGCAGCGCACTGAGCCGTCTCGATATCATCGTAATCGGTGACCGCTGCACCCTCTCCAGGCTTGTAGGCCGGTTCCCAATTCGGATCGTAGACCATCCCGACCACGTCGGGACGCCCCTCGTTGAATTCCTCGAAGAGCGTGTGCGACCAACCGGGCGGCGCGTAATCATCGTTCCACGGCAGCCGCGCCACCGCCTTGAAGCCGGCATTCGAATAAAGCTGCGGCAACACCGTATCGAAGCAATCGAGCCGCTTGCCGCCCTGCTTGACGGCGAGCGCCAGCGCCGAGGCGACCGCATTCTTGGGGCCGCCCTTCGGGGCCTTGAACAGGCTGACGATATCGTCGCCGTGCAGCGCAAAACCGGCCGTGCCATCCGGTGTCGCAAACAGCCGCATGTCGTCGTAATCGGCCGCGTCCTTAACCTCGACCGCCGCACCGAATGGATTGGCCTCTTTGGTCGCGGCGATCAGCTTGGCGAAGGCAGTGCCCTGGCCGGGCGCGAATTCATCATACTGCGGCGCGTCAGCGCCTATTCGGTCGAGCGCGTCTCTGAGCTTGTCGCCGGTTTGGTAGCTGGCGGTGACGGGGATTCCGTCAGATCGAACCCGAACGCCTCCGCCATTGCTATAGCCTTTTCGCGTGTAAGGTTCGGGTATTGCTGCAAGATCAGTTCTAACAAGCTCTCGTCTGGCAGGCGTGGGTTCACCGGATCGGGCACTGGTCTCTTCCTTTTTTATCTCTTTAGATTTCTCTGGTCCCTTAGATGGTTCTTCGCCACTGGTAGTGCTACCAGATGCGACAGAAAATCGCCCCGAGTTATCAGGATCGCCACCACGAGGATGCTTGCGCGGCTCCCAGCCTGCATCCTTGCTCGGCTTCAGCCGGAATGCCCGATCACCGATGTGCAGATAGAGAGCCAAGCTTCACCGCTTGGCCCTGGGGATAATCCGCTTGGCCCGCGCCTGTGCCTGCTTGTGACGGTCCACCCCGACCGGATCGTTCTGCGCCGTCGCCTTGGGCCGCGACAGCGCCTTGCTGTAATCGTACCAACCCTCGCCGCCAATCGCCTTGTTACCGGGGCGTGGCTTCCAGGCATTGCTCTTATGCGACCAGAACCAGTTATTGCCGTCCTCGTCCTCCATAAAAGACCAGCCGTGAGGGTCTTCCATCAGACGCTTGACCGGCGCGTCACGACGATGCGGCTTCGATCCTCCCGCCCCTGCGGTGAACTGACCGCCCTCGCCACGCGGATGGTCCCCTTCGACAAAGGCCGCGTCGTGAACGTGGATGTGGATCGCCTTGCTCATGCTGGCTTGAGCTTCTTCGGCCGCTTAAAGAAGAAATTGCCCAGCGCATCGAGGCAAACAAGTTCCCAGCCCTGCTCGCCCAATTCGTTGAGCCTGTCGCGAAATTCTGTCGTACTGCCTTTAATTGCATAGGCGTTGCCGGTCTTCTCGATCAGATATTCCCACATCAGAGATGCCCGGTCAGCGCCAGCACGACCACGATGACCAGTACCACCAACAAGATGCCGGATGGGCCGTAGCCGTAATTGTAAGGGGCCATGTAGCCCCAGTTCGGCAGGCCGCCGATCAGCATCAGGATCAGCAGGATGATCAGGATCGTGATCAGCATCGCTCAGTCCTTGTCGGCAAGCGCGTCCGGATCGAAACCGAGTAAGTCGATGAATTCCTGGCTCGCAGGAATGTCGGCGTCGCCGCCCTCCGGCTCGTCCTCTTCGCCGTCATCGGGCAGTTCGTCGAGATCGTCCTGTTCGACCGGGCCGAAATAGATATCGGGGAGCTTAGGCGACATTGGCGGCCTCCTTCCAGCCTGCAAATACCATTGGTGATATATAGGCTTTCAGTGCCACAGATGCAGTATTTCCAAGCTTCTCCGCTACTTTTTTGGCAACTTCCATGACCGATTTTTTATAGGCGCGAACCGTCGTCGGAGCGGTGCCCTTGGCCACCAGATCGGCCGCCGTCGATGTCCCGATATACGTGCGAAAATCCTTTACTTTGAAGCCCCCGCCGCCCAGCGTCTTGACGTAACGACGGAGTTTGCCGTCGTCGGTATCGAACAACAAACCGTTCGGTCCCGCCTTCCTGGCCCGCGCCTGCAAATCCTCCGCCAGAGCGTCGTCGGTCACCGGCAGCTTGAGCTTGACGCCCTTCTTCCCGGTGAATTCCAGGACCGTCCTGCCGTCCTCGGTCTTGACGTGCTGGCCTTGCAGATTGGTCGCACCATAGGCCTTCGTCTCGGCTCCCGTGTCGCGCTCGGAACCGGGCCGCAGCCCCATCGTCATGATCAGATTCTGACAGGCGGCGTTCTCGCGCTTGGCCGGATCGCGCGAGCGCATGTTGCGCTCGTTCTGCCTGACTACCTGTTCGTGCTTGCGGTCGAGCGCCCGCACCCGACGGAACTTCACCGCGTCCTTCTTCTTGCGAAAGGCGGCGCTGTAGATGCCGACCGGCCTGCCTTTGGAATCGGTGCCGCTGACCAGCTTGTCGGCCTTTGGATCGGACGCGAAGCGCACGTTCTGCCAGCCCGGCGGCACCGCCAGCTTCCGGATATGCGCGGGCCAGTCCTTGCGCTCGGCAGGGGCGGGCTGCATCTTGCCGCCGCTGGCGCTCTTGCCCTTCGGCAGGAACTCGCCCCCCGTCCCGCCCGGAGCCCCTGCGGGGGCCTGCGGATGATCGGCCTTGTTGAATTCATCGCGAAAGAATGCGTGCAGATCGTGAAAATGAATGTGGACGTGCCTGCGCATCACGCAATTAGAGAATATATATAAAAACGATGACCATCGAGACCGCTCTTGATCCCCAGACCGAAGATTGGGCAGCCGTGAAACTGCTGCCCCGCCGCACCGGACTGCCGATGGCAATCTGGATCACCGAAAACGACGGCTATTCACATGACGTTCGCGTCAAAGCCAGTCCAATCCACGGCGGGCGTGGAACATGGCGCAGCGCGCCGTCAATCGGTGTACGCCCGACGCCGCACGAGATCGTGCCCAACAGCCTGCCAGCCGTCGATATCGCCCTAGTCAGCCGATGGATCGAACTAAACCGCGACATAATCATCGCCTATTGGGACGGCGTCCTCGATTTCGATGATGTTGCCGCACGCCTGCGGCCGATCACGTAAGGCAGGTGTAGCCGTCCTCGAAGGCTGCCGCTGGGCTGACCGATTTGTAGCCGTCCTCGTAGATGACCGCGTAGTCACCCAGGCTGGCCTTCTCGGCCATCGCGGGGACCGTCGGCTCGAAAATCTCGTCGCCTTCGACCAACAGCGTCTTGCCGTCGGTGCTCACCGCGATGATCTGCGTCGCCGTTACGATCTTGTGAGACTGGTACTGTTTCCATGCCATCGCTTGCGCCTCACGTAATTATGTCTGGCAGGATCGGCTCCGAATAGCACCGGCAATTGGGGAAATTCCCCGGATGATGCCGCTGCCCGCCCTCTTCTGCAATTGGCGGATCGTCCCAGGCATGGATCGTCCCATCCAGTAATTTATGCATCCGCCGCACATCCTTATCGCGGACAGACCGCCAGATATAATGCGTCGAGCCGATAAATTCGGCGCGGGCTTGAACCACGGCAGATGCCGTCTTTGCGGTCTCGGTGCGGGCGATCAAGGTCGCCCGGTTGTACGTCACCGACGAGCGCTCCAGCACATATTGGCGCAGTGCGGGGTATCTGATACCACCAGACCAGTATTCCCTCGTTTTGGCCTGGACATCACGACCGGCATCGACCGGGATGCTGGTGATCAGTGCCACCTGATCGTCCACCAGCCGCCGCATGATCTCGCCCAGCGGGGCCGCGCCCAGCAATTCGCGCTTCAATTCGACGCCGATCATCTCGGCATGACGGAACCAAGCCGTCTCATCCCTGCGGAGAACCTCCGCGATCATCCGCGCTGCGGCGGCCTGCGCCCACGGTCTGAGGATGACGGCGTACTGGTCGAGCAGCGATTGCAGCGCCGCTAGCGCCGCCGGATCGCCGACGGGATAGGCGTTGATGATCTCGCCCACCTGTCGAGCGACACGGCGTAACTGCGCTTGGTAGACCGCCTGGGCGCGCTGCACGCGGGCGAAATGCTGCGCCTCGCGGCGGCGCTGTCTGGCAGAGAGACGAATATCCGAGAACGCGAGGCTATCGCTGATGGTCCTGGCGAAAGCACCCGCGTTCATCGCTCACTTCTTTGGCAGGAAATCATCCGGATTAGCCCCCTTTGGCACCACCAAAGCGGGGATGTGCTTCCAGCCTGCTGCCGTCGCGATAGTGGTCGTCGAATTCCCGTCCAGGACCAGGAATGAGCCATCGTCCTGCTCCTGCACGTGGATCGGGCCGCGCTTGCCGTATTCGCCGCGATAGGCCGCTGCCATGCGCTGAACCGCATTGCCGATCCCCTCGGGCCGAGCCCGCGTTTGATGGAGCTTTTCAACCGGGACCATCGTGGCCCCCTCGGTATGAAAATACTTGTCGGGATCGTCGCGGAGACGACGCGCCATTTTGACCACATCGTCGGGCAGATGCACCTTTTCGACCGTGCCGTCCGCGCGGCGGACATTGACCGCAGCGGGCTTGCCGCCTTTGCCGCCCGCCTGCGAGGCAAATCTGCCGTGATCCCGCTTTACCTTGCTTTCGTCAAAATCGTGGAACCACTGGTCGATGGTGCGATTGTCGATAAAGCGCGGCTGCCGGTCACGGAACCACGCGTCAATCGAGCGGCGGCGCGGCAGGCCGCTGTCGCGTGACGGGAGGAAACTATCGAGCACGGGGGACACGCCGCACGGAGCGGCTGTCGCGCGTCGGCAGGAAGCCGTCATCGGTCGGCGTGGCCTTGTTGCCTTCGGCCTTCCAATCCTCGCCGATCCCTTCGACATCCCAATCGTAGAGCGGGCCTTGTTCGGGCATCAGCAAATCTTCCAGCTTCAGCTTGGGATCGTCCGCCCATTCGCCGCTGCGGTTCGATGACACCGTCGTCTCGTCGGGACCAAATTCAACTCTCGCCTCGAATGGCGTCGCGCCTTGTTGCGGCGGCGTCAGGCGAAATCTCGTCTTCATGCCCAATTCCCATCGCCATCGGCCTCATAGGCCCGGTTATACAACTGCGACTGTCGATCAGATAGTTCGGCAATTTCGCTCACATGATTACCTATGGCTCTCAAATTCTCTATCTTCCGATAAAGATGATGGCCCTCGCCAAGCTTGGCTTCAATCATGTGCGGCGAATTAAACTGAACTTCGGATATCAATCCGCTTGGCGTGCGGAAATTGATCATGACATCGCGGTAGCCGCCATCTGCCGGATTGACATGGCGGTCCTTGACTTTGATGATGTCGTTCTTGTGTTTCTTGATAAAAGCATCGGCCGCTTCGCGGGCCTTCTCAACGGTCTCGGCCAGCACCGTGCCACGCAGGACATCCCGCAATTGCGTAGCATCGCCACCATATTCGTTCTTCATCTTGCGCTCCGCCGATGACCGCTTTTTCATCGTCGTACCCGGCTCGGCTTCTTCCGGCGGTGTAAACAGCGCTTCGCCTTCGATGTCCGCCGCCGCATCTCTGATGGCCTGGACAAAATCCGGTTCGTCCTTGTGAGCCTTGTCGTACAAATCCTCCAGGCTGGCGACATCCTGCTTATCGGGCTGCATCTCGCAGCATTGAGCCAGATCGCCCTTTAGCGATGGCTTCGAAGCTTTGCCTTCGCCCTCGCTGGTGCCACCGCCACCACCAGAACCTTTCTGAAACTGGCCGCCTGCGCTGTTTGGTGCCCCCTCTGGAGCACGATTAACCTGGCTCTCGTCAAAATCATGGAACCACGCATCGATGCTGCGCTCGCCAAACCATTTGAACCGTTTCTTCGCCTCGTCCTCGGCCTGGATATGCCGCCGCCGCGACGCCGCGCGCCGGCCACCGAGCGACGTGCCGCTGTCGCGGAACCATTGATCGATTGTCCGGTTGTCGCGACCCTGAAGCCGCTCGCCGAATTCCCACAGCCGCGTCAGCCCCTCGGCGGTGCCTGCGACGGCGTGAAACGGTGCCGCCAATGCATGGCCCAGCCCGCCGCCTCCGGCATGCCCGCCGGGTTTCGGGGCGGCGTGGGGTTTCGGTGTGGTGGGCGGCTTTGGGGCGGCGATGGGCTTTGGTGCGGCGATGGGCTTTGGGGCGGCTGCCGCGCCCGGTGGTGTCGGTTTTGGCGTCGTAGGAGGCGCTGCGGAGGCCGCTGGCTTGGGGGAAGGCGGTGCCTTGGGCTTGGGCGGCGCTGGCGGTTTCGGCGTCCCAGGGGCTCTTGGAGAGGCCGCAGCGTCGTGTTGTGACAGTTGATGCTGCAACTGGCGAATTTCCGCCCACGCATAGGGATTGCCGCTCGCCTGCAATTGCGCCAGACGCCCTGCCATCCGCGACCGCTCAACCCCCGGCGACGCTTCGGCGCTGCTGTAGCCGCCATGCGAGCCGATCTCCGGCGTCGGCCGCCTCGGTGCACCGCCCTGTTGCCGCTTCCGTGCGCCCTCGGCCGTGCCGTAATCCTGCGCAGGCTGTCGCGGCTGCGGCGGCGATATCCGCCCGGCATGCTCGCTGGCGCTCTTGGCCCAGCCTGCTGCCTGCTGATAGCCGGGCTTGCCCAGGAGGCCGTGCGCTACCTTATGCGCCTTGGCCGCCTCGGTGTGAGCGCGACTGATCGGGTTCTGTGCGCCGAAATTCAGTCCGACATGGTGCTGCGCCGCCGCTTCGTGCTGTTGCGCCGCCACTTTGTGCGTCAGCCCAGGTTGCTGTATATGCGGCTGGGTTGGCCGCATAGGCGGACGCATAGGCGGCTGCATGGGCGGCTCGTCCACAGTAAAGCCGCCGGGCTTGACCGCTGCTGGCTTGTTCGGGCGTGGCGCACGCCGTGCCGTACCGCCAAAGGCGGTCCCTGGCGTGCCTTGCGATCCCTGCGCGCCCTGGTCGAGCACGCGGTGACCATGCCGGTCGTGGACGTGGACGCGGATCATTTAGGTTTTACCCATGCGGCAGGCGTTTTGGTGTGCCGCAGATCGAGCAATCTTCTTCCCCGTGCACCGCGTCACGTTCGGTTTGAATGATCATCGCTTGTCGTGCCATCTGTCGCCGGTCGAGCGGTCGATTTCACCGGCCGTGGTATCGCGCTCCGGATTGGTGCCGAAACTGGCATCGGTCGCCGGCAGATGCTTCGTCAGCTTCTCGATCAGCGGCGCTGCCATGCCGGTGGCGATCCCAGCCTTGAGGATCGCTTCCAATTCGGCGGTGGTCAGATCGACGAGCGGCATTATTGCAGCCTCTGCTTCAACAGCGGATCGGCACGGAATTCCTCGATGGGCGGGCGGTAGCGCGGCCAGCACTGCCTAACCGCCGCCGCCAGTTCGATGGCCGATGGTAAAACTTGGCGGCGGCTCAACTGGACGATCAGATTGCGCAACTGATTGCGGATGATCTGATCTTCGAGATCGGCCCGCACGAAATGAATAAATCTGACGCTCGGCAGGACGAACGGCACCAGCGGCGGGAATTCGGCTCCGTGCTCGCGCTTGAAGGCGATCCGGTGCTCGCGCACGATCTCGCAAATCTGCTCCAGCCTGCTCGCGTCGAAATTGAGCCCGACAAACGGCTGCAAGCGGGCTTGCAGCGCGTTCGCCGAGGCGTTCAGGCGGGGATCGTCGTCATCGAGAACCATGGTTTTAGGCCGGTCATAAATGCCCTGCCAGCAGCGAGCCCGCGAAGCAAGCCACCGCCAGCCAGCCCAGATGCGGACGCTGCCATGGCCGCGCCCACGGTTCGAACGCCTCGATCAACGACAGGATCAAGGCGGCAACAACCAGGATCGTAGCCGCCATTGGCACGTCTCCTTTACGTCTCCTTGGTCTCGCCGTTCCCAGCGGCGGGATCGCCTTCCGGTTCCTGCTCCGGTCCCTGCTCCGGCTCTTGCGGCACCGGAGCAGGCTGCGGATCGGGCTCGGGCGTGCGTGGATCGCTCATCGTTGTTCTCCTTCAGTTAAGGGGAAGTGCCGTTCCAGATTGCAATGCCTAGCCACCGGACGGGAAGAGATATTTGAGCATCTCCGCGTTTGATTTAACGCTCGACGTATTCTGATCGACGCGCTTGTCCAGGCTCTCTAGCTGCCGCTCGATTGTGACCAGCCGCTGCTCGACCAGATAGCCGATTGCCGAAACCAAGGTTCCTACGACGATAAAGGCGATCCGCCAGACGTTGAGCTTCGAGACGATGTCGTCCACCGCACGTCACGTGTCCTTGTGGCTTTCCGCCAGCCAGCGCAATTTCCAGTAATTGCCCATCCGTATGAACACAACGAAACCGAAGATTTTAACAACCTCGATTTCACCGACGATAAGACGCTGGAACATCATTTGGTTCCGCCTCACGTATTAACCGCCGCGCCCGCCGCCCGGATGCGAAAGCGGTCGAGCCATTTGCCGAAATCCTTCAGCGTGTATTCCTTGCCGCCGCCAAACCGTTGCTGGCCGCGCCCGTCCGCGTAGAACTTGTTGAACGCGTCGAGCACCGCCTCGCCGTTGCGAAAGCCCAGGAACACCTTCGGCTGGTGGAATTCCTTGGTGTCGGGGTTAATCTGGTCGATCACGAACACGCGGTTGCTGTCCTCGGCATCGCCGACGAAGCAGTCGAGCGCGTCGCCGTCATTGGCCCGCGTGCCGGGGAAATGCCCGTAGGGGAAGGCCATCACCGCGCCCTGCGACGATCCCTCGGGACGTGCCTCGCCCGCCTCGCGCTCGATCACGATGTCATGGCCCAGGAAGCGGATTTGCCGCCCCGGCAAATCCTTGTCGCGGTTGTAGTAGACATGGAATATCGGCTTCGAGCGCCTGCCCTGCGGGACTCCGCCGGGGAGTTCTTCGTCTCTCCCGACCGGCAGGAAGCCGCGACGCGGTAAGAAGGACCGGACATTGTCCGGTCCTTCCCCTTCCGCCCCGGCAAACGCGCCACCGGAATCTACCGGTCCAGAAGACGACGGCGGCGTGGCACCGGGCAGAAACCGTGGTTGTTGCTCTTGTTGCCCTTGTTGCTCGGGCGGTTGACCGACACCGACAGGCATCCCAGGCGGCATCCCAGCGCCTGCCGCACCGCTCATGCCACCGGGCATCCCTGGAACCTGCGGCGGCGCGTTCTCGGCGTCGGCGATGTCCTTCTCGGTGATGTTGGTCCAGATGTTGGTCTTCTGGGATTGCTGCTTGAGTTCCTTCAGCACGATGGCGCTGTTGGGCATGACGCCCGCCTCGAAGGCGCTCAGCACGGTCTGCGTGATCTGAGAGGCAATCGAAGACTTCTCAGCGTCCTGCAATTGCCATAAGGGCTTGAAGCTCCACGTGAACCCCTTTGGCAGCTTGATCCGCAGCGAGCGGGCGACGCAATCAAGGACGAAATCCACTTTTGTGTACAGCCGCCGCTGCTGCGTCGTGCGCACCATGTCGTAGTAGTTGCGCCAATCGCTCTCGCCCGTGCTGTTCAGCCCGGCGGGAGACTGCCCGAAGAACCTCACCAGCGGTATGCCCAGCGCCCCGGCAAGCTGCTGCACCATCTGGATCAGCACCGCGTCGAGCCCGGTGAACGTGTACTGCGCGTATTCCAGGCGGTCGTTGACGTCGATGACCGAGATGCCCTCGTTAACCTGCATGCGGCGCAGCCATTCGATGGCCTGAAGCTGCGCCTCCAGAAGTTTACCGCCGGTCCCGACCACCTCCTTCCAGTTTTCGATGGCCAGTGTGCGCAGGCTGGCGCGGTTGACCAATTGCGCGGTCGATGCCGTCGTCATGTCGAACGCCAGGAGGCGATCCCAGATCGGCTCCAGCACCGACATGTCCCACATGTTTTCCGAGAGCCGCTGGTAGTACGGCAGCTTCGCGCCGTCGAAGCGCAGGAAGCGCGAATGATGTATTCTGGTGTTGCCGGGCAGCGGCGTGTCGCCGACCGTCACATAAAACTTCGGCTTGCCGAAGTCTATGCTGTGGCGGTCGGTGACCAGATCGTTGAGCGATGGCTGCACCAGCCAGCGGTCGAGCGGCAGCAGACCGTCGAACATGTCCGGTCCGACCGTCTCGGGGCGCAGCGGCGTGTCGGGCTTCTGCCCGTCGATCATCACATAGGCCCCGGCTCCACCATATAACCTCGACCACGTGATGGTCTCGGCGAAGCGGTCCCACAGCGAATATTGCTGATCGAACGCGCCGTACAGTTGCTGGGCCTCGTCGGGATCAAGCTCGCTGCCGAGATCGAAGCCCTCGCGCGTCATGTCCTCGGCGACCGCCTCGCAGGCCACCCTACACACCCACGATGACCGGAACGCCCAATCGAGGATGATGCGCAGCCGCGTGATCGGATAGAAGCCATAGCCGCCGAAACTGTTGGCGTTGTCGGTGCCAAAGCCGGTGTGCGTGATGAAGTTCTGATAACTGTCTGTGGTCCGTTGGCTGTACGACACGTTCTGTTCGGCGGCGTGCCGGATCGGATGTGTCGGCACGGGCTCGGCGCGCTCGCGCGCAGCGGCCCGCTCAATCGGCGTGCGGCTGTCTATCGGCTGACCGTATTGGTCGATCAGAGCCATGGGGTGAAGGTCTATCCTTGCTGGTCCTTTCCCCCTACGGGGGAAAGCCGAAAGCAGTCACGGGATGGAGATGGACACCGACCATCTGTCACCATCTGTCACCGTCTGCCCAAAGCGGAACTGCAAGCATGATTCTAACTTCAGACGATGCTATCTCATTGAAAAAGCACTAATGTCGCTAATGTCACGCCTTATCGCGGAAACCGGTTAGAGATGCTATCTCGTTGAAAAACAACTAATGGCGGCTAATGTCGCGCTTGTCGCGAAAACCGGTTAGAGCGATTGTAACTACTAACCACGTTGCCCCCGACACTCCATCGCTCGGGAGCCACACGTAAGCGTCTCCTTGGGCGCAGTCAGGATCAAGGGAACGCTTTAGGATCGGCCCCCTCGCGCGCAGGCGCGCACGCGTGGCCTAGCTGGCGAATGCCCGGAGATACTTCGACACCGTCACCAAGCGGTCGTCCCCGACCACCTGAAGCAGTGCGCCCACGGCGGCATTGATCACATCGTCATTGGCTCCGGGGACGTGGTCGATGCTGTCGCGACCGCCGCGCACCGTGCGTCGCTCCAGCCCCAGCAATTGGTTGATCAGCCGAGTATTATCGAGCAGGCGAACTCTGCGGCTGTTCAGCGCCGGGAGGAAATCCCTGTAGAGATCACTCTTAACGATTTCAGACTGTTCGTAGATCACGCCGTTGATCGCGAACTGCTCGACCGGCCATTGCGCGGCGTAGCGGTCGCCCTGGATTTTGTAGACGTTGTAGCGCTCGAATTCCCGCGCGAAATCCGCTGCCACTTCCGACGGCGCGAAGGGTGGGCGCGTTTCCTTGACGAAGTCTAGGATGCCCTGGCCGCTGGCCTCGTCGAGATGGGCCACCGCCATCGTAAAGCTGTCGCGGCTGCCGCCCGACGGATCGACGAAGCCGACATAGCGCCCCTTCAGCATGACATCATAGGGGATTTCCCGGATGCCCCGCTGCACGCTGGCATAAACCACGTCGCGGCTGACATAGTCCGCCAAATCCCTGCGGAATTCGGCCCCGTATTCGGCGGCGGCGCGGTCGGGGTCTTCCTCCATCGCCTTGTCGATGAGCCCCGGCTCCAGCACGTCGATCAACGGATTCATCAGCCGCGTCGGTGCCTTGATGACCAGCACGTCGTCGCTGTCCTGGCCGAAATGCTCTTCGAACTTCTGGAACAGCAAGCCCTTCTGGCGGTGCGGCGAGGAGATGCCGATGATCATCGAGCCCGGCATCATCAGCATGCCCGGCCGCAGCGCCATGTATGTATCAACGTCGGGATTGGCGCTCTCCTCGTCGCGGTAAAAGGCCACCTCATCCAGGATGCCTGCCACGATGGCTCGGCCGCGCGGTGCCCGGTAGTTGTTGGTGGCGATCCGGATTTCGACTTTGTTCAGCAATTGTATCCGGTTGTTGGTCATCGATTTGGACCGCAGGAAGGCGTACAGTTCGGGCTTCGCCTCGAAATAGCCGCGACAGTATTTCCACACGATCTCGGCTTGGTTGCGGTCGGTGGCGAGGCAGGCGGTGATCCCTTCCTCGCCCAGGCGCAGCCTCGTGGTGTCGGCGAAGCGGCTGAGATATGTCGCGATTAAACTTGCGACACTGTCCTTGCCGCCCCGGCGGCCGACGATGCACCAGAGTTCTCTCACCGGCCGGTTGGGCGACGGCCTGCCCCCGGCGATCTCGTGAAAAAACTCTAGCTCCTTGATCGTCAGCGGCTGGCCAAAGGCCGCCTTGATGACGATCATCCAGCCGTTCCAGCTTGGTTCTCTTGCCTGCCCCAGCCCGCGCTGGATAAAGCCGACCGGATCGCCCTTGTAGTCCGCCAGATGGCGCTCCGGATTGCGCTTTAGCTCGACCAGCCTGCCCTTGATGCCCCGCAGAAGCTCAAGCTTCTCAGGCAGCGTCAGCGTCGGCCAGTCGCTCGGTATGTTCAGGCTCATTCTCGATCACCGACTGCGGCAGGGACGGCTGTGGCATGATGAGGAGGCCCTGATCGATGGCGGTCTGGAGCAGGATGTTCACATTCTCCTCAATCGGGCGGGCCGGATCGATAACCTCCAACGGCTTCCTCGGCTGCACCAGCCCCATCAGCGCCTGGAGATTTTCCATCGCGCGGCTGCGGTCGCGCATCCGCAGGCTGACCGATCCGTCCTTGTGCACTCGCACCTCGTCAATCGCCATCCGCTGCGCCTCGGTCAGCTTGTCGCGGTCCACCACCAGGATGTAGTTGCGGCCCTGGCCGTTGCATTCGGGGCAGTAGGGATGCGGCTTCAGAGTTTTATCGAAGCCGGTGCCGCCGAGATCGTCGAACGGCCGCCGCTGGTGCGGCTGCTTCTGCATCTGATCGCTGGTGTGCTTGCGCAGGGCGGCGCGGTATTCGGCGAGGGTGAACTGGTACTGGTGATCCTGGCCCCAGCAGTGACGGCAGGGGCCTGCCGGGGGGAACGGCAATTCGCATGTCGCGATGTCGAACCAGTAGCGCAGGATCGTCTCGCCGTTAACCTGCGCCCGCTCCCGGTGCTTGGCGAAGGCGTTGTCGATATGCTTCCTGACCACCGGCTGGTTGAGCAGCTTCTGTGCCGCCTGCGTCGCATTGGACGGGGCATAGCCGACGCTGACCGCCGCCTGCCGTGCCGCCGACTGATCGCCGACGCCCTTCTGGCGCAGCGTGATAAACGCCTCGGCGAACTGCCGCTGCCGCAGCATATTGCGCCGATTTCTGGTATGGCGCGGATCGAGGGCAGGCGACGATCCCCTGCGCAGCAGAACCGGGCGAGGCTTGATCGATTTCATGCGGGATTTCGGCTTTTGGCGGAGTGGGCAGATGCTACCGCAGGCCCGGTGACCGATAGGGCCTTGGTCGCAATAGGCTTATTTGCCACAACTGTCGAGCGGAAAATGCGCCTGAACGTCTGTACAATAGAAGTTAACGGCTGAAATACTCCGGTTGTTTATTTAACTTCAGCGCCTGAACAGCCTGCGGCGGCGACGGCGTCGGCGTCGGTCCATCAGGCAGAGCAGCGGCAGCATCACCAGTGGCAAGAAGCACACCGCCAATGACAGCCATTCCAGCGTCGATCTCATTGAGCCCGGTGCCCATCCTTCGGGCCGTCTTGACCGCAAGCGTTCCGCAGCCGCTATCCCTTACCGACAGGCAACGTTCTGATGTGGGGAAGTTGCCACAAAAAGAAACAAAACCATGTCGGTTGTTCCCAAGGGGAAAGTGGCTCCGTGATGGGACAGCAGCCGGGAAACGCTCATTCCACTGTTGCGCTTTTCAAAGCAACAGCGTCCCGGCCCGGCTGCGTCAAGCTCGTCGAGGCAACCGGTAGGAATTCTTCTCCGGCCGCATCTCCTCGATCTCGCAGATGATCTCGAAGTGAAACAGCGTTCTCCAGTTGATGATCCGGTCCTCCAATTCGTAGCCGCCGCTGCACACATAGGCGTTGTGACCGCCGGTCTGCGCGTTGTAGACGATGACACGATGGATCGGATTGTCCGGGCGATGGGCTATGTCGGCCACGTAATAGTGACCGAACTTCATTTGTTGCGGCTTCATGTCTCTAATTCCCGCAGAACGAACACTGCGATGATGGTCTCGTTGATGACGATCTCGTCGCCTTTGACTGGCACTGGCATTACCACACGGTTTAACTTCCAACTATGCAGCCGATAGCCGCTCTCGTGATTGCGCAGCATGACAGCCTCGAAGCGCTCGCTGAGCGTGCGCGGCATGTCGGGGACATGAATTTCAGGCCAGTTCTTGCTGATTTCCGCGACGCGAAACAATTCCTTCATTTACCACTCCGGTTTGTCGATCAGCCCCGCGACCACCGCCGTCTCGACGCTGTCGAGCGGTCCCAGCCAGATCGGCTTGGGATGGACACGCGGCAGGATATTCAGCGTACGCCCCTCCTGATCGAAGGCATATAATACGCCTGTTCCGTGGTGCAACTGGCCGTTCAACGCGTAATACTCCGGTATCTCCGATGACGGTGTGCCATTGTTGAACAGACCATAGCTGACATTCTCGCCGTGTCGAACGATATTATGCGATGTCAGATGGCCTCCGGCGGCGCGGCTGATTTCATTATCGGGCACCGTCTTGTAGATTACCTTCCGGTCGCGTGGATTGATGACGGCGATCTTGCGCATCACCGCTTCCCCGCCAAGAACTGACAGACATGTCACCGGCCTATATACCCCCCATTTTATGGAGAAGGACATGCCGACCATCGGGCTCTGCATGATCGTCAAGAACGAGGCGGCCTTGATCGAGCGCTGCCTCGACAGCGTGCTGCCGCTGATCGATTACGCGGTGATCGACGACACCGGTTCGACCGACGGGACGCAGGACATCATCTGCTCCTGGCTCGACCGTCACCAAATTCCCGGCGCGGTGTCGGATGTGCCCTGGCGGGATTTCGCCCACAACCGCTCGCTGACGCTGCAACGGCTGCGCAACCGCCCCGAGATCGACTACGCGATGATGTTCGATGCCGATGATGTGCTGGTCATCGATCCCGAATTCGACGCCGCCGCCTGGAAAGCCTCGCTGACCGCCGATCTCTATGATGCCGAGTTTATGCTTGGCACGATCCGCTACTTCCGGCCATTGATGTTCCGCAATCGGATCGGCTTCCACTATCGCGGCGTGCTGCACGAATATCTCGAAGCGCCGCCCGGCCGACGCGATAAGGCGGTGGGGCTCCATGTCCAGGCGGGCGTCGAAGGCGAGCGTAGCCGCTCGCCGCACAAATACCGCAACGATGCGCTGCTCCTGCGCGCGGCGCTGGACAGCGAGAGCGATCCGTTGCTGCGGGCGAGGTACACCTTCTACATGGCGCAGTCCTGGAAGGATTGCGGCGAATACGAACAGGCTCTCGACGCCTATCTGGCGCGGGCCGAGATGGGCCACTGGGCCGAGGAAATCTTCATCAGCCTGTACCGCGCGGCCGATCTGATGGCGTCTCGTCCCCAGCATTTGACGACGCACCATCCCGCCAGCCGGATCATCGACACATATCTGCGCGCCTGGGAAGGCTGCCCGCACCGCGCCGAGGCACTGCACGGCGCGGCCAGCTACTGCCGCCAGAGGGGGAGGTTTGAACTGGGCTACCTATTTGCCAAGACCGGGATCGACATTCCGGTGCCCGATAACGGCCTGTTTGTCGAGCCGTGGATTTACGATTACGGGATGCTCGATGAATTCGCCGTCAACGCCTACTGGGCCGGGCATCCCCACGAATGCCTCGATGCCTGCGAGCGGCTGCTCAGTGGTGTCCTGCCGGAAGATATGCGCGGGCGGATCGAAGCCAATGCGCAATTCGCCCGCGACAAGCTCTAGATCACGCCACGATCCGGCCAGCGGCGCGAGCCGCATCGGCATAGGCCGTCAGCGGCTTGTCGGCCTTGAACCACATATCGCGCTCGATGCGCAGGCCGAACGGGCCGCGCAAAGCGCGAAGCTCCATCAGACTGACGCTGCCCATCTCCGGCGAGCCCATCCCCAGATCGCACAGGCCGAAGGCGATATCCGGATCGTCGGGATCGATCTCGCTCAACAGCCACGTCGCCCCGCCCCACGGGCAGAACAGCTTGACGACCGGCCGGAAATCCTCGGTCCTGCCGTCCTTGGCGATCTTGGCGGCATTGCGCCGACCGTTGGCGAGCAACGCGCGCTCTTGTGAGGCAAGAAACATCTTCATCTACTTTCTCCTTTTCAGTGGGCGTTTCATGAGAGCAACCCGATAGTCTTCCGGGCCGCTTATCTGCGTGACCACGAAGCCGAATTGCTCGAAATACGGGATCAGCATCATCCGCGACGTGCCCAGCGTCAGCGTGCACCGCAGTTCATCGGCGAGCGACGCCAGTTCACGCAGCGCCACCGCTCCATTGCCTTTGGTGGCAGGATCGCTTCGCCTGCGATACAGCGAGCACAGCGTCCACGGACCGAACATCGGCCCGATGCTGTATCTGACGCCAAGGCTGATCTCATGCTCCTTGGCCAGCGCATCGAAGGCGGCTTTTTTGTCGATCATCACAACGCTTCCTTGATGATCGCGTCGGCAAGCCACCCCATCGGTGTGTCACAAGTATAATCCACGAGGCTCTCGTCGTTGGCGCACGTGCCGTAGCCCGGTGCCATCAGATAAGCCCAGCCGATAGGATGGGCCTCGGCATCGAAAAAGTAGACATGCGCCTCCTCGGTTGCCTTGACCGCATTCCAGGCTGAGACAGGCTTGTTGCCTGCGTAATCGTAGCCGCCGTCGCCGCCCGCAACTTTAAACGTCCAGCCAAGCGCGGCGGCGCGCTTCAGCAGTTCCAATGCCGTGATCATTTTCTCCTCTCGGATTAGGCGACGGCGGGAGCCGCAGCCGGGAAAAACACGTCGTAACCGGCGCTCCGGTCAACGTAGGGCTTGTTGCCAGCCGCCTCGCTCACCGCCGCCTCGTATTCGCTGCCCTTCATCGCAGCGGCGAATTCCGGCGTGACCAGGAAGCTTCGAACCACGTCATAAACTGCGGCGTAAACCAGCTTTTTCATCATCATGGTTCGTCTCCTTTCGCTTTGTATATAGCGAATATCGCCCCAAAATTCAAGCACAAAGACGATATTTTTTGGGATCGGCGCTTGCATTTCGACGGGAATATCCCTATCTATACAGCGAAGATACGAGGACAGAAATGACACTTTCAATCATCAAGCAAGGCAACCGCTGGATCGCCCGCTTCCCGTTCACACATGAGACGAAGAATGTCGTGAAGGCGGCAGGGTTCCGCTACGAGCCCACCACGCGGACGTGGTACACGCTCGACGAAACCATCGCACGGCGGCTCGATCCGGCCACGGCGGCGGCGGCGGTCGCGGAGGCCAATGCCACAATCGCGGCATCGCGCGCCGTATCGGCAGCGGTTAATGTGCCCTGCCCGGCGGGGCTGAGCTATCTGCCGTACCAGCTAGCGGGCGTCGTCTATGCGGCGGCCCGGAAGAATACGCTGATCGCCGACGGGATGGGGCTGGGCAAGACGATCCAGGCCATTGGCCTGATCAACAGCGATCCGAGCATTCGGAACGTGCTGGTGGTCTGCCCTGCATCGCTCAAGATCAACTGGCAGCGGGAACTGGTGAAATGGCTGACGCGGCCGATGTCGGTCGAGATCGCCAACGGTGCGTGGCCCACCGCGAATATCGTGATCGTGAACTACGATATCTTGCGGAAATGGCGGCCTGCCATCGATGCGGTTAGCTGGGATTTGCTGATCGTTGATGAGGCCCATTACGTCAAGAACAGCAAGGCGCTGCGGACCAAGCTGCTGTTGGGCGCAAAGGCTAAGCCAGCGCGGGGCCGCACACCGGCACAAGAGGCGGTCGCGCCGATCCGGGCCAAGCGGCGGCTGTTCCTGACCGGGACGCCCCTCGTCAACCGGCCCAGCGAATTGTGGTCGCTGGTGGAGGCGCTCGATCCGCACGATTTGGGCCGGAATTTCTTCGGCTTCATGAAGCGGTACACCAACGCCCATCACAACGGCTATGGCTGGGATTTCTCGGGCGCATCCAATCTGGACGAATTACAGCAGCGGCTGCGGTCGAAATTCATGATCCGGCGGCTGAAGGCCGATGTGCTGACAGAATTGCCGGCCAAGCGGCGGCAGATCATTCTCCTGCCGCAGACCGATCAGGCGGCGCGGGCGGCGGTGGCCGCCGAGCGGGCTGCCTTCGAGCGGCGGGATGCCGAACGGGCGATGGCGCGGGCCGATGCCGAGCGGGCGCAGGCGACTGGCGACGATGCGGCCTATGCCGCTGCGGTGGCCCGGCTAAAGCAGGCGCAGGGGCTGCTCTTCGAGGAAATGTCGCGACTGCGGCACGAGACGGCGGTGCAGAAAATCCCGCAGGTAATCGAGCATCTGACCGATTGCCTCGACAGCGAGGAAAAAGTGGTGGTGTTCGTCCATCATCACGATGTCGCGCACGCCCTCAAGAATGCCTTCCCGACGGCGGCGGTGCTGACCGGCGAGATCGGGATGACGCAGCGGCAGGCGGAAATCGACCGGTTCATGACCGATCCCGATTGCCGGTTGTTCATCGGCTCGATCCAGGCCGCTGGCGTCGGTCTGACGCTGACCGTCGCGAGCCACGTGGTGTTCGCAGAACTCGATTGGGTGCCGGGCAATATCTCCCAGGCCGAAGATCGGCTGCACCGGATCGGCCAGACCAACAGCGTGCTGGTCCAGCATCTGGTGTTCGACGGCAGCATCGATGCCCGGATGGCGGCGGTGATCATCGAAAAGCAGGCGGTGATCGAGGCGGCAATCGACACCCATACCGATGCGGTGGCACTGAGCCCCGAGCAACAGGCAGTCCTCGCCGAGGCCAACCGGCCTGCTCCTGCCACCGATGGGACGGTGCCCGAATATTCGGAGGTACCCTTCTAATGCCCGATCTGCCAAACACCGAACAAGAGCAACGGGCGAAATGGGATTTGCTGCTCTCGGATATCGAATATCGGCAAGCGCAGCTACGGTTAATTTATCGACAGTCTCGATGGGAAACACCGCGAGCAATCGCAATGATGGCTTTAGCCTTGGCAGCGCTGATTGCCGCCGGGCGGCTCACCGATCTGGTGTGGCCATCCGGCCCGCAAGCCATTGCCGTCCACTTCGACCAACCGATTATAGTTCACTTCGACCAACAGAAAGGCCCCTGAAATGTGCATGCTCATTCATCATCCCGCCAGCGCGAAGCGGTTCACGCGCCGGGAATTCGACGATTTCTATGATCGCTCACCGGACGGCTTCGGCGTCATGTGGCGGTCTGCGAACGGCACCGTGCGCAGCCGCAAGGGCCGCTTCTCCCGCAGTATGTGCTGGAAGACGTACCGCTCCCTGCTGGCCAGCGGCTGCACCGAAATGGTGCTGCACTGGCGCTATGCCACGGCGGGACCGCGCGACGACGCCAACTGTCATCCGTTCGTCGTCGCGGGCGCGCTAATGATGCACAACGGGCCGCATCTCGGTCCCTCGACCGACACCATGAGCGACACTGCGGTCTTCGCCGAGCGCGTTCTCGGTCCCTCTCTCAAGGAGAGCCCGAACCGTCTCAGGGATCGGAACTGGCTGAATTGGCTGAACCGCCGGATCGGCGGCGACAGGCTGATCATCTGGGACAAGCGCTCGCCCGCCCCGGTCATCGTCGGCGAAGACAAGGGGCTGTGGTACAAGGGACGCTGGTATAGCAATCAATATGCGTGGTCGTCCAGCGACACCCGGCCGAAATTCAATTTCGATTTCGACGATGACGAGGAAGAGATAGAGGCATGAAGGCCAACAATTACGAATGCGGTATCTACGACGACGGCGAGATTTATATCCAGACCGAGCCGCGTCAGATGGAGGCCAATAACGGTCGCGTCTATCTGACTGCGGGGGAGCTTCGCCGCCTGCTGACGCTGGCCGAGAACGCGGTCAAGGAGGAAGTTGCCTGCCGCAATCCGCGTGCCCGCGATGCCGGCTGGATCGTCGCGTTCTGCCATTGCGACGTTTGCACCGCGCGGCGGGCCGAGAATATCGGTCTCGCAATGCGGCGATGCGAAGGAATAGCCTTATGACCACTGAAGAAACCAACAAGCTGATTGCCGAACAGCAAAAACTCCTCGCCGAAGCGCTAAAATTCTCGGCCGAGGAGCAGAAGCTGCGGCACGAGGCGGTTAAGTTCTCAGCCGAGGAACAAAAGCTGCGGATCGAGCGCTACCTGCTGCCGCTGGCAATGGCTGGCGCGTTCTTCGGCTCACTGGTCGGCGTCGCGACCCTGGTGATCCATCTTGGCCGATGAATAGCGCGCGTGACGCTGGGGATTTATGGCATTTCTCCCCAATCACGCCGGTATAGACGGCCAGTCACGTTAGAACCCCGTCAGCCCGTGGCACGGTTTGCCTTACTACGTGCGCGACGGGCACTAAGCCGGAAAGATCATTACCACGTAGTTATCGCCCTCGAAAGCCTTGAGCGCCCGCTCAAGGCTTTTGTAGCGTTTATGCACCATCAAGGCGGATGACAGCCAGCAATGCGGCGGCAGACAATCCATCCACATCAGCGACACATAGAAATATCCGTCAGTCCGCCAACGCACGCCGTATGTACTCTCGGTCATGGCTCGCGCATCGCGCGGGCCATGCCGTCGAGATAGATGCAATCAAGCGCGACCCCTCCGTCGTCGTACTCTTCGCCAATAGCGCAGCACGCCCGTAAGTCCGGATGCCATTTGATCCCCGGCGGTAATTCGCTCCAGCGACGATGATGCCCCTCCGCCAAGATGCTTTGCACGCTTCGCACGATTACCGGTTCCGGCCCCGGTTTCATATACGCTTCCCAGCGCTCGATTGCCTTGCAGATACCACAAATCAATGGCGGCACACGTCGGAAGACACCAAATACAAAGATCGTCTCGCCGCAACGCGAGCATCTGAATTTGTGGTGGTAATCCCGGCGATCTGCTTCTATATCGATTTTTACGCCAGTAGCCCCAGCCACGTGCAACGCCCGCGCGTGCGCCTTGCGGCGCGCAGCCGATTCGCTATCACCAAAAGCGAAAACAGGCTCCTCCCAAGGTAGCCCCGGTATCTCAGCGAACCAGCGTCCGTCGTCTTCGCGTTTAGTTTTGATTTTCATGCCCGCAACCCCTTGATCAGTTCCGGATCGCCGACCAGCGCATCGAGCAGCGAGCGGCCTTCCTGATTGAAATCGAGGATGCGGCGCTCAATCGGGGCACAGACCAGATCGTCCATCACCAGCAGACGCTCACCGCGCGCCAGTGGGCGGCTCTCGGCTTGGCGGCGGCTGATCACGCCGGGCGGGCTCTCGAAGAACACCAGCCAATCGGCGCGGCTGAGATTGATCGCGGTGCCGCCGGTCGCGGCATTCGAGATGATCACCGGCAGATCGCCGTCCTGAAACTTGTCGATCAGAAGGCGCCGCTGCCCCATCGGCGTGCCGCCGTAAATCCAGCCGCATTTGATCTTGAGCTTATGGAACAGCCGCACCAACTGCTCGCCGCTATGCGTGTAATCGTGGAAGATAACCACCTTAAACTCGTCGCCGATATCCTCAAATGTCTCCTCCAGCCAATCGAGCTTGGCACAATCGAGATCGAGGATGTGTTGCGCATTGGTATCCGGATCGACGACGACGGTAAACCCGGACGCGATCTGGCGCAGCCGCAGGAAGACATTCTCGACCGCCATGCGGCTGGCGGCGCGTTCCTTGATCGCCTCGATATGATCGTTGATCATCAGACGGTAGGCGGCCCGCTGCTTCGGCAGCATCGATAGCTCGATGACGTTCGACAGGACATTGGTGTCCTGAATTTCCGACAGCGACAGGCTCATCATCATGTGCTGGAGCTTGCTGCGCAGGATGCCCATCCGCCGCTCGTGTTCCCTGGTTCCCGGCTTGGGAAACACATACTGCGAGCCCGACCGGTTGAAATGGTGATACTGGCGGTCGCCGAAGGCTTCCTCGAAAAAATACCGGTTGGTACTGAGGCTCTCGCCGCCATCGATCAGCAGCGCTTCGGCCCACAGCACAAAGGGATTGCGGCCGAACGGCGTACCGGTCAATCCGGCCCGCCAGTGACAGTGCTTCACCAATTCGACGGCGATCTTGAAACGCAGCGCCTGATCGTTCATCGCCTTGTGGATTTCGTCGATGATCACGCAATCGAAGAATTCCGCCACGGCGCGCAGCTTGGGCAAATCCGGATAGAGCTTGTTGCGGCCCTTCTTCGCCCCGCGTGTTACCTGCCGCATCACCGAGAACAGTTCTTGCAGCGTGGACCACGTGGTGCAGACCGCAGCAGCGTCGCTCTCCAGCGCGTCGCACAGATCGTCCCAGGCGGTCTTGCCCGACCGGACGAAGCGGATGTCGAGCACGCTGTGGATACGGTACTGGCTCTCCCATTCATCGATGCCAATCGGGGCATGGGCGATGATCAGGCAGCGGTGAACCCTCTTTGTGGCCCGCAGAAACGACAGCCAGTCAAGCGACAGCTTGGTCTTGCCGGTCCGGGGGGACCAGTACCACAGGACGCGCTGCGCCCAGACGCCGAAGGCGAGGCCCTGGATTTGCGACAGGCGGGGAGGCGTGTGGAATGTGGGCTGCGCGCCATTCGAGATTTTAGCGATCAGATCGAGGCACCAATTCTCGCTCTTCTCCTTGATCTCGATGGTCAATTTCGGCTTGGCGGTTAAAAACCGGTCGATAGCCTCCGGCGAAGTTGGCACTTAAATCCCTCAATCCACAGCCTTATCCACAGGCTTGATGACCGCGTCGAACATCACCAGAAATTCAGCCACCATACCACGTTCCATGCTGCGCATACGGGGATTTTGTTCGCTGTTGTGCAGCCTGATGAGAGCCGCCAGACATTTCTCGAAGCGGGGGTCTTTATTGATGTCTATCATCAAAGGCGCGGTGCTAATGGGGCGGCTATGGTGCTCGCTTCCTTGAAGCTATCGAACATCTTCTCGCCGTGCAATCGCCCCGCCAACCGGCGCAGCGTCACATTCCAGCCCGGTCGCAGCAACGCCAATTCGGCCAGCGCCAACAGGATCATCTGGCGGTCGGCCTCGTTGTCGTCCCATTCCGTAGCCGGGAGAGGCCATTCGATCATTTCTCTCATGCCGTTATACCCCATCATGGGTACCTTCCTCCTCTGCAAACCGGGAAACTTCCTCCGCCACTTCCGGGGACATCGGCACGCTGTTGGTGCAGAACTGCCCGGTTGCATAGGATTGTGTAATTTGCGCCGTCCATTTATCCGGGGCGGTACGACAGGCATCGACATATATCCGCGCCAGATTGATCGACCGCTCCTGCGCCGTCTGGCTGTACGCGACGACGGTGTCGGCGGTGCCGATCAGTGACCAATCCTCCGCAACATGCGTGCCAGTGACGATTCTCGCCGATGCCGAGGCCCGGTTGGTCTGCGTCGCGGTGACCATCGCCAGATTGCGCGACACGGCAATGCCACGCAACGCCACGCCCAACCGCCCAAGTGACAGACGATGCTGACGAATATCGCCCATCTCCATCAGATTGATATAATCGAGGATCACAATGTCGGGCTTAAAGCTGTCGCTGCGTTCGAGATGGTCCAGGAGATTGTTTAACTGCGCCACCGTCAGCGTCCCTGTCGGGAATTCCTGTACCAACAACCGCCCCGGCGAGCCCGCCTTGCCGGTAAATTTATACGGTTCGAGAGCCATGCCGAGCCCGGTCGCCGATTGCTCCCTGATCGCGCCGGGCGATGGTTCGCCGGTCGAATAATCAGGGAATTCCTTCCATTCCAGCCGTAACCGCCGCGTGCCATCGAAGGTGAAGGATGGCAGGCGCAGCGTCTTCGCCTCTTCGATGGTCAATTGCAGGAAAGCTTGCGTGTAGCGCTGCTGTGTTATCGCGGTTGAGTTCTCAAGGGTAATATGCAAGGCGTCGAGATGGGCTTCAACCGCACGCCTGCCGATCTGGATCAGCTTCCACGTCTTGCCGGATTTGCGCGGTCCCATATGCAAATAGAGTTCCCCGCGCCCCGGATGAATGCCGCGCTCGTCCAGCAGATCGATCCCGGAGGAAAATTCGATGCCCTCCGGCCGGTCAAGAAAGGACAACCACTTTGCCGTATCGTGCAGCCAGACGCCAGGTCTCGGCTTGACGACGGCAGAAGCGGCGTAGAGCGCGTCGCGCGCCCCGTCCATATCGTCCTTGTCGAGCCGGTCGTAAGCCGTGTCAAGCGACATCGCCATCTTGCGCCGCTCGATGAAGCGGTCGAGATCGTTCTGGACCACTCTGCCCTGAAGCCTAGGATGTAGCGCTTCCATACCATTGATAACATCGCGCAGGAACGTTCCGTCCCGGTGACGGATTTCCCGTTCCATATAATCGCTCAAGTGATTGCGTGGCGGGACGCCATAGCGTGCTACGTGATCCAGTGCAAATTTTGCGATGCGTTGATATTCTCGCGTCGAGAACAGTTCCGCCGTCAACTGCATGGCAAATGTCGGGGCCAGTTCAAAATCCCAGCCGAGCATCGTCAATACGTTGTCTTCGAGATTTTCTTCGAGCAGCCTTGCGATGGCCATCGATTTGTCCCTCGATCAGTGACCGATTTCCTGGCCCCAGACCAACACATGGAGTTGCGGAAGACAGATGCAGTCCATCAGCTTCGGACGCTTGATCATGCTTTCGGCTAGCCATTTATACCGTTGCAGCACGGCCCCGGCGGGATAAGCATGGGCCACAGTGGTACCGGCCGAGAGATACAGCGGCACATCCGGCATAAAGCGGTGGATGCGTTCGGCAAAATCGAGATCGGCATCGTCAAAGCAGACGATCTTCAGCACCATGCGGTCGCGCAGCCTAACATGATATTTTTGCAATACTGCCGGATTAAACCGCTTCTCCATCCACGATGACGGTCCCTTTGGCGACACTGTCACCAGATGACAGTATTCCAACCAGTCGCGCCAGACGGCTCCCTGCGTTTCGACGGCGATCTTTTGAAACAAGCGCAGTTCAATAATGATCGTCGCCAAATCCCAATCGACCGGATCGCCACCGGTCACCGTCAGCCACGGTGCAGGCGGCAGCTTCGATAACTCTTTGACGATCTCGACCGCCGTCAGCCTGCGGGCCTTGCCGCTGTTGGCAGGATCGACGGCATGCATGCTGTCGCACCAAGTACACCGATAGCTGCAACCGAATGTGCGCAGGAAATGCGACAGCTTCCCGGCGAGCGCGCCTTCGCCCTGGATTGTCGGCCCGAATATCTCGCTGACCATGATGTGGTCGGGCATTTCACTTGTCCCGCGACAATAGGAAATGCAGCCGCAGTATTAGTGACACCAACCAATCGGTCAGCGGCGTGCGACGGCCCTGAAAGGGATTGTCCCATCCGCTCCAGCCGTCAAGAAATTCCGGCCCGCCCTTCTGCGGCTTGCTCTCTGCCTTGTCGTTCTGCCGGTTCCGGATCGACCGCCCCCACCAATCGCGAACCGCCTTCATCCTTGACGATGCAAAGCTGCTCGACGAAACCGCTATGGGCAAGCGCCCGATGATCGCAAATCCAGATGGAGCGGTTGCCCGCTTCGGCGCGCGCACGAAGGCTTTCAAGCAAATCCTCCACGCCCTGCTCAGATAACCAAGCCGTCGGCTCGTCAAATACCTCGAAATCAAACCTCACGCCAGCCCATCGCTGGATCAGATTGGCAAGCCCCAGCGACACGGCGAGCCGCGCCCGCTGGCTTTCGCCGCCCGACATCATGTCGAATTTGCTTTGTCCCGTTTGTGCATTCGGCGATGTGACATCGATCTGAACTCCCAGCTTGACAGTCCCCGACCGCGTCTCGGTCGCCGTTTTAAAGACTATACCCCAGTCTGGCAGACCAAGCGCCAGAAGACTATTGCGCGTTTCGATACTTAGCTCCTCCAAAACGCGTTCCAGACAGTAAAGGCGAACACGACGAAAGCCTTGCCGCCAGAAATCGAAGCTTTGTTGTTCGACAATGACGTGCTGTTCATCGATCCTTTGCTGTTCCAGCACGTTTTCCAGACGCTGACGCTCCGCCGCCGCCGCCTGCGCCTGGGCCTCGTAGGGGCTGGTCTCCGCCGACAGGCGGACCACATCCGCTTCCATCGTCTCAATCTGGCGGGAAATGCTCGCGATTTCCCCCATCAGCACGGCGCGTTCCGCCTGCCGCTGCTGATTGGTGGTGACCGCCGCACGCCACGTCGTCTCGGCGGCCTGCATCGTGCTGGCGGTAGTCTCGATATCGAGCACCGCGTTGTCGATCAGCGTGTCCAGTTCCTCGACACGCGGCATCACGCGTGCCGCGAAGGCTTCGACATGGCTGGCGTCAATCGGCTGATCGCAGGTTGGACAGTTCTCGTTCTCCTCGAAGAATTTGAGATTGCCCTCGATCATATTGAGTTCGACATCGAGCGCCGATTTCTTGGCGATGGCGTCGGTGTTGCGGTTGCGCGCGATGACCAATTCCTGGCTCAGCAGCCGTTCGTCGTAGAGGCTCAACGGGGCCGCTGCCCTCTTGACGAGCGCTTCGTGTCTAGTTTCCGTCTCCTCGAACCTCGTTATCAATTCATCGAACCGGGCCTCCTTCTGGGCCTGCCATTCGGCCTCAAGCGCCTGGAACCGCTCGACATCCCCCAGGCCCTCCTGCTGGCCCAGCGTGCGCTGGATCGCCTCGCGCACAATTGTCAGCGACTGCGTAGAATCACGGTATTCCTTGCCCGCCAGATCGGCCGCCTGCATCCACAATTCGAGATCGAGCACGTCATCGAGGAGATCGCCGCGAGCGGGCACCGGCAGATCGATGAACAGCGGTACGCCCTGGCCGAAGATCACCGAATTGAGGAAGCGTGTCCGGGTTAATCCGATCAGTTCCTCGACCGCCTGCTGGTCTGCCGGCTGATCGTCGATAAAGAGCCGGTTCGGCGGGGCCGTCCGCTGGATCGTCACCAGCGCGCCGTCGATTGTCAGCCCCAGCGTGCCGCCAGTGACCGATGCCCCGTAGGACACCAGATCGGACGCCCGCAGGCCCTTCACCGATGTGCCGTAGAAGACGAAGCAGACGGCGTCCCACAGCGTCGATTTACCGGCCCCGTTCGCTCCCAGGCGTGGCTCGACGCGGTTGTCGCCAGAGATCAGCTTGAGGCCCGCCCCTGGTGACAGATCGATTGTGGTCAAGCCGACAAAGGACCGAAAATTATTCAGTCCGATGAACGTCAGGCTGATCTGCTTCACCGGTAGATTTTCTCGACGCGACAGCGTGGGCACGACAGATGATAGCGGCCATGCACACAGGTTAGCTGACTACCTTTTTTAAAGGGGGAAAACAGCAGTCGGCTGCTTTTGAGCAGCGCCTTATGCATGACGCCTTGTTCGCTACGGGATAAATAGCGCGTTTCTCTCGTCATCGGACACTCAATCGCGTAATCGCGGATCGATGCTTATGTCGGTATCCTTACCGATAAATTCGGCCATCTCACGCGCCATCTCTCGCTCGTCTTTACCAGAATAAATCAATATATCAATATCGCCGCTGCAACCGAAATCGGATGCCTTGCAACGTATCGGATGGCCTTCCTTTAATTTCTTTAGATTTTGATGTGACAGGCCGATAAGCATTAGCTCTACCGGCTTGCCATCAACCGTACCACGTCCGCCCATCTTTAGCATGGTTCGCTATCTCCACGGATTTCAGTCACCGCAATCCCTCCAGCAACACCAGCCCGGTGCGGAGCAATTCCTCAGACAGGCCCTCACGTTCGGCGAAGCCGCGCAGGATGGCCTCGGGCGTCTGCTCCAGATCGAGACCGTCGGGCACGCGTGCCCCCACGATAACTTCCGTGCCCGCGACCATCACGCCGTGCTCGGTTGCCCATGCGATGATCTGCTGCTCGGTCTCGCCCCAGCGCTCGATGGCCGATGGCGGACAGTTGAAGCGGATTTTAATCTGATCACCGTGCCGTGCCGTCAGCGTGGCGAGATCGGCGACATCGCGGATATCAGCCATGATCTTGCGCGGCGGCGACAGGGGAATTTCGAGAACGATATCATAGTCATTGTTTAGCATCAGCATCCGGCACGGGAAATCGTCACCGAATTTGATCGGATGCGGCGCGCCGACATAGGTAATGTTGCGCACTTTCTGCGGCACATGGACATCGCCGGAATAGAATTTCACGTCACGTGGCAGGATCGGGAAATTCGCATTTTCCATGACGGTGCCGTTCTCCACCACCGCCCCGGTGACCGTCGCATGCATAAACACAGCCTTGAATTCGGCCAGCTTCAGATCGATCCAGTCCGTCCTGGGATGCGGCGTGAACGGCAATAGTAGCAGATCACGAATGGGATGCGGCTGTGAAATATATTCAAAGCCTTCCATTGCACCGGTTGCGCCTGCCACGAAATCAAAATAGTTCGGCGGTGTCATCGTGGTGTCGTGATTGCCGCGCAGCACCACCAGCCGGGCGCGACCACAGATCATGTAAACCTGATCGAATAGCCGGTTGATAAAGCGCGCCGAGAATTTATCCTTGCGGTCTACCCAGTCGCCAAGGATGAACACGTTCTCGATGCGGTGTTGGATCACCGCACCGAGAATATGCTCCCATATTTGCCAACGATATTCATTGTCGGAATTGTCATCGAGATGAAGATCGGTGACGAGGAGGTTCATAGCAGTTCGCGGGCCTGTTCTTCGGTCCACGCAGCAGCGTCCGGTGTCTGGCCCGGTTGCAGGCCATCGCGGACGCGATAAAACCACCCGCCAAGGGCGTCAAAATCCTCGCGCGTACAGTAGCGAAACAATTTGCCATTGGGCATCTTAAGATCGAGCAGCACGATACGCGACATATGCGCCAGGAAATCGGTACGCAGAGTTGATATCCGGGCCTCGCGTGCTTCCGCCTCCTCGGCAGCCGCTTCGGCGGCCTCTTCCGCAGAGGCTGCCTGCTCCCCTGCCTGCTCCCCTGCCTGCTCCCCTGCCTGCTCCCCTGCCTGCTCCCCTGCCTGCTCCCCTGCCTGCTCCCCTGCCTGCTCCCCTG